TCTAACCTACAACAAAAAGAAGGTTGAAATAGGAGGAAATAGAATAAAAAAGTATCACATAGGAGGTAAACTAAAATCTCCGAAGGAATCTAGGAACTATTGTGACACCTGCAAAGATGGTGAGTTATTTAAAGATGAACATACCTTTAAAACAGATTCATTCGGTGGGAAAACGGAAGAACGTATCTGTAATGTTTGTTTAACAAGATATAAAATTCCTTTAGTGATTCCTGCTTTTAGTATAGATACTAAAAAAGGTATGACAATAACAAAAACAGATATTGATAACTATGATTACGGAAAATTAGTAACAACAGAAGAGGATATTGCCCACCTAATTATCAAAATTGGAGAAGAATTTAAAATGGAGGTAAACAAAATGAATGAGGCATTAACTATGCAAAAAGATTTATTTATGGAAACTGGAATTTGCCCTAATCATAGGTGGGTAAATAGTCAAAACTTTAGAACATCAGAAGGATACCATAGCATAAAAACCTGTCAAGTTTGTCACATATCGTCTGCTATTTATAAAGGGGAAACAATTACAGGAAAACTCTTTAATGTTCTAAATAAAATAATTAATGGAGGCTTAGCATTAGAAAATCAAATAAAGGGAACAGAAGATTTGTTTGGTAATTTAACACTATCAGAAGAACCTATATTTGATATTAAACCCCTTAAAAAGGACCCACTCTTTGATATTTTTACTATTGAAGATGACCTCAATTTTGATATTCAAGAAGAGGTTCCTAAGATTGATGTTCGCTTCTAGTAAAGCGGCGTCAGTCAGCGGTAACAAAAACAAAGACAAGGTGATATAATGAAACGCTTAACCCCATCAAAGACAGAAATAAAGAAAATAGAAGATTTACCTTTTGTAACAAAAGTAACCTTACAAGAAAAAAAAATGCAACCTTATACACCCATAAGAAAAGTCTTAAAGGTAAATTTTAGACCGGTAGTATTAAAGATTGACAAATATAAAGTAAACGGAAGGTATCATGGTGTTCGATATTTTTATTTAGGAAGATTATACCTCTATATTTCCCTACGAGAATATAAAGAATTACAGGTCTGGTCGGAGATTTTACATCCTCATAGTACCTCAGATAATACTGCCATATGTATGGGAGCTAATACAGGAATGGATGCTTTTAAACGAACCAATGAGTATGCCGCAATCGTGCAGATGATATGGTATTGGGCTCATATATATACTACCTCTGGTTATAGGTCAGCACATACTACTAGTAAAGTGTTGCTCACAAAAGGATTTCCAATGTGGGATGGAAAAGGCGAAAGAATAAAATTAAACGACCCAAAAAGGATTGAATCAAATGAACAACCAGAAAAACTATACCCTCTAAAAACATATAAAAGGAATATAAAAAGGTTTAAAAATTTACAATTAAAGGATTTGATATAAATGGTATTTCACTTAGGAGACAAAGTACGAATTAAAAAAGGCACTCAATTTGCTTCCCAATCAACGGTTAGTGGAAAGATAATAGATATAGGCGGCGGCCAATGGATTGAAGTCCTGTTTGTTAACGGGTATCGAAATTCCTATCCAAAAGATGATTTAGAAATGACTAGGATAACTAATTGGAAAAAAGAACTAGGAGGGTAAAATGAAATTTGAAAAAGGAAAAACATACGACTTTAAATGGAAGGAAGATAAACACCCAGTTTCATATACATTTATGGAACAATTAGAGGATAAATTATTGTTTCACAAAAAGGTGCCTACATTAATGATTCCAGAAGCACTATTAGGATATATAGAAAGTGGTGAAGTGATAATAAAAGAAAATACGTCCTATGAAAAATTAATCCCAGAATCTGAAATTAAAGGCAGAACAAAGTTTATTATAAACAAAAACAAAAGATGTTGTTTATGTCAAGGTAGAGAAATAATAGAAATTATAGGTGATAAAAAAACAACAAATTTAACCCCATCACCAAATGGTCTATTTAAATGTAAAAACCAAAATGAATGTAGACAAAACATAGATGCCGAGAATACCGTATTAACTTTTTCAAATGATAAAATAGACATTAAAAAATTTAAGGAGGAAATATTTTCAATAAGTAAAAAATGACCGAACACAAAAAAGTCACAAAGATAAATACCTATCTAGGAGAACTTAGTGTGGGTGATAAAATAAAGTTATCTTGGGCGCCTGGTGGAATACCGGAACGAAAATATTATACACTTTTTTCAATTTGGGTAGACAGTAATAATAATATTGAATTAGGATTCTCTCAAAGAAGTATAGAAAAAATAGGTGCTACATATTCGTGGGACGGTGGAAATAGTATTATTAAAAAGGGGTCTTTGTTGAAAATAATAAAAGGAAAAGTTACCAACTGGAGAAAAGAGGTTGAGAATGACATATAAAAAAATCAATAGTGTAGCAACTCATTTAGGAGAACTTAATGTAGGTGATAAAGTAAGATTATCTTGGACGCCTGGTGATGTTACCTCTTTAAAGGATGATTATTACAAAATTTATGCTATATGGGAAAACAATAGACGTAAAAGTATTGGTTTAGGATTAACAAAAAAAAGCATAAATAACCCAGATGAAAAACACAGTTGGTGGGGAGGTACGAGTATTTTAGAATATGAGTCATTAATAGAAATTAGAAAGACAACTATAACCAACTGGAAAAAGGAGATAAATAAATGATACTCACCACTAAACAAATATATAAGCTATTCATTCATAGAACCGATATTTATGCAGAACAACAGGTATCAGGGTCGTATTACATAATCAAAGAACCTATAACTCTAATTGATATAGAACAACATCTAAAAGGAGATAAAACATTAGGAACTTATGTTTTGAATACTGATAATACCGTTAAATGGGCGTGTATAGATTTGGATGGTAAACAATTAAGAACATTATATCCATCAGCAACCATTATTTATAACAGTTTTAAAGACTTTCCTCGCATATTAGAATTTAGCGGAAGAAAGGGGTATCATATATGGATATTCTTTAGGTGTAGAGTGACGGCGGATTACGCACAAAAACTGGTAAAAGCGAGATTGAACCGTATTAGTCTAAATTATTTTGAAGTATTCCCTAAACAAACAGAACTAAATGAAAACCGTAAGTATGGAAATCTAGTTAAGATTCCTTTAGGAACACATAAAGTGTCAGGTAAAAAATCAACAATAATGAAACACGATAAGTTAAATGAGGTGTTATAATGACCTTTAAAGAAGGAGATAGAGTTAAAACAACTACTGAGGTTGGATATGTTCATTTAAATGGGTCATCTAGTATTAATTATAAAGGAACCGTAACTCTTTTTAGAGGGTTATTACGAACTTCCGTAGGAGTGATATTTGATATGCCTATAGAGGGGCATACTTTAAGTGGTCACTTACCATCAGGAAGCAAAAAGGGTTGGTGGTGTCAAATAGAAGAATTAAAATTAATACCTACAAAAATAACTAATTGGAAGAAGGAACTAGGAGGGTAAAAATGACAGAGGAAAAACTTGTAGTATATACTTTTGAAGGTATATATAATTTTGATACTATTGAAGAAGCAGAACAATGGAGGATTAAACGAAAGGGGTCTATAATAATAAGGATTAAATATCTATTTTATAAAATACGTAAATATAGGAGCAGAATCAAAAGATATATCAAAGGTGAAAGTGTATGGCATTAAAAATAGGCGACCGAGTTACTATTAGAAAAGATTTAAAAGAAGGGCTCTATAATAAGGGTACAACTACTTGTGTTCCCGATATGACTCATTATAGCGGACAAAAACGCACAATACTAGACATATATAGCAACGGTGATTTTCTATTAATGGATGCCGGTGGTTGGGCATTTTCCGAAGATATGTTTGAAGAAAAGAAAGTTACTAATTGGAGGAGAGAACTCTGCTCCTAAATAAAAGCGAAAGCTTTATAAAGAGCAACATTTTACTACTCACTAAGCAAAAAACAATGCTCATTAAACACAAAAAAAAAAGAGGTAAAACAAAATGGAAAATCCAAGAGATTTGAAAAGAGGAGATAAAATAATTTTAACCAAAGGAAATAATAGCAACTCTCATTTTGAAGGAAGAATTGTAGAAATTATTAGTCCAGTAACAATTACACCATCAACAGGCAGTTTATGTGTAAAAGATAATAGAGGACGGACAACAACTTTTTTTTATACCGGTGTGTTCGACATATTTGTCCATGCAGATAGAAAAAATAGGGCAACAGCAATAAAGAAAATTATCCTCAATATGCAAACAGAAATAAAACAACTAAAAACAGAATACACTGGCCTTATTAAATTTAAGTCTGATGAAGATGAGGTAGCAGATAAGATTTTTAAACTATCTAAAGCAAGAAGTCCTAAAGCAATAGCAGAAATCCTTAAACTTATGAAAAAATCTGATTATCTATAAAATGGAAATAAAAGATATGCCTAAACTTCATTCGCCCTTTGTTAGAGAAATGATAAATGGTAAATATGTAGTAACCCCGAAAATAGCAGAAGGGTATGAGTGGGTTTTTGAAGATGATACCGTTTTAGCTACTGAAAAACTACACGGAACTAATGTAAGTATAGTTATTGAAAACGGTAAAATTACCAGAATCTTCAACAGAACTGCTGAAATTCCTTTCTTTAATAAAGGAAAGAAATTCATAGTTGAGGCTATCTTAAATTCATTTGAAAGAGGATATTGTAACTTAACAGATGGTCAATACTTTGGTGAAGTAATAGGTAAAAAACTTTGGAATGGTTATAGAGAAGGACTAGGAGAATATCAACATCTTTGGATTCCTTTTAATACTTATGCCAGGAAACACTTACGATACAAAGCTTGGGGAAAATATCCAAAAGATTATGAAACGATAAGCACCTGGTTTAAGGAAGATATTTTTAGTTTATTTATGAGAAAAAAAGGAATTGTCACAAAACCAGAAGGAATAGTATTCGTTCAACCATCAACAGGTAAAATGGCAAAACTTAGGTGTGATATGTTTGATTGGTATAAAAAAGAGTCACATAAAAGAGGTAAAAAATGAAAGAAAAATATAATTTAAACAGGACTGAAAACATAGTTAAAATCCAATGTAACACTGTCTTCGGTAGATTATCTGAAAGAAATAAAGGAAATATCCTTATTTTAGATAGTGAAAAACTATTCACAGCCAATATGTTACGAAACAGAGGGTTTAAAGATAAACAAATATTCATTCCAAACCCTTATGCCTTTGGAGAAATAAATAGAAAAAAGAAAACTAATGTTTTTAATAGTTTACTAGGAGAATTTATTTGTGATACTGATAAATCTTTTACAGCGGCATGGTTTGATTATTGTTGTTCGTTTGGAGGGAATGTTGATGTAGCCCCTAAAAGCGATATATCAAGATATTTTCAATTTAAATTAGCAAAAAATAACGGAACTTTTGCTGTAACTTTCTGTTACAGGAAAAATAACCAAACAAAATTTTTACATGAGGATTATGCAAATTGTAATACCTTTATAACGCAAACAGCTTATGATAATGGGTATATTTTAATCCCTCAACAACATAGAATCTATAATGGGTTCTTTTTTATCTCTTATAAAGTTTATAAATTATAATAATTTTATTTCCCAACGCCTGGGAATTTAAAACATAGGCACAAAACTCAAAGGAGGTGCTAAAACATGGCACGAAACAAAAGCAAAAATGTCCTTGCAATGGACGCATACGGAGAAGACTTTGACGACTTAACAGGTGGAGAAAAAGCAGCAATAACAAAGAAATACAACGCACAGACAAGCAGGTCAGCACCTGTAAGAAGCGGTGCAGGAATAATCAGTGCAACAGTAGGAAGAGTTGGCGACAACGGAACAGACACCTGTTTGCTTGAAAAAGGCTCAACAGTTGAAGACCTAATCTCTCAGAGCAAATTCGACTTTGATTCAAGCAAAGAAGGAGTTGTAAAACAGAGCACAGGCAGACCTGTTTCACTATCAAGCCCGGTTGTTCATAACGAAACTTATGCAATCACCGTAGAAATAAAATCTGCATAGATAAATTTATTTTTTTTGGGGAATTATCCCCATTTTTTATTATTTTAAAAACGGAGGTAAAAAATGAAAACATACACACTAGACAAAGAAAACATAAAAACTTTAGTAAGGCAATTATTAAAGAAAAATACAGGAGTTTGGACAGATGATAATACTTTAACCTTCCAGAACGGCACAAAAACCGAATCTTTACACTTAAAGGATACCAAAATCTCCATAGAGGGAAGTAAAATACTAAAAGATTTTAAAAGAATACACGACATTCTTACTTCCGCTAAAGACAATATGAAGGAAAAGGATGTAAAGAATACTGTTTTTTCTAATCTATTTAATTCTCTATCCTACTATTATGGGTTAGAAACCAACAAAACGCTTTTAATGAAACTAGATAAGAAGTTTAAAGCAATCAATATAAAAAATATAATTATGGGTAAAAATTATACCCAACAGCAAACTATACAAAAAGATGTATGTTTGTCTTTTGAAGGAATACCAGAATCAGATGGGGTAGAATCAATGAGTGATGATTATTACCCACGCTTAAAGACCTTTTTGTTTGACACTTTTAAAACTAATTATGATAATAAGAATAATATACCGATACATCAAGTTCACACTTTTTCTATTTTAGAAGAGGAAAAAGTGGAAAGCATAGAAATAAAAGGTATGCGTGTTGGTGTATATTATCCTGAAAGGAATTTTATACACTTATATTATAACCCTTTTTCTTTTAAACAAATAACCCCTTTTTCTAGTGATATAGAAATAGACTTACTTTTAAAAGCACTAAGGAAAGTGGGCATACGGAAACAAAATGTAGATAACACTACAAAAAAACTCTTTTTATCAAGTTTCCTAAAAAAATCTAGGGAGAGGTTGAAACAAATAACTTCAAAAATTGACTCAGTACAAGAGAATGTTGCCCATTATGAGAATAAGATTTTATCCTTAATATCGGAATATAATGACTATGTTGAAGAACAACATTATATTAATAAATCTTTAGAAGGGCAAGGTAAAAACTTATTCTTAGAAATTGAGAAAACTAAAAAATTACCTTTTGTAAAAGATATTACAATAGAAAATTCCCTTATAAAATTAGAATTTATACCCACTATTATTTCTATACCTAATTTTATTAGAGACACTGGTGGAATCGAACATGGTAAAAGATATATGTATATAGGGAGTATAGGTTTTAATATCCACCCAGGACGTCTTGAGACGTTTGGTGATACATTATTTAAAAATGGGGGTAATAACAATATTCACCCTCACGCATCTGGTTCAGGAAGTTCGGGACTTTCTACTCCTTGTTTTGGTGAAGGGGGAGGAAGAGTAAAAATATTTGAATATTTATCATCCAATAGGATTTCAGAACTAGCTAAGATGTTGTGGTTTTGGGTTCAAACATATAGAAATTCAGGAGCATATATTAAAATGAAATATGCGTATGATGATAGACTAGAACAAGGATATCCTGTATTTGATGAAAAGAAACAACGAATAGAAATAAATGATTCAAAAAGGATATCTACAGGAGAACAAACATCTTTATCTAAGTCTAGTAATTACAACAATAACATAAAAAGATTTAAAACTTTAGAAATGTAGGAGGAATAAAAATGGAACATAAAGCACGGGTACTTTTCTCAGCAGATGTATGGGAAAAAATTGAATGGTTTACAAATAACCTTTCAACAGAAATTGGGGCTCTTGGTCGAGTCTCTATAAAAAAAGAAGACGGTGAGAAATATTATTACGTAGATAAATTATATTTTCCTAAACAAAAAGTTTCAGGAGCAACAGTTCATTTTACACCTGACATGTGGGGGGATTTAATTAAAGAACATGGATTAAAAGAAATGACAAAAACAAATTTTTACTGGCATAGGCATCCTGGAAACGCCGCTCATAGTGGAGTAGATGATGAAGATACGTTCGAGGCCTTCATGTCTAAAGAAGCAAACCGGTCTCATTTTTTATTTATGCAAACGGCAATAAATAGTAAAGGAGAATGGGATGAAGAACTACGTATAGATATAAGGAAACCAATACGTGCAACAATAACGAATGATTGTATTGTTTCAGAAGTAGAAATTTCAAAAGAAGAGGATAAAGTAAAGAAAGAATGTGAGAAAATAAGGGATGAAGTTATAATAAAAGAGATTATAAAGCCAGTAATATCATATTGGGAACATAAACAGTCCTTCAAAACAAAAGAGGTAAAACAAAATTGTTTAGTCGAGATAGATGGAATACGGGAAGAGATTGATATAGGTAACTACAAAAGTATTGAAGAAGCCGTTGATGGCGGAAGATTTGGTAAAATTGTATTACCTAACGATTTTGATAACGACTTTATTGGAGGAGTCCCAAGTTGTAGGGAAGAAAAATTAGCAATTACTTTTGAGAATGGACAAGTAACAGTTTTTGCGGGTAAAATTTTTAAGAATATGCTTGAAAAACGCCTAAAAACAAAATTCTTGAAACCCTATGTTAGACAAATAAAAAAGAAAAACACCTCTGGGGACATTATTAAATACAATTTACAACCAATTTCAGGAGGTTATAAAAAATTGCGAACAATCTTTTTAAAAATGTATTTCGTATTTTGTAATATGTTATTAAAAGATTATAAATACATAATAGATGATATAGAGGAAGAAGATGGTCACCCACCACAAAATTTAGAGAAAGTGGTGAACTCAGATTTAGCCGAATCATATATACTAGAAGAAACTCCAGAGGTTATAGAAATAATAATAGACCAACTACAAAGCTTTAATACCTTTGATTGGGTAAATGTAAACACTGCTTTACTTACCTGTTCTGAATCAAAAGATAGCCTTGGAGAACTAACAAAAACTGATGATGGAGGAAAATTATTTATAACAGGACCTTTATTGATTACCTTAATTAAAGAGATAGAAAAAACATTGGAGATAGAACGAGCAAAGGAGGACTAAGATGGCAAATAAACTAAACTTGAGTAGGCAAACAAAGATAGTTCCTTATGATAAAATAAACGAATATACTTTTAAAGTGTTTGGAGTAGGAAGTATTGGTAGTAAGTTTGTTAGGGAGTTAGCTAAATCAGGAGCAATAAACATTGAAGTATTTGATATGGATATAGTAGAAGAGGAAAACATTGCCGCACAAGCATATGATTTTGAACATATAGGAAAGAATAAGGTAGATGCATTAGCGGAAATAGTTAAAAAAGGTTCTGGAATAGATTTAATAACCGTTCACGGAACTGTCACAAAAGAGACAAAAATAACACCAGAGGCAAATACTATTTATTGTTGTTTTTTCGATAGTTTTGAAGGAAGACAATTAATATTTGATAAGATAAAAACATTTCCAACCATTTTTATTGATGGAAGAATAGGTGGGTATAATAAAAGGCATTATCTTGTTGATTGTTCTATTAAGGAAGATGTAAAAGAATACGATAAAACTTTAAAGACCACAGCAGAAAGCGAATTAGCCTGTGGAGAAAAAGCCAATGCGGCTATAAACTCTATTATAGCAGGTGAAATTATTATGAATCTTATAACCTTTATCTTAAAAAAGGATTATATACAAACACATATAGGTAGTGTAATGGCACCTAATTCAAATATTAATGTCTTGAAATTAATAACGGCAACAGAGTGACGCCGGGTGATGTAACAATGTGGGAGTTAAAATATAAGCCAGGAACTAAATTAAGGGTACTTACAGATAGGTATACTGATGATAATGATAAAAGATACCCTTATATGCGTGTTAATAAAATAATAACAGTTACCTTATGTGTTCAACACAGTCTTGGGTATGATTTTAAAGAAGGCAGAAAAGGAACAGGATGGGTAAAGAGTTTTATAGAAGATTCAGAAAATTTTGCTGTTGTTCCGTCAAAAATAACGAATTGGAAACAAGAACTGGAGGAATAAAAATGTGGATAATGTGGAAAATCAATAGGAAAACTAACATACCTGAGAGATTTGATGAAAGCAAAGATGATTCGGTGGAGGAAGATTGTAGGGTAATGGAAAGAATGATAGAATTACAAGAGGATAGAGAACATATTTATGCTGTTAGGTTCAATCTGAAAAAAATAGGAGACTAAAATGGGATTAGGCAAATTCAAATGTTTAGATTGTAATGTTACTTTTATAGCCGACGATAGACAATGGCATATGGATTGGTGTCCTAAGTGTAAGAAAAACGCCGTTGATTTAGAGGTAGAGTATTGCAGGCTTATTGGTAATGTTAAAGGTGTTGAAGATTTTAAACCTAATCTTTTCGAGGACGAAAATGATTATCATAGTGCCCTACTTGGGTGGTTAAATGATTCAGATGAAGAATATACTTTATATAAGATTGATAGACAATTAATATTAGAAAGGTTAAAATGAGACCTAAAAATAGAATACCAAGAATCTTAGGTAAATTACAAACAATTTGGGAACTCTCCCCAGATTTAAGATTTTATCAGTTATTAATAGTATATGCAGGATTAGATATAATACATTTATCCTCACCTAGTGTAGTTTTCAATATTGAAGATGATAAATTAGAGGAAATGTTAGATAGAGTTATCAAAACTTTAAAGAAATAGGGGGAACACAATGACAGAATTCAATATTGGGGATAGAGTTAGAGTTAGACCTGACTCCACTTGTGACCAATGTGAAAAAAAGGTATGGAAAATTGTAGGCAAAGAGAATGGGGGAATGGGGGGTATAGAATATCAAATCTCAGCTCCTTGTGGTTTATGTGCCCGAAAAGATTATTTTATACTAGTAAAAAAGAAAATTAAAAAGATTACAAATTGGAAAAAGGAGATAAAAAATGGAAGAACAAAAGGAAAAGAATAAATTGGTCCCGCAATCTAGGATTTCACCTTCATCGGTGAATACCTGGTATAAATGCCCAAGAGAATACTTCTTTTCTTATATCTTAAAAAAGGATACGGGTACTAATATATATTTTATACAAGGAAGTATAATACATAAAGTTTTGGAAACTTTTTTCAAGACCTATAAACCAAATGGTCGCAACCATATAATATATTTATTTAAAAAAAATTGGGGAAGTTATAAAAATAAATTATTAACATTAGAAATCCCACCAAAAAAAATCCACCAACATAAAAAAGAGTCATTTATGCAGATATTACGATATTTTAATAAATTTAAAGATGTTAGTGATGGGCTTATTAAATTAGGTAAAGCAGAGAACGAACGACACGCTTTTTATTTACTTAAACCCAAGATAAAAGAATTGTGGGTAGAGGATAAAGAATTACACTGTGGGGGATTTATAGATAGAATACATACAGATTATAATAATCTTGTTACACTAGGAGATTATAAAACAGGTAATAGGTTTGGTATTGGTCTATCAAAAGATAATAGAAGGCAACTATCTATATATGCGTTGCTCTATAAGAATCAAACTGGAATAACAGCCGACGCAGTGTCTATAATATTCCTTCGTTATGGCGAGGAACTCATTCTGGAAGTTACACCCTCGCTTCTTAAATACGCTAGAGACACCATATTAAATGTATGGGATAAAACTCGTTCTACGGATATGTCTAATTACCCTGTCAAAGAGGGTAAATTATGTCGGTGGTGTAACTTCCAAAAAATTTGCTCTGGTGAAACGGAATGTAAAGAAAAGATAAGAAAAGAAAAAATGAAAAGGTTAATAAAGAAGGCAAAAAAATGATTACTAAATTTATATCTGGAAAGTATTATAGGTTAGCTAAAGAAGGATATGATATTGTTGAATGGAATGAAGCAGGTGCTATGAATTTCCTAAAAGATGAAAAACTTCATCTATGTAAAGAAGGATATGAGATTCAAGCTAGTTTTTTTGACTCGCCTGAACCAAATAGATTATGGGTGTTTAGTAATGCTTTAGAATATTTTTATGAAACTTTGCCGAAAGTAACAAATTGGAAAGAAGAAATGAAAGGTTATTAAAATGGAAAAACTAAAAATTACGGATATTAAAATTCAAGATAGAATTATTGCCTATAATGTCTCTAATGAAGAAAAGTATAGGGGAACCGTTTTAATAAAAAGACTAAATCATATTCAAATTAAGAGGGATGATGAAATGACGGGAGGAGGAAATGAACTAAGGGGATACGGGACTTTATGGCGTTGTCCTAGACGAAGTAATGGTGACATAGACCCTGATTGTGGACATACAGGGTTTATGGTAAAAGAAACAGTCACTAATTGGAGAAAGGAGATAGAAGATTAAAGTTTAATCCTATTTAAAAACAAAACATTTATAAATAACTATTAATGGTTATTATCAATAAGATAAAAAGTTTATGGAGGATTCAAAATGGAAGAAGAAAAATTTATATGTCCTGAATGTAAAACAATGATTACACAAGCCGAAATAACTGCTGAGGTAGAAAATGGCGGTATGGGAATGTGTATGTGTAAGTATTGTATAACAGATAAAACAACGGGGGATGTTAATTACCTAAGAGAATATGTAGAATATGTTTCCTATCTGCCATATAGAAAAAATGAATTATATCAAAAAGCAAAAGCCCTTTATTTTGAAAAAGTTTTTAGTAAAAAAGGATGGAAACAAATGATAAAATTATTATCAAAAAAAGAACAGGAGGAACTTAAATTTATAGAAAAGAGTGGAAAGGAGTGAAGTATATTGCCTCCCTCCGAATAAATATTTTTACTCCTTTCCACTTTTATTTTTATTAATTAAAACGAGGTAATAAAAATGATTAAAAAACTAAAAGAACTATTCAAATCTAAACTTAAGGGATTTATTCCCAATATGGATGCACCTACGATTGAAAAAGAATTAATAATATTAGATATAGTTAGATATAGGAAGTGTCTTTTATTATATATAGATGATAAAGGACAACTAAAATATTTTGCCAATAGGTTTACAAAATTTGAATTACCAGTTATAACCAGAATATCAGAACAAATGTTTTTTGAACAATTAGAACCTAAACAAAGAGAAGCCCCCCCTGATTTAAGTTATATTGCTTAGAATAAAAAGTTTACTACTGATACGCAAACCAAAACATTTATATAGGAGAACATTCATTATATTACCTAAAGGTGGTATAATGATAAACAATATTAAATGTTATTGTGTGATATGTAATAAATTAATAGGAACATATTATCCTTCACAAACAAGGAAAACATGCAGTCTTACCTGTAAAAAAAAATTACATTCAAAAAATAATACAGGAAAAGGTAACCCAAACTATAAGAACGGAAAAACAATAGAAAACCGATGTCAAAAGTGTAATTGTTTAATAGATAGTAGGTCGATACATTGTTATAAATGCAGAAATATAGTTACTCCCGGTTTCAAAGGTAAAAAACATACAAAACAAACAAAAAAATTAATAGGAAAAAAATCCAAAGCAAAATTTACAAAAGAATATAAAGAAAAAATTAGGGAAAAACATCGAGGAAAGAAAAAAAGGGCAATCAACGGATATATATTAATTAAAGATTATCAACATCCGAATAGAAATGCTCAAAATGACGTATTAGAACATATAAAAATAATGAGTAGTTATATAGGAAGACCAATTAAAAAAGGAGAAGTAATACATCATATTAATATGGTAAGGAATGATAATAGAATTGAAAATTTATATCTTTCAACGAGGGGAAAACATATGAAAATACACGGAACACTTAATACATTAGTAAAAGATTTATTAAAAAACAATATTATACATTTTAAAAATGGTAAGTATTTATTAAATCCCTTACGGAGGTGGTGTTAAAATGAGATATTGGTTCACCGCCGATACTCATTATTGAGTATGGGCATAAAAATATAATAAAATATACTAATAGACCTTTTAAAAGTATAGAACATATGGACAAGGTATTAATACGTAACTGGAATGAACGAGTTAAGCCGGAAGATACCATTTTTCATTTAGGAGACTTTTGTTTTAAAGGGGGTGAAGAAGGAGGAAAAAAGATTGCCGCCTTCTATGAAAAACAACTTAATGGAAAAATAATCCTTATTAAAGGAAACCACGACCATAATAATTCATCTAAAACAATTATAGAGGATGTTATTATTAAACACGGTGGTAAACATTTCCACTTAGTCCACGACCCTAAAGACGCAGAAGGAGAATATAGTCTTTGTGGACATATTCATAAGAATTGGAAAAGTAAAAAAATAGGGGAAAATATTATTATAAATGTAGGAGTAGATGTGTGGGATTTTAGACCAATAACAATTCAAGAAATATTAGGAGAAATATCAAAAATAAAAAGAGGTACATAAAATGGGAGTATATTTTTATATCAAAGCAACCATTAAAGGTCAAATAAAATCATACGAAGAAAGTGGTATAGCAGCGGCAGAATTAAATTTAGTTGCTAAAAAATATGGGTTAGATATAGTATTTGATAATGAGGAGGATTGAAAAATGGCAGGAAAACAAATAGAATTATTAACCGTTCCTTATTATGACCCTGATATGGAAGGAGTTAGGCGAGTAGCTAATAAAAAATTCCTTATGTATCAAGAAAAAATTAAGGGAATCATTGAAACTTATAGTGACGGTAAATATATATTAGATACTTTAGGATTAAGATAATTAAAATAAAAAACAAAAGGTGAGGTAAGATGAATGAAACAAATTATAATTTTGCAATGTTTGGAAAAGAATATCTGGACAAAGCAATAGAAGGAATACAGATAATGGCACCGAAAGCATTTTGGTACCTGCAATGGAAGTGCTGGATTGATGTTATAGGGTATCTTTTGTTACTTATAATAGGAACAATTTACATCCTAAAATTTAAAATGGTCTGGCAAATATTAGCAAAAAAAGTTGAAGAAGGGTCTTATGATGATGAAGGGTGGGTAATATTACAACTCTTTTCAGTAATAGTATTGACAATAATTATTATTACTATGATTTGTATAATTAAACCGCTAGTAGTATCATTAACACCAATTTGTCCGATAGATAAAGCGATTGAAATAGGTAAATCATTATTACCTTAAAGGGTGAATACTATGACTGAAAAGGAAGATGCTATAATAGAACAAATAGACAATGATGAACCAAATAAAGTAGCCGTTTTATTATACGATACAGAAGGAGAACAAATATTAACTACTGTTATAGATTTGACTACCCGGAATGACGCCGAATCAGAATATAATATCGTTGGTGAACTCATAGATGGGTCAGTTAGACTTAAATCAGATGAATCGGTAGAAGAATTTGATTATGAATCTTATACAGGAGTAGATATTGATGAAGATGAATAATAATATCCGCTAAACAACACTTGATTTTGTAATAAGCTGATTCATATTGTCCGAAAGCATTTTCAAGTAAAACGACCAAATATTTCGTCAATCCTAAGAAAGGGCTTAATGAGGGTAAGGAACTCAGAGGTGGGGCAACCCATCTTTTGGCTATTACTAACTAGTGGCATTATAATTTGGTTGCCTATTATGGCTTTAAAGACGTTGGGCGAACGATACAGGAGACACGAGGGTAACAAGTAAATCGTGGTTATCATAGGTTCACAACCTGTCGTGTCTTTTGATAATTACTTATTAAGCCGGGCTCTGTAAAACAATGATTGTATGTCATTTATCCAGATGGGTTTGAGTTTCCGTAACTGATAAGTAATTATCTTTTATACTAAACAAAATGCTAGACACCATTTGTAATCAAAGCATCCTTGGTAGAAATGCGACCTACCTCAAATAAAAATGCCAAATTTTTGTAAAGGAATAAAGGTACTTTTATTGAAAACAATCAGAGGATTGTAACTTTTGTTTGGTTAGGTGAGCAAAATTTGTATAGTATGGGGGGTATTGGTGTAGTTTGGTCTATCACCCGGCGTTTGGAACGCCGTAACAAAGGTTCAAATCCTTTATACTCCATTTTATTCAACTATTAAAATGGGGTAATGGGGTTAATGGCTAACCTAACGGTCTCCAAAACCGAAGATGCAGGTTCGACTCCTGCTTACCCCACATATATATTGGAGGTAAATAAAATGACATTAAAAGACTATGATATGGTAGAAACTAAAGATGGGTATATTTGTGTGCCTATTACCGCATTATTTAAACATTTAGCAACTTCAAAGGCTATTTTAACAAAACAAAAACAGGATACCGCAGTGATAAATGCTCTTTTAGAGTTTTATAAAAACATATATAGAAAGTTTTTAATAGATAAAGAAATAAAAAAAAGGGGTATAGAAGATGGAAAAAGTAAACTTCCTGAAAGCACATTGTAAATTTGAATCGGACTATGATGTTTATGTCCTATTAGCAGTAGCTAGGAAAAAAGACCACCCTGAACTTACCAATTCAAAAGAAATAGTATTCCGTGAAGTAATTAGGAAAGAAGAAGATATAGTTAGAAAATATAATAAACTTAACTCGGCTATTAAAAACTATACTGATGAAGAAGGAAATAAATTTTCATTTTATATTTATATAACTATGAATCCAAGGAACTCTAAAAAAGCCTTTTTTTGTTTACAGAATCAAATTAATACTATGATATCCGAATCATTAAATGGTATAGATAACAGCAAAAAATTCAAAAGAATAGATAATATGTGGACATCCGCTTTAATGAGCCCTAAAAGTAGAAGTGGTAGAGGGGTATTTCTTATAGATTTAGATTCCAAAAACCCCGATACATATAAACAAGTAATAACCCTTGTTAAAAAATTCACAGACCCTATTATAGATACAGAAACTAAAAATGGGTTTCATATATTAGTTAAACCATTTAATTACTCTTTAATACATACTGAACTTAAATGTTTAAAGGCAGAAATAAAAACAGATAGTTTATTATTTGTAGATTATATAAAGGGAAGAAAATGATATGTCCTGATTGTGGGTGTTCATTATTTAAAGGAGACGAAGATTATTCAGAATGTCTTTTTTGCGGTAAAACAATTTATAAAGAAGAAAAAAAATTAGGATTAGACAAATGATACCAACTAATATAACCAAAATTATGCAAACGCTTTTAGATAATATGTTTGACGCCTACATTATTGGCGGTGCTGTTAGAGATATTTTATTAGGTCGTATTCCTAGAGATTGGGATATATTTACCAATGCTACAGGAAAACAAATATTATCTCTATTTCCAACTGGTAATGTAATAGGTGGAGAAGAAAGACAAGCTAAAATACTTACTGTTATTAAAGACGGTGTTGAGATTAGTCAGTATAGAAAGAATGGGAAAAGAACAGAAGTAGGGAATAACTTAAAAGACCATCTTAAAACCTGTGATTTTACTATTAATGCTATGGCTATGGATATTGAAGGAAATATTATAGATAATCATAACGGTACATTAGCGTTAAACTGTAAGAGGATTTGTTTTGTAGGAAATGGAAGAGAAAGAGCAGAGGAAGACCCTTTAAGAATCTTACGAGGTATAAGATTTTGTCTTAGATATGGTTTTGATTTCGATTATTATACCTTTAAAGTAATAGCAGGATATAATATTACTGGTATTCCATCCGAACGCATACGAGAGGAATTATTTAAAATATTAGAATATAAAGATGGTATAAACAGATTATCGGACCTTCATTTAATGATACAAATTACTCCTGAAATTAAAAAATGTAATATAGATGGTGGCGAATACCATAACGAAAGAGTATTAACTCATATGGAATATGCCTTTGAATTTGCATCCGATATTACAGATAATACCTTACTTAAATTTGTTATTTGGCTACATGATATAGGTAAAGGAGAAACCATTGAAGAAGTAAAAGAAGGCATTCATTTTTATGGGCATGATAAAGTAGGGGCAGAAATAGCAGAAACCATAATGAACCGATTAAAATTTAGTAAAGAAAAAATCAAATATGTAACCACTTTAATACGCCTTCATATGTATTCATATAAAGGAGAACCAAAGAAAAGGTCTTATATAAAGTTTTTTGCTAAATTAGAGGACGCAAATATTCCTATTGAAGATTATATAATGTTACTTTATTGCGACCACCAAGCTAATATGAAGAAACCAAGGATTAAATTTGGTGACTTCATTGCGGATAATTGGCTTTATAAAAAATATTTTGAATGTAAATATTCTAATGAACCTTTTACTGTAAAGGACTTAGAAGTTGGGGGTAAAGACTTAATTAAATTAGGAATGAAACCGGGTAGACGAATAGGAGATGTGCTTGGTATTTTATTTTATGAAGTTATGGAATCAAAATTAAAAAACTTTAAACCTGATTTAATGATTAGAGTTAAAGAAATATTAGGGGTAATAAAATGATAAATAAAATATTGAATTGTTTTTGTAGGCATAAATGGGTTATTATAGAGAAAGGATTCTATAAGAATATTACAACTCATACAGATTGTCTTGAATCAAAAGTTAAAAGAGGAATGGTTATAATTCAAGTATGTAAAAAGTGCGGGGCTATCAGAAGAACAAATTTATGATGACCTAAAATAGGAGGTAAAAAATGAAAAAAGCAAAATTTAGAGGACAAAGAATAGACACTAAAGATTGGATTTATGGTAATTTAGTCATAATTGATGATAATTATTATATCTCTTCTAAGGAATCTTACTTTTGGAGTCATATAACTGAGGATAATGGTTGTAGTATAGGTGAATATGAAAACATTATTGATGAATTTAGAAAGGTTATCCCTGAAACTGTAGGACAATATATAGGTATAAATGATAAGAATAACAAAGAAATTTATAAAGGAGATATTGTAAAGGGGGAAGTAAGGGAATTTAATGGAAAAAACTGGGTTATTAAAAAAAAGTTACTTGGAAAAATTGTTTTTCAAATTGGGGCATTTGGAATAGCACACAAAAAAGAAATAAAAGATAATCTTGGTGACTTTACATTCTATACCTTTTATGAGGTGTGGTTAGAAACTTTAGAGATTATTGAGAACATATATAAAAATAAGGAATTATTAAAATGAAAATATATCACGGAACTACTAGAAACTGTATTGCTAAAATTATGTCTCAAGGATTAAAACCCAAAGCCGGAAAAAGTAGCGAATATCTTTTTATGGGTAAACGAATAAAAGCAGTAGGACTAACTAAACAATATATTGATGCTTGGGCGTATGCTAGTAGAAAAGCTTTAATGTGTAAGGATATACCAATCGTATTAATATTAGAATATCCGGAAAATAAATTATATGCATCCTATGAAACTAAGTGTGAAGAAACCGAAATGTATATTTCAATGGAAAAAATCCCAGCTAAATATATAATAGGATTTAAAACAGTTAAGATACTAAATGAAGATAAAACCCAAAGAATATTAGGATTAATGGATTGAATATCCCTTTGTTATAAAATAATCAAAAAAAAAATGGAAAGGAGAATAAAAATGAAAAAAGGTAGATTTCAAAAACAAATAGAATCACAACAAGAAAGATTAGAAGAATTATATAATGAATATGCACAAACTGGTAGAGGAAGACGAGAATTAAAAGATTTAGGATTTATAAAATAATATTATTTCTATAAGAACATTTATATATTAGAAGTTATATATATAATTCTATAGGTGAGTTGATTTAAATGACTAGAGAAGAACAATTAATAAAAGAGGATAACATATTTCTATTGTCCGAAACAGATAATTATTCTTATTACATCTGTAAAGGATTAAGTAAAAAAGTTTATGAGATTATTTATAATAAACAAATGGAAAGTTTTAACTGTTCTTGTAGGAATGTAAGACTACAGGATTGTTACCATATTAAAGCAATACGGATTCTTCAAGATGAAAATGCAATTTAAAAATATTGTTAGCACAGGCATCAAAATAGGAATAATAATTATTTCTTGCTGTATCTTAGTGTTTATACAATATCTTGCTTTTATAGGGACAGAGTAACGCCGGATTAGGTGGTAATGCCACCTAACGCTCATATCTTCGTTCTAAGCGACTCTATTTTTTCAGAGTAGTAAACTACTCAAAAATGAAAAAGTCTGCTTAAAAGCGTGTTTCTATGCGTCTGAGAGCATTCCGTGATGCGTGTTTAACTGTTTTATTTGATGTTTAAAACACTGTTTACCATTAATATAGGTATAACTACACCAGTATACGAATTAGTATACTGGTATACTTTTTGAAAGGTGTATGAATAGCTGTATGGCGGTTATACACATAGCGTATACCGCTGTATGTATAGCGTATACCTCCTTGGTTTAATATATATCTTTAAAGGAGGTATAAGCGTATACCGCTATGTGTGTAGCTATTGACACAGCGTATACCGCTATACATACAGCTATACACACAGAGATATACGCTATGTATACAACCGTACATAGATAGTCATACACCTTTGTAAAAGTATACTAGTATACAAATGTGTATACTGACCCCTAAAGGTGATTTTCTTATGAAACTAAAAACAAAACAACAAAGGATAAATGATGCAATGCGGCTTCTTGACAGGTCATATAATATTAAAAAGAATGTTATTAAAATAAATACTACAAATACCCTGGAACACGAAATGGCAAAACTAAAGGTAGTGTATGATTGGATTTCTAGGGGATATGACGTATATACAGAAGTTATATTTAAAAACAATAAAGGAAGAGCGGATATATTTATCCCTTTTTTATTCAGAGTAATAGAAATACTACATTCTGAATCTAAAAAAGAGTTCCTAAATAAGGTATTAAAGTATCCTGACGAAGTAGAAATAATGCACTATACCACAGAAGAGGTGTTAAAATGAGTTATAGTACATCAACCGTATCATGGCGTAACTATGATGCCCCTATTACAGAATATAATGACTTTGGTCTTTCACCTACGACAAAAAAGAAAAGAAAAGTAAAGAAAGCTGTTTTAAATTGGCGAAAAGAAATAGAAAAGGGTGATTAATATGTTATTTATGTATTCAACTCCATTAACAACTGAGAGGGTTCTTTTTGATTGGTGGATTAAAAAATACAAAAAAGAAAAAAATGTTACTAATTGGCGAAAAGAAATTGAAAAAGAGGACTGAGGTGATGTTAAAATGGAATTTTATTTTGCATTTAAGAGGGACATGATAGAGATACATAAATCTGGAATATTGTTAAAAAATAATATTTCAGCTTCATTAAATGATATAAGAGGATTAGCATGGGGTAATTATGAAATATTAATAAATTTAAATGCTAATGTGTTAAAAGACTATAATGAAGGAGAAGTTATTAACCTGATTTCAAATACTATAATTCACGAATATATTCATACAATATTATATAATATGTTAGATAAAACAAAGCATAATAAAAGTAAAGAGGAAACTATATGTATGTTAATGGCAAATCAACTTCCGTTAGGCTCACGCTCTAGTCCTACCTAAAAACGAAAGATTTATATAGTAAAAGTGACATAGTATAAGTATGGTAAAAAAACTAATTCTGAGGTGTATAAAAAATGAAATTGTTACTAAATAATAAAGATATAGAAGATTTAATTAATGAATCTTATGAAGGAATAATAACTATAAAAACTGGTTCTGAAATATCAATAGAGTTAGAAGTTGATATGGCTATTTTCTTAAAAAAGAAAATTAAAACAGGAGCAATGGTTGCGAAACCAAAAGAAGATAAGCCTGTAGATATACAGAAAAAAAATAAATTAGCTGTTAAACAAGGGACTATGGCATCAGGTGGTGTTGAAAGAACAATAGTAAATATGGGGTAAAAAATGAATATTAGCCTAACAAGAAAAGAAATAATTAAAAAAATGGAAAAAGAAAAATTAAAACATAGTAAAAAAACTAAGAATAACATAAGTAAAGCTTTGATGGGTAAAAAGAATCCCGCATTCAAGGATGGGAGAAGGAGTTATCGCCGTGTTGCCGGATTGAAACCAAACGATGGTAAAATGGTTCATCATAAAGATAATAAATCAACAAATAACAAACCGAGTAATTTGCAGGTGTTAAAAAACAAAGGGCCTGAACGAAGTAAACATGAGAAATCTCATCACCGGGAAGCCAATTTTAAGGGAAAAGGTTCTGGAAGGAAGAAAGTAAAACGTGGTTATATTGCAAAGAGAAAAGCAAAAGGTGGAAAAATATAATTTCTTGGATTCTTAATTAGAAATGGCAACAATGAAAACATTTGGAAGACGGATATGTAGTAATTGTAATGAAAAATATATACCGACTCAATCAAGACAACATTACTGTAAGGAATGCTATATTATAGATATTCCTTGTAGTTTTTGTAGTAAAAAAATAACGAAACGTAGGACCTTTTATAATTTTTTTATGAAAAAAAATTCAAATCGTAAATGGTTTTGTTCAAAGGACTGTAGAAAAAAATATAGGATAGAGAATGAAACAGAGATTCGATGTTGTGAAGAATGTGGAAAAAAGTTTAATTGTTGGCTTTTCTCAAAAACTAAACTTTGTTCATCAACATGCCGTGAAAAGGCACAAACTCCACAAAAAATTAAAATTATATGTGAACAATGCGGGTCCGAATTTTATGATTGGCCTTCTAGAAACAGAATACATTGTTCTCAAAGATGTGCAGGTCTTGGTAGAACACCTTGGAATAAGGGAATTCCTTGGGATAATGAGGCAAAGAAAAAGATGAGAATATCGCATTTAGGGAAATCAAATCCCCATATAGGAGTTCCTTGGACTATACAATCAAAAGAAAAAGTAAGTAAATCTTTAAAAAACGCTTATGCTACAGGAAAAATAATCATATCTACTAAGGAGAGAAAAAATAGGAGTAATAGAATAATAAAATTGATGGCTGATGGTAAAATGCCTCAAAATGATACAATGCCAGAACGTATTTTTGAAAATCAATTACTTTTTAATAACATACTCTATATAAAACAATATCCCTATAAGTACGGTATTGCTGATTTTTGGTTGCCCGAAGACAATATTATAGTAGAAATAGATGGTGAATACTGGCATAACCAACCAAAAGTTAGAGAACGTGATAAAAGACAAAATATATATCTTGAAGAGAATGGGTATACTCTTTTCCGTTTTACCGACAGAGAAATAAAACAAGACATTAATAAATGCATCGAAAAGGTATTAAAATGAAAATTCGACAATTAATTAACATAGGGAAGAAGGATGATATAGATACGGTATTGAAGTGTGAAAAATGTAAAGTTCCGCTTATCGAAGAATGGTATTATGAAAATTATAATATAAATATAGGCGGGACATCACAAGTTTCTGGAAGTTTTCAAAAATATACAGGGCGTTATATATGCCCTTTATGTAACAATGTTTATGTCTATATTTAAATAATTAATTTAGGTGAGATTATGGTAAAAAAAGAATGTTGGGATTGTAAAAAAACAACAGATTTAATACCTAATTATGGGTTTGATGATATTAATGGTAATAGTCAAATAAATGGATATGTTTGTGAACAATGTAAAAATTTTAGAGAATATATGAAGGATTCTGATATATATAGAGGAATTTTTGATTCTTTAAAATGGAAAGAAATAAGTAAAGATGAATTTGAAAAAATAAGAAATATAGTTTTAATTGAAGAACAAAAAAAATTAGAAGATAGTTGGAAACAAGAAGAAAAACATAGGAAAAAATCTGTAGCTTTATATATGAACAAAATAAAAAAATAAATAATTTAGGTGAGACTAATGGAATTAGTTAAAATAAAAGTTGAAATATTCGGTGAACCTTTTTATTATAATGCGTTAATGGAATAATTAATATAAAATAGGTGAGATAAAATGACAGTAGTAGAAGTATTTTGCACAGAAAATTGTAGGAAATGTGACGAAATTAAAGATTTCTTTAAGAGTAATGAAATTATCTTTACAGATATTTATGTAGGTAAAGATATTACAGTAGAGAAGTTTTTAGAGATTTCAGGTAGATTAGAAGTGCCGGTCATATTTATAGACGGGAAACAATTTAATGGTGTGAAAATTAAAGATATAAAAAAAGAATTAAAAATTTAAAGGTGAGAATATGACGGAAGATACATTATCTGATGAAGTATTGGATAAATTAATAGAAGAAGAAATAAGTCAAAAAGATAGTATAGACCCATCTGTTGAACAACATATAGGGGAAATGGGATTTCTATGGAATAATTTACAGAAAAAAATGCAAGAAGATAATACTTGTTTTAACTGTAAAAAAATATTGTTTAAAGAAGAGGAAAAAGAAAAGGTTAGTGTTCAAGTAGTTGAGGCAAGCAAAGTAGAGAAAGGCGTAGTGGCGTTTGTTAGTTTATGTAATTCGTGTTATGATGAATTATTAATAAAAGACAAAAAGAAAACAAAAGGTGAAAAAGATGGCGGAGAATGAAAACATATGTAAATTAGATATGAAGGATATACCATTAGGTGGAAATATTGATTTAGTATTAGATTGTGCAAATGCTGTAAAAACAGGAGAAGGTAAATTTGGGACTTGGTATTTGTGGTTCGGTAGTGTTGAAAATCAAACCGTTAAAGAAGGAAGATACCCAGATGAAAAAGTTATAAAAGATTATACCGGTAAAGTTTTGTTTTTCCCAACAGAAAAACTAAATGATAAATTAGAACATCTTTGTAGTGGTAATACAGGGATTAAAGTAAAGATTTCTAAAAATGCAGAAGAAATGAACGGTAAATTGATAAAAAAATACAGTGTAGAGAAGTTATCAGATGGAGTCGCATCTTCAAGCGACTCTTCTTTAACCTCTAACGAACAAGAATTAATGAATGACGCTTTAGAACTAATTAAAGATGGTTATGAAGTATCAGAAGACATATTTCTGAAATCCGCCAGAGAACCTCAATATGGTGATAAAATAACAGAAGAAAGGGCAAAGGAATTATATTCTAAACTAAATAAATAAAATGACTACCTTCGATGAAATTAGAAAAACAGCAACACCTAAACAAAGAGAGCCAATTATAAAAGCTGAAAAACTTTTATATAAAGGATATTTGTTCGGTCATGTTTCTAATGGAGGAGGAATAGTTAGATTGGATAATGAATACGCACTTAGGTTTATAGCTATAGATGAAAAAAAGGTAATAGTTCAGTTATTAGATTATGGAAAAAAATTAAAAATGACTCCTCAAACTTGGCAAAAAACGAAAACAGTTAAAGCAAAGAAACCTATAAAGATTGAAAGTGTAAAGAAAAAAGAGGAACAATTATTTTAAAATACGCTATTAAAACTATCGTTACAATCGAAAGGTTTATATAGGAGAAGTATCTTTATATATATTAAGGTGGTGTATATGAAGAAATCAAAATTTAAATGTAAATATTGTAAAGAAGAATTTAAAACATATTTATGTGGTAGAAAAACAGCAATATTTTGTAGTAGAAAATGTTTTGGAAAAGCACATTCAGGTGAAAATAACCCATTATATAATCCTTTAAGGAGAAAAAAAAATATACATATACAATGTGCTTGTGGTTGTGGTAATAGCTTACTTAAATATGATATACATTTTCGTGAAAGAAAATATATAAAAGGACATAATTTTAGAGGGAAGAAGAGAACAAAAGAAAACATAAAAAATATCAGTCTTGCTAAACAAGGTATTAAAAATCCTATGTATGGTATTAGAGGAGAAAAATCTGCTAATTGGAAGGGTGGAAAAACAATATTGGCTTCTGCTATACGTTGTGTTTATGAATACAATAATTGGCGAAGATTGGTTTTTGAACGAGACAATTATACTTGTCAAGAATGTGGACTTCGCGGTGGTAAATTAGAAGCTCACCATATAAAACGCTTTTCAATAATATTAGATGAATACAATATAAAAACAGTTGAAGAAGCATTATTATGTAATGAATTATGGGCGATTAAAAATGGAAAAACACTATGTAAAAAATGTCACGACCCCACAAAAGGAAGAGAACCAAGAGTGGATTTACCATAATGATTGTCTCTCCCTATTTACCGAAAGGCTATATGAAAATATATTTACGAAAGAGAACATAAAAACAAAGAAAAAATGTATTCCTATTGATGGAGAAAAATATTATGGTTATTTTTTAGAAAAGAATAAAGAAACTTTTTTTATTCAAGATGATGGTATAAAGGGACTGCCTTTTAGAATAGATAAGGCGTTAGAAACAGATTATAAGGGAGATGTCTTTAAAGTAATAACAGAGTTTACATCTATAAAAATACCGTCAGAGAAAAAGATGTCTTTTAGGGAATTAGTAAATAACACTCCCTCTTTTACACATACAAACCCTTTACATTTCTTATTGTATAAAATAGTAGCTATATCATCATATATTGACCGCTTAAATGCAAGGATATCAACAGACCAAGGATTTGGGAAAGATTCAGTAGTTAATATTATACAACAACTTGTTAATTCTACTGTGAATATTTATGGGGCAACCTTTGCTAAATTAGAATTTTCATTAATTAATAAGCTTATAATATTAAATGAAATGGGAAACCTTAAAAAAGATGATAAAATAAATATGCAAGAATTTTTACTTGCTACAGGAGATTTTTCTAATGATTATACTAAACGAACAAGGAAAACTTTAACCACTCAAGAACAATATAATATAAGTAAATTAAGTTTATTGATTTTTTATAATCTACCACAACATTACATAGGTAAAGCCCAAGAGTTTTTTGACCAATTATTTACAAAAGCAGTTATTAGGAGATTTATTCCTTTTTATTTTAAAGGAAATTTAACAACAGAATTTGAAAAAATAATAGATATAAAACAAATAGTAGATAAAAATGAACAAAATTACAAAGATGTAATAGCTACCTTAAATTATTTTAGAGAACACATTATTAAAGAGATTAAATATGATATTCCTACAAATATAGAATTTTCAGACAAGCTTAAAAGATATGGGAGAGTTTTTAATACATTGCTTAAATACATAAGTGAATATGCAGAATCACAAGAAGAATTTAATACTTTAAGTTTGGAATTATTTAAATGTTATAAAAATTATTCTAAATTATTAGTTACAGAAAGAAAAGGGGATATAAAATGACAAAAATAAATAAAGATTGTGTTGGGTGTATGATGTGTTCACAAGAATACCCGCATGTATTTTCTGTAGTGAATAGTAAAGCTAAGATAATAAATAAAAAATTATTTAAAAAAGAGATGGGATACATTTGTCCAGTAGGTGCTATAGAATGACACAAGAAAAGAAATTAGCAAGGGACCCAAATATGGTTATAGCCTCAGAACAACTTTTTTCAACTTTCTGTGAATTGGTTAAAGCAGGTTTTTCTAAAGAAGAAGCTATTCTTTACCTATCTAATTTAGTAGCGAGATTACATTATAATAAAGGTAAATAAAATGAAATCACAGCCAAACCGTAATTATAAATCGAATGATATAATTATGACTCCTTTATATTTAACTAGACAATTAGTTAATCATTTAAACCCTAAAGAAAGTATTTTAGAACCTTGTAAAGGTAGTGGAAATTTTATAAAGGCATTTAAAGAATATAATAAAGAACTTGAAATAAATTGGTGTGAGATAACAGAAGGTGTTAATTTTTTAGAATATGAAAAACAACATAATTGGATAATTACAAACCCACCGTGGTCACAAATAAGAGTTTTCCTAAATAAAAGTATGGAACTTAGTAATAATGTTTGTTTCCTTATGACTATTAATCATCTTTGGACTAAAGCACGATTGAGAGATATAAAAGAAAAAGGGTTTGGAATAAAAGAAATTATTATTTTTGATACTCCTATTAATTTTCCTCAATTAGGATTTCAAGTGGGTATGGTTTGGTTACAAAAAAACTATAACGGAGATATAAAATTTATAGATATGAGAGGATTACAATGAAAACGGATAGATATTTAATATTTTGTGATGGACATATTGAAAAAGATTTCGAAGCTACAGAAACAGATGCGGAAATATTTTATTCTAATATGTTAGAAGATAATGTTAGGGATATACTTTATGATACAATGGAATGTGTTAAAGTAATTAGAATGTCAAAAGACAATTTCGAGGTGGAATAGATGATTAAATGGGTTACTAAATTATTTGAAGAGGAATATAAAAAAATACAAAGAAGTAATGATGAAGTATATATTTATCTTCTGAATGTGAAGAAGGATATAATTAAGTCTAATATAGTAAAAATAGATGATTTGAATAATCAAAATTTATTATTACAAGATAGGATTGTTAAATTAGAAGAGGTTAAAAAAGAAGAGTGTAAATTAGAAAAGTTTTGGAATAATAAACGAAGAAAATCAAATACTTTAACTTATCCAGCACGACCAGTCTTTAATTCGAGTAGAAGAATAAATGTTGACCCTAGAGGGTTTTTCGTAAATGATAAATTTATACCTTATATTAAAAATGGAACAAATGATGAAAAAGCTAAAGAATGTTTAAAGTGGGTAATAGATAATATAAAATATAAAACAGATATTAATTTATTTAAAAGACCAGAAGTGTGGTTATTTCCCTTTGAAACTCTTTCATTAGGTAAAGGAGATTGTGAGGATGGAGGTATACTTATGGCTAATATGATGATAAAAAGTGGAATACCTTATTGGCGTATAAGAATAAACGCAGGAGATGTAAAAGGAACTGGACACGCTTATATAACGTATCTTAGAGAAAAAGACAACAAATGGGTTATTTTAGATTGGTGTTATTACCCAAAAAATTCTTTAAGAGGATTACTTTGGAAAAAAGCTAGCAAATATTATTTTGGTATATGGTTTTCATTTAACCAAGAATACATATTTAAAGGAGCAACATTAGATAGGTGATAAAATGACAATCGACCAGTTATGTGATACTTTTTATATAAGCAGAGAACAAAAAAGATTAATGGAAAGAACTAAAACATCAAAAGACGCATTACAAGGATATATTGAAAGAGGATGTTTCAAATGTGACGGCAAAGACAAATCTTGTGAAATATATTCTACATATCTATCTCATATAGATAGATTTCAAAACGATGAATATTATAAGAAATAAGTAAATTTTAAAATGATAAATTATTTAAAAAAAATATATTGTAGATTATTTCATGAATGGTCTGATGTATTATATAAAGAAGGTAAGGGATGGAAGAACGGAAAATATAAGGAACCTTGTGAATATAAAAAAGCTTGTAAAAAATGTGAAGAATGGAAATAATAAAATTGAGGTTAAAAAATGAGTGAATTAGATGCTATAAAAGGACTCGGTCCTAAAACTCTAGAAAAATTAGAATCGGCTGGAATAGGCACTCCTATGAGTTTGGCTACAAGTTCTCCTACAGAAATAGCTTCTGTAGCCGGTTTAAGCGAATCTGTAGCAAGAAAACTTATTAAACAAGCAAGGGATAGTTTAAAATTAGGATTTGAAATAGCAAAAGAATATGCAAAGAAAAGAGAAGGAATAACTAAAATTTCAACTGGTTGTTCAGATTTTGATGAAATTATTGGTGGTGGTTTTGAAAGTGGAACAATTACTGAAATTTATGGTAGAACAGCATCAGGAAAAACACAACTATCTCACACCCTAATTGTTCAAGCGTTAAAAGAAAATAAAGATACCAAGGGAATTTATATAGATAGTGAATCAACTTTTAGAGCAGAACGAATAAAAGATATTTGTGAAGCAAATGAACTGGAATATGATGATATTATGAATAGAATCTATATTGCACGAAGTTATAATTCATCACATCAAATATTATTAGTAGATGAATTAGAAAAAATATTACAAAAAGATAATAGTTATAATATCTTAGTGATAGATTCTCTTACTTCCCATTTTAGAGCAGATTTTAGTGGTAGAGGAGAATTAGCATCCAGACAACAACTATTAAACAAACATTTACACCAATTACTTAAAATAGCAGATATTTATAATCTAGTAGTTATAGTAACAAATCAAGTTCAAAGTGACCCTGGGCAGTTCTATGGAAACCCAGAAAAACCTATTGGTGGAAATATTTTAAGTCACGCAGTTACAAATATAATTTATATAAGACCGGCTAAGGCTGGAACTTGGTCAGCTAAATTAGTAGATTCACCGAATCTACCATCAAAAGAAGCAATTTATCTTATAACAAAAAACGGAATAGAGAATGTCAAATAGAAACATTTAAATATATAAAGTATTATATAATACATCACAGTCTTAAAAGACACAACCAAGGAGAAAAAATTCAATACCATGTTGTTGAGACCTTGGAAAATGGTAGAAGAAAGAATGGAATGCCATGTTGCTCCAAACTTTTAAAGGGGTTCAAATCCCCTTAATTATAATCAATAAATAAGGTGAGAAAAATTAAATTAAAAATAAAAAAACTAATTTCTGTAAAAACGCCATCTTACGCAACGCCAAATGATGCTGGACTGGATTTATATTCTCCAGACAACGAAACTATAAAACAGGGAGAACGATTATTAATACCTATGGGAATAAAGATAGCTGTCCCTATTGGGTATGAAGCACAAATCAGACCAAAATCAGGACTAGCATTAAAACACGGCATAAGTATATTAAATACGCCAGGAACTATAGATTCTGGATATAGAGGGGAAATAGGAATTATCCTCGTTAATTTCGGTGAAAGCGATTTTATTATTGAAAAGGGTATGAAGATAGCTCAGATGATAATAAATAAAATAGAACAAGTAGAAATTGAAGAAGTAGACGAATTAGATACCACTGAACGAAATGAAGGTGGTTTCGGTTCAACAGGTGAAAAATAAAAAAGGTGATTGATATGGGTGAAAGTCAAAGTAGATATAGTATAATTGCAGATTTAACAAATCAGAAGTTAAGAATTTTAGACGACATATTAAATTTAGACAATGCTATAGAAATAAAAAAACAGATAGTTATAAATAAAACAAAAGAGTTTGTAGAATGGGAAAAAAATGTTCAAGAAGATATAAAAAAAGAAACTAAAAAACAAGAAAGACATTTAAAAAGTCTGGGTGATGAATTAACGTTTGAGGAAAGTCAAAAGGATAAAAAAGAAAGCACTATGAATAAAAAGATTGTTGAGATTGACGCCGCCTTAAAGAGACTTGAAGAAATAAGCAAACTGGCTGGTGAGAAACAATGAAAATAGAGGCAAAAACATTACAAACATACATTAAAAAAACAAGTTTAAATAATACAATTTCTACTATAAATTTGGATTTTACGGAAGAAGGTGTAAAATCTGCCGTTAGAGATATATCAAATATCTCATTGGTTATTAGTCATTTAAAACGAGAAGCGTTTGAAACATATGAGGCCATAGGAGAAATTTATCTTAAAAATGCAAGATTTTTTTATGATATATTAAATACTTTTGAAGATATAATAGATATTGAAAAAGTGGAAGACCATTTATTGAGAATTTCAAACGAAAAACGAGAGGCGTATATAATTTTAGCAGATAAAAGCATCTGTACAAATGTATATAGAGAAGAAAGACCGGTAATACCAACAACACTCTCTATAGAATTATATAAAAGTGATTTAGACCGTGTAGTGAAAGATATGAAATTGTTAGCTATTAATGCGGTTACTATAAAACAAGAAGGAAGTTCTGTAATATTTCAGGTAGGAAAGAAAGACGAATTTGATTTTACAAAAAATAAAATATCAACAATGATAGAAGGCGAAACAGGAAAGGTAACGGTTGGTATAAATGATACATTAATACATTATACAGAAGCATTAACAAATAAAGTTATACTTCATATAGGAACAGATATACCATTAGTATTTGAAGAAGAGACTCCGCTTATTAAAACAACAACTATTGTTGCTCCTATAGTGACACAAAATGACTGATAAGCATTATGCCTTTTGTCCGAAATGTTATGACGGTATAATAGTAAAAGATAAAAAAATATCTAATGTGTTTTTTTGTAATAAATGTTTTAGAGAAATTAAAATAGAAAAATTTGCAGGTGTTAAAAAATGAAATCAATTCCCCTCTCAGAAATTTATAGACCGACACAACTTGATGAAGTTATAAATATAGATAAAGAACGTTTCTATAACCTTATAAAGACACCACAAGAAATGCCCAATCTACTTCTCTACGGTCCCCAGGGAACTGGAAAAACAACAACAGCAAAGATAATACTTAAAGAATTATCGCCTATAAATTTTATAAGAATTAACGGCTCAGATACTACGGGTGTAGATACTATAAGAGATAAAGTATATAACTTTATGACTAGTATGAGTAGTGAAGAAGATAAACCAAAAATTATATGGATTGAAGAATTTGACTTTATGTCACAAGCATCATTTGCTGCATTAAGGAGTATGATAGAACAATATATTAGAAATGCCAGATTTATAGTGACGCTTAATTATATAAATAAAATTCCCGAACCAATTCAAAGCAGATTTACTTGTATAGAATTTAAGAAATGTATAGATAATACAAGTTTAATAGACAGATTAAAATATATTTGTTATGAAGAAGGAATAAAATACAATAAAGAATCTACTGTTTTCGAGGATATTATCAAAAAGAGTAAAGGGGATATAAGAGCTTGTATAAATACGTTACAAGAACTATCTTCAAACAAAGAAAAAAATTTGCCCGAAAGCTTACTTTTTATGATTCAAAACACAACAGAAGAAACATATAAATTACTTTTAGATAAACAATGGAGTAAAATTAGGTATGAAATACCTAAATTAAATCCAGATTATGGTAAACTACTTGTCGAATTAGATGAAATGTTTTTTAAATCAAGTATATCAACACCGATAAAGGCAGAAATAAATGAAATAATTGCCAGGTCTCTTTATGAAATGTCGTTTGTGTTTGATGAAAGCATATCTTTTTCTGCATGTTGTTCAAAAATAATAAAGGTGTTATAAATGCAAGAAGTTGTTATATGGTCAGGCGGTTGTGATTCAACGAAAATACTTTATGATTTAGCTAGAAATTCTTCTGCTAATAAACCAGTACTTGCAATTTCAGTAGAACACTCTCGTACAGATGACCTTAAAAGAAAGAAGGAAAAAGAAGCAAGAAAAAAGATTTTAAAATGGATGAAAGAGGAAGGATACCATATTGAGCATGAAACTATTAAAGTAACACCAGATTTAATGACACCAACAGGTTTTAATGAACCTTCTTGTTGGGTTTGTTCAGTAGTACCTTATTTACCCTCGTTTTGTAATGTTCATTTTGGATATATTTTTGAAGATTCATTTTGGCATTTAAAGGGAGAATTTACAGATACCTTTCATAGTATAACTTCATTAAGAATAAATAAATATGATATTAAACTTTTCTTTGATTTAGAATGGACTCATAAAAAAGAAATTATTAAGGAATTAAAAGAAATTGGTTTATTTAAATTAATATGGACTTGTGAAAGGCCAAAAAAGAATGGTAATATGTGTGGTAAATGTATACCGTGCAAATCATTAAAAACAAACTTACAAGAATTAAAAAAGGAGGAATAAGAATGGATAATAAAGATATAATTACACAATATTTAGAAAATGGGTCCTGGCGGTTGAAGGAAAACGCAAACCACATATTTTGTTCAGGACATATGATGAACTATATTACAGCAGGTATAATTAAAGAATATTGGTTAAATAAAGTATTCAGTAAACGGGCACGAGAATGTCATAATGAAGGGAAAATACACATCCATGATTTAGGAAGATTTAGTCCTTATTGTGTGGGGTTTTCAACATCCGAAGTCATAAAATACGGTCTTAGAGGACCTAAAGGAAGAATAAATTCCGCTCCTCCAAAACATATGTGTTCTGTAATTAATCAATTAACTAATTTCGTCGGTGTAATATCTCAAGAATTCGCAGGTGCTATTGCTTTAAATGATTTCTCACTTTATCTTGCTCCTTTCGTTTATTATGATAAATTAACTTATAAAGAAGTAAAACAAGAAATTCAACAATTTGTTTTCCATATGAATCAACCGAATCGATGGGGTGGGGAATGTCCTTTCACAAATATAACAATTAGTTTATCCGTACCAAAAGATATGAAAGATATAAATGTAATAATAGGTGGAGAAGAGAAAGTAAAAGTATATGGTGATTTTGAGAAAGAAATGAATATGATTAATGAGGCTGTTTTAGAAGTTTTGATTGAAGGAGATGCAAATGGGACACCGTTAACATTTCCTGTATTAACAGTAGGAATTAATGGTAATTTTCCTTGGGACAGCGAAATAGCTAAAAAGATATTTCAAGTAACTGCTAAATATGGCACTCCTTTTTTCGAAAATTTTTCAGAGGGTAGTGGTAGAGACCCTTCTCAAACCAGGTCAATGTGTTGTCGTCTCTCATTAAATAAAGATAAGGTAAAAAAACACACAGGAGGAATATTTGGTAATGCAGATAGTATGGGAAGTTTATCTGTAGTAACAATAAATTTAAATAGAATAGGTTATGAAGCAAAAGGGGATAAGAAAAAATACTATAAGTTAGTGGATGGATACTTAGATTTATCCAAAGAAGTGTTAGTATCACGAAGAGCACAAATAAATAAAATGTTTAATGAAGGTCTTTACCCATATACAAAGTTTTATTTAAAAAATTATAACAACTTTTTTTCGACTATAGGAATTATAGGGGCAAATGAAAGTATGTTAAATTTCTGGGGAAAAGATATGATGAATTCAGATTCAATAGAATTTATGAAGGACCTTTTAACTCATATAAATAAGAGATGTGAAGTATTCCAAGAGGAAACAGGGGATTTGTTTAATTTGGAAGCTATACCTGGTGAAGGAGCGATGTATTCATTAGCATTAAAAGACAGAAAAGTCTATAAAGATATTATTTTGAGTGGGGAAGGTGAACCCTTTTTAACAAACTCAACACACCCGCCTGTAGAAGAAACAGACTTTTTAGAAGTTGTTCAAAGTCAAGAACAATTACAAACACTTTATACTGGAGGAACCGCTTTAAATATTTACATAGGTGAAAAACTTAATAACTATAAACAAGCTAAGTCTATGGTAAAAACACTTATAGAGAAAACAAAATTACCTTATTTTAGTATAACCCCAACGTATTCAGTGTGTAGAGAACATGGGTATATTACTGGTGAAGTATATAGATGTCCTACTTGTAACAAAAGGACAGAAGTATTTAGTCGTGTAGTAGGTTATCTTAGACCGAAACAATCCTTTAATAAAGGTAAAGCAGAAGAATTTAAAAAACGAAAATATTATGATGTAAGCAATATAGAAAAATTAAAAGGGGATGCAGACGTATTAAAAGACGTATTCGAATAATTAGAAGGTGAGAAAAATGAGAATATCAAATATAAACCCAGCATCTCTTGTAAACGGTCCTGGTATTAGAATGGTTATAGTTTTTAGCGGATGTAGTCTTAATTGTACTGGTTGTTTTTCTAAAGAGCTACAAGATTTTGATTCTGGAAAATATGTTACACCGAAACAATTAGTACGTGTGATATTAAAAGAATTTAAAGGTCACACATTGTTAGATGGATTAACTCTTAGTGGTGGTAATCCTACAGAACAGCCGGATTTGATAGAATTCTTAAAGTTATTAAAGGAACAAAAACCACGATTCGATATATGGTTATGGAGTGGGCACACATGGGATGAATTGCTAAATATGAAAAGTGAAAGATGCCCTTTAAAGTATATAGATGCGGTTGTAACAGGTAGATTTATAAAAAGATTACAAGTGGATGGTGAATATTATGGAAGCTCGAATCAAGAAGTCTGGAAAAGAGATAAAACAGGACGATTCATTAAAGATAAAAAAGAATAATATCTATTGTATAGATTGTATAAAAGGTATGAACTGTTTATTAGACGACTCTATAGATATAACTATAACAAGTCCTCCTTATAATATAGAAAAATTAGTCAGGCGAGCACCTTTCGGTGGTAGACCTGGTAAAGGCAGACATTACCATCAAAAGGTATATGTAAAATATGACGATAAAAATGAATCATATTATGATTTCTTAGATAATTTAATAGGAGAATCTATTCGAGTTACAAAACATAATGTATTTATTATTATTCAACTTTTATTAGGAAATAAATTGGACATAATAAATGTACTACACAAGTATCAAAAGAATTTAAAAGACATTATTATTTGGAATAAAAAACAATTTCAACCATCCGTAAATCCTACACAACTATCTTCACAATTTGAGTTCATATTAGTATTTTCTAAAGAAAAGAATTGTACATCAAAACCATTTAAATATGCCTTCTTTAATAATAGAGAAAAAGGTCAAAAGAATAGTAATGTAATTACAGGTAATAACGCAGGTAATGAAAAAAATAAATCATTAAATTTTGCAGTATTTCCAGAATATTTAGTTCAGTGGATTTTAAATAAGTTTAGTAAAGAAGGAGATATGGTTTTTGACCCTTGTAGTGGTAGTGGAACAACCGCTGTAGTATCTAAAAAAAATAATAGAAACTATCTTGGTTTTGATATTGATAAAAAATATGTTGATTATGCTATTGACAGATTAGAAAAGACTCCTGTAAATAAAGGCTGGTGGTAAAATGCATGTATTACTTGTTGAACCAAATTATCCTATCCGCTATCCCAATCTTGCGTTAATGAAACTAAGTGCTAAATATAAGTCCTTAGGTTTTACAACAGAATACCTTAAGGGAGAACAATATTTTTTAAACAAAAAACCAGATAAAATATTCATATCTACTATGTTTACCTATTATGCTAAAGAAACTATAGAGTGTATTAACTTCTATAAACTCAATTTTCCTGATGCAACCATACAAGTGGGTGGGATATTTGCTACACTTATGCCTGAATATATAAAAGAAAAAACAGGTATAATACCAGTTATTGGGTGTATTGAAGAATTAGACAGATTAACGCCGGATTATAAACTTATCGAGGAAATGATTAAATATTCTCCCTATATAGAGAAATGGAAAGAATTTAGTATCTTATTCAGCACTAGAGGATGTCCACGTAATTGTGGTTTTTGTGCTGTTAAAACATTAGAACCAAAGGCAAAAATAATTGAAAATTGGAAAGACCTTATCAATTTAGATACGAAAAATGTAATGTTTCAAGATAATAATTTAACAGCAATGCCTTTTAAACATTTTAAAAAAGTTATGACTTTTATAATAGATAATAAATTAAAAGCGTGTTTTAATAATGGGTTTGATGCTAGACTTTTGAATGAAGAACAAATGCAATTAATGGCTAAAGTTAAGTGGTATCCTGGTGGATTAAGATTAGCTTTTGATAATATGAGTGAAGATAAGCATATACAAAAATGTATTAAAAGACTTATAGAATTAGGCGTTTCTAAATCAGCGTTCCTAATCTTTTGTTTATTTAATTTTAACGATGATTTAAAAGAAGCTATGTATAGGCATAGGGAAATGGCTAATTTAGGAGTAAGACCTTATCCCCAAGTTTATGCACCTCTAGATAAATTAACAAAGAAACCCATTTATGTTTCTCCTAAATGGACACTAGAATTAATTAGAGAATTTAGACAGTATTTTATTTTAGCTGGTAATTATAAATATAAAACATTTAATCAGTATTTAAAAGAAAAAGGTAAAAAACTAGAAAATGACACTATACGACGAATTTAAAAAATTGATGAAAGGAACGTTGCCTGATAAAGGAATGTTAGTTCCTTTATTTAGATGGTCTTCTGGCAATGAAAGAAATATAGTAAATTGCCAAAAAATTAATAAATTATTTACTAAAGTGGATAAAGGTATACTAAATAGGATGTTAGTATACGGAAACATGACAAAATTTCCATTTAAATACCCAAAAGAACTAAAAGACGACAAGAAAATAGAGTTTTTCTTTAATGATATTTGTAGTTTTTATGGGTGGACACGAAACGAATTAAGGAAAAATTGGAGAGTAATAGATTTAGAATATCTTAAAGAAAAAATAAGTAAAATATACGCATACGATAAAAAAGAAAAAAGAATAATAAATAAACTTTAAGGGTGATACAAAATTTTTTTAATTGAAACAAAACAACATGAACATTATTCCGAATTAATAATATTTTCAAGAGATAAAGAGGGTAATAAAGTTGTAGAATCAGTTAAGGATTTTCGTCCTTATTTTTATGTCCTAGAAGATGAAAGTGTTCCAAACGATTATAGAATAACAAGTGTTGAAACAGGATATGTTAGTTTGGTTGGAGAAAAAGTAAAAAAGATTTTTGTAAAGAAATCATCGGATGTATTCTTTGTTAGAGATTTATTTACCAAACATTTTGAAGCAGATATAATGTTTAATCAACGATATATAATAGATAAATATGGTGAGGCTAAGGTTTATCCATTAAAAGTTATGTCATTAGATATAGAAACTGATTCAGATACTACATTTCCAAATATGAAAGACCCAGACCAAGCGATTATTTCCTGTGCTTTTAAAGACAATAAAGGAAACAAACAAGTATTATTTTATAAGTCTAAAGAATGTAAAGTAGAAATTACTCCTAAATCATATCTTAAAGTTTTTAACACGGAAGAAGAATTATTAAATGCTATAATAGTATATATTAAAAATGAAGACCCAGACATTTTAACAGGATGGTATAGTAATGACTTCGATTTACTTTATATGATAAGACGAATGAAAAAACTTAAAATTAAATATTCTAAACTTTCTCCTTTATATTCAGTGTGGATAACAGATAAATGGGAAGATGTAGTTATAAAAGGACGGGTATTATTAGATATGAAAGAACTGTATGAAAAATTTAGAGGAATTTCAAATCAAGGGCGTGCAGAATCATATTCATTAGAGTTTACTTCCCAAGAAGTACTTGGTGTTGGTAAAATACCACATAAAGAAAATTTCCATGAAATGTGGATAAATAAACCAAATGAATTGATAGAATATAACTTACGGGACGCAGAATTGGTGATTCAAATAAATACAAAACTAGATATAGTTAATTTTTTTAATTATTTAAGGGCAAAATCATTTGCACAATTATCACAAGTTTATGCTACATCATCTTTAGTCGATGGTTTTTTACTTAAAAAAGCTCATAACAAAATAGTTTTACCAAGTAAACCTATTAGGAAAAAACAAAGCAAATATAAAGGAGCTCATGTTTTTACACCAAAACCAGGATTATATAATAATGTATTAGCACTTGACGTAGCAGGTCTTTACCCAAACATCATAAAAACATTTAATGTAGGATATGAAACTTTTAACCCAAAAGGAGAAATCTTACTTAAAGAAGGAATTGGGTTTAATAAAGGCATTGGACTTATTTCGGAAGTTATGAGAGAGCTTCAAAAAGAACGACAAATCTATAAAGATTTAATGAAAAAAGCAACAATAAAAAGCGAACAATTATTAAATCATTATAAACAATATTCAGTAAAAGTATTAGCAAATTCGTTTTATGGTTATTTAGGTTTTCCAGGTGGAAGAATTTATAAAAAAGAAGTTGCAGAAGCAATTACAATATGGGGGCAAGAATTGCTATTTTGGACAGAAAAGTTTTTAAAGAAACAAGGATATACAATTTTAGCAGGAGATACAGATTCTGTTTATGTAGAATCTAAATCAAAAGGAATGCTTAAATTGTTAAAAGAAGGTAAAGAAATAGTAGATAAGATAAATGAATCATATTCAGATTTTGCTAAACATTATGGGTCTAATGAATGCACTTTAGAATTAGAGTTTGAAAAGATATTTAAAACAATAATATTTGTTGGTAAAAAAGGAGAAGAACGGGGGGCAAAGAAGAAATATGCATATAGACTATTATGGGAAGATGGAAAACAAGTAAATGATAAAATAAAGTTTACTGGATTTAGTTCTGTTAGGAGTGATACGCAACGATTAGCAAAAGAAACTGAGCGTAAAGTTGTTAAAATGATAATGGATGGAGAGACTAAAGAAACTATAATAACACTTATTAAAGACTTAGATAAAAAAATAAGAACACATTTAATACCAATCGAAGAGATTGGTGTGCCTACAGGTATAAGTAAGCACCTCCGTGAGTATGGGAAAACAAAGAACGAGAATGGGAAAAAGAGGAAAACGGGCACTCCACCAGTAGTGGTGGGTGCTCGTTATTGTTATGATAAAAAGACAGAAGTTTTAACTGAGGATGGTTGGCAATTAATTAAAGACGTGGGTAATAAAAAAATAGCAACTTTAAGGGATAATTCACATTTAGAATATCAGAGGCCAAATGAAATTATTGTGGATAACTATAAGGGAGAGATGTATTATATAAATTCAAATCATATTAATATGTTAGTAACTCCTAACCATAATATTTATTGTTCAAATACGCATTTAGATAGTAAAAAAAAGAGGGTTTGGAAATTACAAAAAGCGAAAGACGCCTTAAACAAGAAAACATATTTTAAAAAGTATTGTAACTGGATAGGACAAGAATGTCAATTTTTTATACTACCATATATAGAAAAAAAATGGACATGTGGTAATCATCATTCGCATCATTGTAAAAAATGGAAAACAAAAAAAATACTAATGGATGATTGGCTTGAATTTTTAGGATATATAATTTCGGAAGGAAGTATTCGTGGCAGTAAAGGAAGTAAATATGAAAATGAAATACGCATATCTCAATATAAAAGTGTAAATATGTTTAAATATAATAAGATAAAGAAATGTTTAGATAAGTTGCCTTTTTATTATTCATATAACGATTTTGGGTTTAGAATAAAGAATAGACAGCTTTGGCATTATCTTAAACAATTAGGGAACTCCTCTCAAAAACACATACCCAGAGAATTCTTAAAGTTATCTTCGAGACACTTACAAATATTATTTAATAGTATGTTCCTAGGTGATGGGCACACAACAAATAGCGGTACACAAGTTTATACAACTATTTCAGAACAACTAATAAACGATACGCAAGAACTATTCTTAAAAATAGGATATCAAGGAAATATTTTAAAATCTGAACATAATAATAAACCATTATATCACATATGTAAAATAAAACCAAGAGATGTCATTATTAATTATCGCAAAGCTTGGAAACATGATAAAATGGTTCCTTATAATGGTTTAATATATTGTGTTAATGTAAAAAATCACATAATATATGTTAGAAGGAACGGGAAAGCTTATTGGTGTGGTAATAGTAATAAATACCTTAATACTCGATTTGGACAAGGAAGTAAACCTAAATGGGTATACATTAAAAAAGTAGCAGACGGATATCCTGATACACCAGTATTATCATTTGATGAGGATATCCCCAAAGGATTTTTACCAGACTATGATAAAATTATAGAAAAGATGTTTAAAGCAAAGCTAGAAGAACTCTTCAAAGCAGTTGGTTTTGGAGATTTCCCGAACATTGATTATAATATAAAAGAATTGGATAAATTCTTTGGGTGAAAAAATGAATACGCAAAGTGCACTTATAAAAGATTTCGTTAAGTCCTCTAAATATTATTTAGTTAATTTTTCGACAGATAGTGATAATGATTTTGGTAAAATTTTAAGAAATGAAGAATTAAAAAAAATAAATATAGAAAAGAATGAAATACATAGGAGTATAGAAAATAAAAATGGTGATTGTCTTTTCGTTTTAGATTTGAAACCTAAGAATGAAACATATATAGATAATCCAATTCAATTACTTTTAAATACTTTAGATGATGCTAGAGGGATAGAATTAGTTTACCCAAACATTTTTAAATGGGTATTTAATGGGTTAAATATTAAAGCATATGCATTAGTACCAAGTGGTAAATCACGTTCACAATCCACTATCAGTAGATATGGGGGAACAGAAAATTTTATAAAAATCTTACGACACCATTTAAAAAACATAGTAAAAATGAAAAATGGTATTTCCCCTGATTATAATTTTTTAAATTTGAAAGAAGAATTAAAAAATACTGAATTATCTATAGGCTCTATAAATTCTTTAACCGGTCAATATAATATTTTTATCGACCTTACGTCATCATATATAAAGATATTAAAAGACAGTAAATATTTTATTAGTTCAAATAATACATTGAATCATTTAGAAATGAAATATTGGGCACGAGAAATTAACCCAGATTTTATAATTGAAGCAAAACATATAAAACTAAAGAATTCAATACCACTAATAGATAAAATATATGACTTATATCCGTTACCAGTAAAAAGAATTATGAAATTAAAACACAAAGGAAATTATAATAGATTCTTATTAGCACGTTTTTTATTATCTGTTCATACACCAAAAGATGCAAAGTTTATGTATTATTCAGTATTGGGAGACGAAGAGAGGGAACATATAAGTAAAGGAGACTGTTCTACACAATGGGGATATATTTTAAATAATATTAAACGATATTGTTGTCCTTCATTAAAAGAATTAAATTCTTTCATAAAAAGAGGAGACCCACCATTATCACATCCATTAGAAAAAGTACAAGCATATTTAAAAGGAAAAAATGACAAAAACTAAACAAGAACTCATAGAAGATATACAAGAATCAGAAACTACTATTAATACTTTAAAACAAAACAATAGATTTTTATTATCACAACAAAAAGAATTTAAAAGTATGGCAGAAATTGCTGGAACTAAAATGGCAAAATGGAAGCACACATGTATTAAACAAGAAGATGAATTAAAAAGATTAAAATCTAAAATAAAATATATAAAAAATGAAAAAAGGTGAGATAATATGGACGTAAATAGGATAGAACTTAAACATATAAAAGGAGACGTATTGGATATTTGTTTCTTTGGCGACCAACATATAGGAAGTAAAGATAGTGATATAGAATCAATTGAGAAAATGGTAGAATGGATAAAAAACAAAAAGAATGTAGCTGTTATTTTAATGGGAGATACTGTAGATTGTGCTCTTAGAGGGTCAGTTGGTGCAGGCGCCTATGACAATATATTGACCCCATCTGAACAAATGGAATTTGCGGTTAAGCTTTTTACTCCTATAAAAGACAAAATATATGGTGTTCATAATGGAAATCATGGTAATAGAATGTATAATGAAACAACAATAAGTCCAGAAAGCTATATTGCTAAAGCACTTGGAGTACCCTATTTAGGAGATACTTGTTTTCACTACTTAAGATTTGGTACACAAACGTATATATTATTTACTGCACATGGTAGTACTGGTTCAACAACTGTTGGCGGTGCATTAAATTCCTGTATGAAATATGGGCAATATTCAGCCGCAGATATATATGCTATGGGGCACACACATAATTTAGCCAGTTATGCACAAGTATTTTATGAAGTTAGTAAAAAAGATAAAATGCTTATTAAAAGGAAAAAGCATTTTTTACTTACAGGTGGCTTTCTTAAATGGAAAGGGTCATATGCAGAACAAAAGAATTACGCACCACTTAAAATAGGATGTGCAAAAGCAACAGTTCGTGGTGACAGATACGACATTCATATCCGAACATAATAAGGTGAAAAAATGATAATAGAAATAGAAACAATTTCTTACTTAGTAGGAACAGGATTTGGTATAATTAGTACAGCAATATATTTTAAATTAAAAACCATAGAACAAAAACTAAAAAATGTTGAGGATTCATTTCCGACCCCAGAAGAAGTAGCAAAAGAAGTTATCAAAGTCAAACTTCCATTGTCTGAGGTTCCTCCAGATGTTATGGAAAACATAAAAGGTATGGCAGAAAAGTTAAAAGATAAAAAGATAATAGAGTCTTATGTAGGATAAATTGGTATCAACGGCGAAATCTAAGGGGTATAGGACAGTTGCTACCATAAAAAAAATACTGATAGCAGATGGATATATAGTAGCTAATTTAGAGAAATCTGGAAAATTTGTTAAAGAAAAAGACCTTTTCAATTTGTGGGATTTACTTGCAATCAAAGGAATCCATCACCTTTTCATTCAAGCGAAAACAAATATGAAATTTGGAATTAAGAAACCAAGAAAATGGTTATTACCCTATATAAAATTTGGAAAAAAGCATGGTAGTAAATATGTAAAGTACGAGATATGGAATAAGCCTGACAGGCAACCCATTGAAACATTTAAATGTAAATAAATGTTGGTGAAAAATGATGAAAATGACTGAAAAAGAAGAATATTGTTTAAACAATTTGATTTTGAGTTACTTTTATCCTGAATTAAGCGAAAGTCTTAAATATGATGGATGTAATCCTGAAAAAAATAGCTCAAAAAACGAAACATTTATATACTAGAAGTAACATAATATATGTATATGAATCATTAACTTGACAACAATTTCTCTCATTCTACTAATTTATAAAGGATAAGAGACAATGTTATCGAAAAAAAAGGTGATAAATAAAATGGAAATGAAAAAAATAACAAAAGGACTTGCAATTGGTGCTATAACAATCCTAGCAGGTGGATTGCTAGCAGGATGTGCAAGTAACGAAATCACATATACCGATACCGAAGTTAAAGCACAAATCGCTGAGGCTAAAGCATCTGTAATTTGTGACCCCGAAATAGTAACGGAATATGTTGAAACAGAAACAATAGTTGAAGTAGATAAAATTGTTGAAGTAGAAAAAATAGTGGAAGTAGACAACGGTAATATGGACTCTGTTCTTGAATATGCTTATGAGAATGAAGGAAATATGAGTTTAGTTATTGATGACTTAGACGACGATGAACTTGACTTAATTGTTGATAGGATTGCTTTTATCAACGAAATAAAGCAACTAGCTATTGATGAAGTAAAAGCAGAAGGCATTGACGAACTTGATAAGGAAATTACAGAAGTTAATAATATAACCATAGACGAAGATGACATTGATAGGTTTAGGATATATGATGATGCAGACGAAATTGAAGTAGATGCTATTGATTTCGAAGATGGAGATGCAGACGTATCTGTAGATGTTAGATTCGAACAAGATGATGTACGTTATTATGCAAAATTCCTTGTAGAATTTAAAGATGGTAAAGTCGACGATATATCACTTGAGGGTGATGTAACAGAAACAAACCCAAGAGACTAAAATTAAATTTTTTTATTTTTTTCTTTTTCAAAATGGTAACTATTATTATTACTAGAAATAGAATAAGTGAAATAATTATAAACTTCTTAATAAAGAACGATTTCTTAAATAACTGTATAAGTGTTAGAATATGATATTATTAACTATTATATATACAACAATTAATATAGTTAAGCTTTTCTTACGGTAGTCATAACGCCATAGGACGCACAGGGATGCGATTTAAGCAACGCTGTTTTTTAGACATACTAGACTACCTCTTTTTGGAGAAGTCTTCTTAAATCAATGTTTCTGTGCGTCCTAGAGCATCCTAGAGTGATGTTTTAAGTGGTTTTTCTTACTTATTTAAAGCTATAAATTTACCTGTAAATTTAAGGTATTTCTTTAACCACATATCATCTTTTACTGTAGGAGTAATTTTTATAATTATAGAAACTAAGCCAATTAATGCTAAATATCCTTCTACTAAAGCCAATTTATTACTAATTACCCAATTAAGTATTTCTTGCATTTTTTTACCTCTATATTGTAGATTTTATTATACTTATACCAACACTTAACAATAAAACTAAAACTGTTAATGTAAAGCTATATGCACCAAATATTAATTTGCTATGGAGTTTTACCCTGCCGTTTGTTATTTTTTGTTCAGTATGTATTTCATCAAGTTTTTTCATAATGTCTTTATTCGTATATGAAACTCTAAATATTTCGTTGTTATTAGTCATTTCTTTTTCCTCCATATTTTATTTTATTAATATACTATTTTTATTATTTTCATTTTATTAATAAACAAACACTCTCATATGCAGGACTTGTACTTCCTGCATCTGTTCTATTCAATTCAATTTTAAATGTTAGTTGATTTCCAGTTGTACCAAAAGTGTGAATATCTCCTACAGATGCTACATAAGATTCCCAACTGATTCCACCATCAGCACTAACATAATAATCATCATTTTCTGTTTCAAAATTTTCATATCTTCTTAATTCACAAGATGTAACATTATAATCAGTTGTTATAGTATCAGCTATTATATTTCCTGATGATTGTCCATCTTGTAATCTTAATTTACCATCAGTTTCTTCTGTATTTACATGAGTGATAACAGTTGGGTCTTCATTAAAATAAACGGTATAACTATCTTTCATATTATTAGGATTACTAATAGACCCTATGAATTCTTCTGGATTTACTTTAGATATAAACAAATCACTAATAGTTTTCTGTTTACTTGTTAATTGAATTGAGGTAGTATTATTATTAAAATTATGACTAAATTGATGAACTTTATATTCTCCTTCTACATTACAAAATTTAACAGATACATTAATTATGTTTCCAGGCTTTAAAGATGTAAGTATAACAGTATTTACACGACCACTATCTGAAACATCTACACCTTCTGAAAGTTCATAATCTGCTTTATCCTGAACATCATCCATAGTACTTAAAGACCCTTCGTTTAAAATTCTATCCTTTATCCATAAATCAGATTGGGATGCTGTGTTTTCTTCTGTTTTTAATAGTAAAATGTTATCTGATTCTGTTTTACCATAAATAATAGCTCTATTTATTATATCAGTAGTATCTGTTCCAAAATCAGATAGTGTTATCAGATTAACACCATAAGCAACATTACAATCAGTATTTGTAATCTCTTCTTGAATAAAAGTCCTTAATACCCAAGATGATGTAACATATTCAATATAACAATCTAATCCAATACGCTTACAAATTTCTCCTATTGTTGCCCATCCTTTTTTATGTTGATAAGTCATATTAAGAGTATCAGTTGGGAATGTCGATACTGCCGGGTCCCAAGAGACTGTATCATTTCCAGAATTATATGTAGCTGTAGACCAACTACTACCATTCCAAAAAGTAAGTGTAATATCTGAATAAAACTCATTAAGTATTCCTGCTAATGCAACATCTCCTGTAGACGCAACTTCTATACCTGTTATTGTTTTATCTACTAATTCTGGGTAATCTCTACCATTAATATCTACAAAAAAACCAACCGTTAAATCTACACCATATGACACATTATCTATTTTACCTCTAAATATTCTAGTTGTAGCATCTGTATTATCAGAATAGATATTTAATATCTCTCCACCATCAAATTTCCCTTGAAATGTTCCATTTTGATTTGAAATTCTTAATGAAAAATTTCCAAGTTTATCAGTTACAGGACGAGTAATTGATGATGATATGCACCAATTATCGGCATCTGCACCACTATAAGTATCTAAAACAGTGTAATCAGTATCATCACTAGCTGTTATAATTATTTTACTATATGTTTTAGCAGTTGATGGAATCCATACTTCTACAGGTATAGTCTTTAAAGTTTTTACAGGTGACATTATGATGTATCCTCGCTACATGAACACCCATCACAACAAGTTCTAAAATACATACTTGGTTGGAATAGTGTCCATCCTGAATATCCACAGGCATAATCTGCCCATAACCAAACACCAAAGTTAGTTTCAAACGATACACCGGCTTTAATATTTTCCCAAGACTCTGCTGATAAGCTAATAGCTGTTGTTGAGTCACTAGAGTTACTCATTTTTAGTGTTACACAAGGCTCACTATTTTCAACCAAACTATACCAAGTAAACTCTTTACCTCCACGATTTTGTGCTGTAATATTTAAAAACGGTATAGAACTAGTTTGCCCCCAAGGTTCTACATTAGTACTGGTAGACGAACTAGGTGCAAAAACTAATGAATTGATATTTGTAGGTAAACTATAATCCCAATCAGAATAATAATAATTAACTTCTCCTGTATCATTACTGGTATAATCTGGTGTATGAACTATAATTTCATATGTATCATTACCACCATAATAATCAAATCTAGGATTTTGTACTTCTAAAGTACCATTAACTAATGATTCAAATGTTATTGGAATCTCTACGAACCCATCTGAATTATTTAAAAAAGTTTCAATTAAAGTAGTATTTAGATTTGCAATTGTAGCACTTTGATTATATGAAATATTAATATCTGAAATTTCTAATAACCCATATGTTGAATATAAATGTACAGGAATATAACAATAAGGAGATGTTGTACAACTAGATAAATAAGTAGTTAATGCATCTGAAATATTTACTTCTTCTTCTGATGAATAATTACCAGTATAATTCCATTCTCTATCTCCGGCACCAACTGTTCCAATTTCTAACCATGCGTCTTCTGGAACTCTAGTAAACGCCCAATGAACAGAATCTTCATAAATATTCGCATAAGCACAATCACCAGAAGAACAACTTGCACTCCACGGAGAAGTTATATATTTTGTATCATATAAATATGTATCTGAAATTGTACTATATCCAGGAACGGCACCACTAACATATACTTTATTATAAGTTACTATATATAAATTACTATATCCTGAAATATCTTCATTTGTAAAAATCGAAGTTGTTTCATTCCACGCAGACATTAAATTATTTACATTATCTACAAATATTGTAAAATTACCATATTCATAAAAAGGACCTGTTGGGTAAGTTTGACCAACATAATACATTTCAACAATTTCTTTACCATTATTTGGGGCACCAGTTAAATTTATCATTTCATCAGCCATCCACAAATCAGCCCAACATTTGTGAGAACTAGAACCTAATTTACAACCAATATTGCCTTCTATTTTAATATAATATTTATCAGCACCAACAAGGAAATCTTTATCAGTTTGAACCGACCAATATTTTGTTACTGCATCTGCTGGAGTTCCCCAACCTACTGCACTCCTTAATTTACCATTCGATTCAGATGTTCCATTATATCCCACATAATCTCCAGAATCAGACCATAAAGAATAATTTACACTATTATCTTCAAAATCATCGTAAACAGTACCATTTTTTGGAACAGCAACATTAATATTAATAAGTTGTGCTGCATATGTTGAAAAATTATTATCAAATAATAACGAGTCATTACCATAAATTACAGTAGAAGGTAAATTTCTTGTAGATGAAGTTTCTAATACTCCCATATTTAACCATTCACTTCCGTTATAACATTGAGGTCTTGATGAAAAGACAGATGACCCATAAGAGGATTTAATCCGTAATTCTATTAAAGTTTCATTATAATCCCAACAACTTTCTTGGTCACTCATAGTAATATTATAAGCATCTAAAGTTCCGTGTTTAACTTCCCAATATGTTGATGAAATTGAACTTGTTTTTTTCGTAAAATTTGAATATCTATAATTAATATTAGAATTTTCTGTAGTAGTATAATTATTATCTTGTGTAGTACTAGTATCGTCTCTATAAGTAACATTATATCCTGTAATATTTAAAAATCCTTCTATATTTGTTGCAGAATTAAATAATTCAAAATAACCAACTGTTACTATTTCTGCACCATTAAAAGTAGTATTTTTTGCAGAATCGTCATCGTTAAAAACAGTAATATCTTCTGATGATACGCCTAAAACAGGCCCGATATAATTACTTAAAGTATTATTAATATAAATACTTACATTTTGTGGATATGTTCCATTTGTTTCGTATCCAATTAAATCAATTTTTAAATCTTCTATATCATCATATTCGTGAGAAGATATATAATAAGTATGATTAGCCGCACCTATATAAGTTAAATTAAAAAGAGAAGATGAATCATTAAATTTAGTAAGTCTAAAATAAGGGATAGTTATACTTAAAACATTATCATCCCCACTAGTATAACAAGAATAATTTGTTCCAAATACAGAATGATTTATATCAACACATACCGTATCTGCTGATGCATCAACGCTTATATTTAATACTGAACCAAGTTCAATAGTAGTTTCTGTAGATGCATTTAAACAAACACCTAAAGTTGTTCCACTACAACCAACTTCATTAACTTCTTCTTCACAAGTTACTCCTGATGAGCTACCAGCACTTGATAAAGGACAAACTATTGCCTCTCCACCAGCATTACCCGAACCATCACAATAACCTGATGTATCGGTTTCATATAAACAAGTATAAGAGGCATTAAAACTATCATAATAAGGAGTATCTGCGTCACCATCACATTGAACAGTATCATTATAATTACTTGTGTTTTCAGTACACGTTAATACATTTTCTGTTGTTGCAACAGTAACATTTTCTGCTACATTCGTATCAGTTCCCTGGTCTACCCATCCTGTTGCAGTACAACTTCCAGAATCGTAACCTGTATAATAATCAGACATTGTACATGCCCCTGCTATACATTCATACCAAGTTGCACAACTACAATCATCATTATCATCAGTCCCGCAATCACTATCTCCTGATGGGTCTTCACTTGTTCCGTCTCTGCAAACATCTCCTACATCTACATCTGCTATATTATCATTGGTATCTAAAGAACCAGCACCATCACAATATCCATCAGGACCTGTTTTAGTATGTAAATCACTACAATCATCAAAACTTGAAGATTTACCTGTATTAATTGTTGAACAAGTTGTAGTATTCTCAGTAGTGTCTATTATATAATTATCTGGAACATTATAATTAGTTCCTTGGTCTACCCATCCTGTATCTATACAGTCTCCACTATCATATCCTGTATAATAATTATTAGCAAAACAAGCACTTAAAGTACAATCTCGTTGTGTTTCGCAACTACAAGAAATATCATTATTAAATCCGCAATCACTATTTCCTGAAGGGTCTTCACTTGCAGTAGTTCCACTGTCACAAACATCTCCTGTTGTAACATGAGTATCAGCACCCCAAACTCCAGAGGCACATTCTTCATAGTGAGTAATATTTATACACATATCATAACCATTTGCTAATTCTCCATCGTGGTCAGGATTTACACAATCAGTTGCAGTTGGATGACAATATTTTGTTATAGTATTAAAACCGGCATCACAATTCCCTTCAAAACAATCTTCATCATCTGAACAAACACCATATTGTTCGAATTGAGTACCAAGATTCATATTACCACCAGTTAAATAATTAGTATATAAATCTGAGATTTCTGTAGCAGTTAAAGTTCTATTATAAATAGTAATTTCATCTACAAACCCCTGTATACTATCTTCAGGGTCATCAGCACCAACAGCATGCCACGACATTGTACTTGCAAATGCCCCAAAAGTTTTACTAGAATTACCTACATAAGTTCCATTATGGTATAAATGAATTACATTACCATCACGAACCCCAACTACATGATGCCAAATGTTCATAGCCAATACTTTATAAACTACTGCTGTATTACCATCCGCATCACTAACAGTAAAACCCATATTATTATTATATGAGTGAAAATTATACCAAGTACTATTGCCATTTGTTGCATATAATATAGGTTCTCCATAATAATTTGTAGAATAATACCACAAAGAAATTGAATATTCAGTTCCTAGATAATCTTCTATATCTGGAAGGGAAATATAATCTGCCGTAGCACCATAATCTTTAAACTCATAGCACCCTCCAAAAGCACACGCTGTAGAATTACTATCTGCACCATGATTAGTTCCGTGAAAATTATTACTAGTAGAATCATTTACTGAAGTTAAATGAAGAGCTATTACGGTATTTTCACCATATACAGATTCGGGGGTATATCCTAATCCAGTAGATTCAATTTCATAAGGAATAAAAGAAGTATCATTAACAACTGAAAAAATATTACTATCATTATAAGCACAATAAATATCTCCATTTCCGCTACCTGGATTTGTCCAAATAATATTATCTCCAACACCATTAGACTGATTAATAGAAAATGCTAAAGAAGATGTTGGTTCATCAGTTATATTTCTAATATACTGATAACCAGTAGGAAACCAAATTGGGTCAAACATTCTAACATAATAAGTTTCATATTCGTTTTCAGGTCTGTATCTTACAATTAATTTATCAGATGCTATTTTTTGCTGATAAACTTTAGCCCAATCATACCCATCTTGCCACTCTACTTTCATTCTATGCCCAAAAGATTCAGGACTAATTGCCTCCCTAGTCTCACCATCGTAAAGAATATCTCTATATTCAAAATGTACAATCTTGCCTTCACAATTTATACATTCAACTTTATGTTCAATAGGAATTAATTCAACATTTTCAACAGTTGAATCAAAAGTATAAGTGTCATAAACAGTTATATTATCTTTCCAAATAGAAGTTCTAACTATCGTAGTAATAGTATCTATGGTATTATAACTAACATCACGAGATTTCGCCCGCATTTTCACAACACCATCCCAAAGTTGAACATACTCCGTACCACCAAGTACCCATTTGTTATCTTCAAAAACATAAAATTTGGTTCTAGTATTTTCTACTACAATTTTAACATTGTCTTGCATTACAAAATAAATAGAAGACGTTAAAATTACTATAAGCATAATTGTACTTAACCAAATCGTTGTTTTTGCTTGTCTATCCATATTATTCCTCTATTATTCTAAACGAATATACATAACTTTTATTTCCTCTATCATTACTGTCTTTAAAAGTAAGAGACCCTGGAACTAAATAAAAAGTTCCATCATGGATTCCATCTACAAAAGCGTGAGCAGTAGCATCTTCGAATCCTTCTATATTACCTCTATTAGTAGATAAATTAGCAACAGTTGTTCCTGTAACTAATCCTTCTATTTCAAGTTCCCATTGTTGTGAACTCATACCAACTATACTTGTTTGTATAAGACTTTTACCTATAATCTCTTTTCTAGTTTTCTGTCTTTTAGTTGGTGTCATACTTGTTACAGTTAAAGTAATAGCATTAAATGTAATTGTTTCACTATAGCCCGTCATATTACATAGTCCTCATTTCTCTTTTAATTTCTTCTACAAATTTATATGCGAATTCAGAAGGGTCACTAGACACTCCTGAAATATTAATATTTTGAATTGTAATTTCATTAGTTCCGCCAGTTGGGGCATCCCCTTTAAAACCCATTATAGTATCATCGGCACTGAAACTTGCAGCCGGTTGCCCCGGTCTCATTATAAAATCATTATACTTAGTAAAACCAGCTCCAACTTGTGCAAATGCAGAAGGACCCGCTGTCATCAAACCACCACCTCTAACTCCACCACCTGATATTTTACCAACAGCACTTGCAGCACTATTTGCCATATCACGTAGTTCGCTTAATGCTTTAACTTCTCCTTCTATAGTTTTAGTAAAATTATATCCTATTTCCTGTGCTTCTAAAAGTTTATCATTAAGTAATTCTATTTGTCCTTGTGTTCGTTCTACAGCACTAGTATATTCTTCTTGACTAATCCATTGATTTTTTAAAGCATCTATTACACTACCAGCACTTTCGTGTATTGTTATACTCTCTTCTTTATGGGCTTGTATTGCTTGTTTAACATCTTCTGTCATACTTCCATAATAAAGTTCATATGCGTCTTTAAGTAGAGTAACGCCAGATTCTTGTTTTGAAGTTTCCTCTGTAAATTTAGATGTTGAAAGTAACAAAGTTTGATATTTTCTTATAGATTCTGATACATTCATACTAAGTTCATTACCAGATTTTACAGTTTCTCTTATAAAAGTTTCTACAGTTTCTCTCCACGCTTCATAAGATGATTTTCCTGTTATAGTTTGGTCATTTACCTTTTTAAATGTTTCTAAAAAAGCTTTTAATTCTATATTTGACATAGAGATAGCTTTTTGAAGAAATTCTTGTGCTGAAACTCCTGTTCTTTCAAAAAATTCTTCTGCTTTAACAAACCTATCAAAACCAGTCATTAAATTTTCTATCCCTAATTGACCAACAAACCTAGGTGCTGAAAGTTCTGCAATTTCTTTATTCACATCTGAAAGTTTATCTTTATAATCAGAAAGTACTTTATTTTGTGTTGTTATTTGTTTTCTATAATCGGCTGTTGTTCTAGTAAGTTGACGTAAAAATTCATCTTTTTGTAAGATAGCTAAAGATGCACTATACCATTGGTCAACTTCTTTTTTAGTAACATCTCCGGTCCTTGATGCAAGGTCTAAATATTCTGCATATTCAATAGATAATTTACTCAATGCATAATTATAATCAGTTAATATAGCTTTATCATAAGCATTTTGGAAACGTTCAATTTCTTTAATTAAATCATTTAATATTTTATTAGTATCATTTAATTTAGAATTCATAAGGTCTTGATATTTCATAACAAGAGGATAAGATAGTTTTAAAATTTCTAACCGTTCTGTATATTCTTCAAGAGTCATATCAGTTAATGCATATGTTTCCTGTAAAATTTTTAGTTCTTCATTATAGTCATCTTGTCTATTTTGTAATTCATTTATTATAGTACTTTCCTTTTCTAATCCTAGTAGACTATTTGCCCTAATGGCTGATAATTCTTTTATTCTGGTTGATTGCTCGAAAGTTAATTTATTTAATTTTTCTTCCTCTATTTGTAATTTCTTATCTGCTGCAAGCATTGCAGAGGTTCCATCTTCATGGGATTTATAGAAATTAACTCTTGCCTCTGCTATATCTTCTATAGCTTTAATTTCTTCAGCGGATGTTAATTCTACTATGCTAAGTTTTTTAAGTTCTACTTTTTTATCTATTAAAAATTGTTTTGCTGCATCATATCCTTCTATTTCTTCTAGATATCTAAATGATAATTCAATTTCTTCTTCTTTTGTTAAATCTTTATATGTCGCTAAAAAATCTTCTAAACTTGAAACTATATGCATTTTAGGTTGGTCAATAAATAATTCTTGAAACATACTTCTATGACGGTCAGTTTCTACTCCTAATTCTCGTTTAATATCTTCTAAAAGTCGTGTGGCGGCAATTGCTTTATTTACATCTTGTAAATATTGTCCGAAACCACTATTCGATGCTCTAAAATAATCTGTCGTGCTAGCTTTTAAATTCCCCCATAAAATAAGCCATTGATTTGCAGTAGTTTCCATAGCAATATCGAATTCACGTTGAAGTGATGCAGCGTGTTTAAATTCGTCTGATGCTAAAAGAATATTTCTTTGTAAATCAATAAAATTACTAACTAATCCATTAACAGCAGATGCACCAACTCTACCAAAAATATCAGTTGAGATAGTTAATCGTTGTGTTTTATCAGTTATTTGTGTTAATCTATAAAGTAAATCTATAAAAACTTTATTAGCATCTTCACCAATACGGGTTTCAATAACAGATGAAGTAGTATCAAATACTCTAGCTATAGATTCTGTTTCTGTAGCCATCCTTGTAAAAGCAGTTCTCATCCTGGTTCCTGCTCTTTCGGCTCTCATTCCCATATCTATTAATGTTGCACTTATAGCGGCAGAAATTGGTAATATTATACCAAGTTGGTGAGCAGAAGTAGCCATTTTTAACATAGAGGCTGCAATTTCTTTAGAATTTGCAGCAGTAGTATTAGACAATTCATTTATAACACTGCCCATATTTTCTGCTTGTGTTATCGGTAAACCAAATGCTTTAGAAATTTTAGCTAAAGCTAAACCAGCTTCTTCGCTGGTTAAAACAGTTGCTGAACCCATCATAGCAACAACTTTTGTAAATTTAAGTATATTTTCACTGCCTCTAATACCTAATTGTCCAGCTATACCACCAATTTTTGCTAATTCTTCTGCAGAAACAGGCATGATTCTTGATAAATTAATAAACGCTCCTTCTAAACGTTTAATTTCATCCCTGGTCATTTTTGTTCTTTTTCGAACAGTCGTCATTTCAGTTTCTAATTCAATAACTGGTTTAATTAAAAGCCTATATGCACCATACACAGCTCCTAAAGCCATTGTCACATTAACTAATAACCATCTAAATCTTGTAAAACTTCCTAATAAAGAATTAAGCCTATTGCCAGAAGCTGCTGATGCAGCAGACATAGTTATCCATCTACCTTCAACTTTTTTTTGTGTTCGCGAAAATTTTTCCATAGTTCCACGAACTTCTTGGTATCTAGTTTGAGTACGTTTAATTTTATCGCCGTGTTTATCAATAATATTATTTGTTGTTTTCCAAGAAGTAAATTGTGTAGTCATTGATTGACCAAGTTTTTGCATTGAAGTATTATTTTTTTTAACAGCAGTTTCTAATTTTTTAAATTTAACAGTTGCACCATTAACAACTACGCCTTGTTTTTTAAATGTTGTATCTGATTTTTTAACTGTAGTTTCTAATTTTTTTACACTGCCTTCTACAGATTTTAATCTTTGAACGATTTTTTTATCGTTCAAGATTTGCATTACAATATCTACATCTATTCTATAATCACGAGCCATTTTTATTTCTTTTTATTTCTATTAGCCTCTCGTTTCTGACGCTCTATTTCTCTATTATGAGCATCAATTAATCTATTCAATTCCGAATAGGTCAAACTATTAATAGTAAAAAAAGTATATCCATATTTATGAAGGAATAATTCTAAATCGCTTTCTTGTCTATTTCGTTTGACCTTTTTGAGTTTTTTGCAAACTCATCCTCTACTTTTTTTAGAGCTTTTTTTCTACTTGAAGATGGAGTCATTCCACTTTCTCTAAAAATTGTATTAACAATTGCGTTAGCCAAAGCTGGTTTTATAAAAGGTATATCTTCTTTTTCATATTTGGGATTCACGCAATGTTCTAAAATAACATCACCATCCAAATCTTTTTCTTCTTTACTTCCTTCTTTAACAACAGAAGACATAAGTCGTCTAAGTTTTCCTCTTGGCATAGGAGTTACAAAAATTGTTTCTCCTTTAAACGTCATTTCATCTGGGTTGTTTTCGTCTACTTCTAATTCTACTTCTTGTGGGATTAATATTCCTTTCTCATCCCTTGAATATAGTGTTTCTTCAATTTGTAATACCATTGTTTCTCACCTCTTGTTTTCAAAAATTAAATAAAAAAATAAAAAAATGTATTTACGAATAATTACTATTAGAATCTACTATATAACATTTAGCATGTTCTACAGATAAATCTAATGTTTGTGATACAATATCTTCTGGTGCTCCTGGTATATTTATACTGTTAAATGCACAACTACCAAGTACAATCCTAATAAAGTCATCTGATTCTGTTTTAACACCACCAACATCTCCAACTCTAACAAAATCCAAAGCAATTTGGTATTTAGAAAGTGTTGCTTGGTCTTCTGTTGCAGTATTGCTTCCAAGGAACCTTTGATACATCTCTCTAGTTGAAAAGTGTAGATTCAAATTTGCATCATAATCTCTTCCTTTTACTATTAGTTTTTTTAGTCCTCTTAGTGTCTGATGTGTACTAGTTGTTCCAGAAATATACCATATAGCTTCTAAGTTATTGTTAATATTAAAATCGAATCCATTAACTTCTGCAATTTGGTCTGCTGCTAAAACGACAGTATCTCCTACTACATTACCACTTGTTGCTGTTACAATACCTTGATAAAAAATGTATGGGTCTTTTGTTAAGTCAGTTACACTAGTTGCTGCGGCTGTTGAAACAGTTACTCCTTGAGCAATAAAATCACAGTTAATTCTAAGCGGTTCATCTATTGTTCCAGATAATCCTAAAGTATTAACTCTACATCCATCATAAACCCTTTTTAAGTTATTTGTAGTAGACATTGCACCAGTATCTTCTTCATCAGCAAATTCCATACAAAAACTTGGAAAGTTATCTGCTTCTGGTGATGCTGCACTTCCTAATGTGTGAAAATATGCAAATCCTGTAGTAGCATTTCCAGTATGAAATTTAGGTCCTGAATCTATTGTTGCACTACTTGCAGTATCTTCCCCAAACGCTTGTCTAAGAAATATTCCATCTTGTAAATAATATTCAAAGCTTCCTGAAATTTCGAATTTACCTGGTACTATATTGCTGTAATCTCTATTTCCTCCTAAAGTTCTTATTTTTATAAGATTATTTGTTTCTGTAGGATTAATAGATTGCACTAAACCAAACGGTTTATCTATTGTAGCAGAGGAACCATATAACGATTCATTTGCCCAATATAAATTTTGTTTATATCCTGTTGCGACTCCCATAAGTCATCTCCTCCTTTTATAATATGTTTTTAATTATTTTTTTTCTTTTTTTAATGTTTTTCCTTCTCTTAATGTTTTTGCAGCGATAGATACATCTTTATTATCAAATACGCCATCGTTGTTTAAATCAAATTCATTTTTGACTTTTTTTTCTTTTATCTCTTTATCTCCCTTTACTAATGAAAAATCCTTATTTTTTAAAAGTTTTTCAGCTATATCTGGTGAAAGGTCTTTTATCTCTCCAGTACCCCATCTATTAAATATAGCGGACCCTACTCTTATTTTACAAGGATTTATACTTCTTCCATCGTATCTTACTTGAACCATTATATTTTCCTCCTTTCTTTTAACTTAATGCCTTTGTTTTTGTTAATTCTTCTCTTATTATACTAGGAGCTATAGATGCTCCTGCATCTCTACCTGCTTTCATAAATAAATATGGTGCTTTTGGATTAACAGATGACCAACTTTTTTTATTCCTTAGTTGTCTATCAAATTCTAAAAAAATACCATGTGGTGCATCTGAAAAAACTTTAGCATAAAAATCAGTTTCTGTTCCTATAGTAACAGTATATTGAATATTATTTATGATTAAACTTGGCATTTTTGTTGTTATTCTCTTTTTTTTATATTCAGCGATTGCTACATCTTTTACAATCATAGCCACTTTTTTATTAGCATTATTAATACCCCTACGAACATTTCTATTGATTTTATATAACTTAAATAGTCCTTTAACTTTTAATGGCATTTAGTTCACCTATTAAAATATGCTATCCGTATAGTAACCGAACCAAAATAAAGTTGGGTATCGGGGTCGTATTCAATACGAGATGTATTTATATGTTTATACATCTTAACCCCTGCGGTATGAAGTGTGTTAAATTGAGCTTTTAATGTTTGTTTAATTTGTCCTAACCCATATTCTACTAATTGTGAATTTTTATATTCAACCTCAGATACAGTAACTTTAAAACCATTTTTGCTTTGAAACCAAACATTTAAGAATAATTGTTCGTATTCCATATAATTATCTCCTATATCTATAGGAATTGTTGGGTTATCTACTTTTTTAATTTCTATTTTAGGAAATTTAGCGTGAGTAGATGGTTCATCGGAAAAGACCCAGAGAGAGCCACCTCTATAGTTACCACCGGCAGTTTCATAGGGGTCAATCATATAAGTTCTTAATACATTTCTTATTTCCTTTATTGCGGTTATTGAATCCGTTTTAAACACCCCCTAACATCTCTTTTAATATCTCTTTCCCAAAATCTATAAACTATATAATCCTGAGATTCTATAAATATTTTACTTGTTTAGCATCTCTAGGTTTGCCTTTTGGATAATGATGCCAATAATCCCCATCACACATAATTATTGTATTTATTTCAGGTAACCAAAAATCAGCGATTCCTAATTTATAAGGATGCTGTTTTATATATAAAAGGTCGTTAAAAAGTAATTCATTTTCGACCAACCGTTCTATTTTAGTATCTGCTACTAACATATTACCCTCTTTTAATTGTTTAATAGTAGATTCTCTGTTTTGTTCACGTAATTGTTCAGCTTTTTCTTTACCATAAAGTTCTTTATATGTTTTGCCCTTCATTGGGTGTATATGATTTTTCCAATGATTCTTTAATCCTTTTGCTGATTTTTTAACAGACGTTGGGTCACGTTTTTTACCTAACCAAAACCCACCAGATTCTTTCATTCGTTCTTTAGTTTTCTTGCTAATAACCGTTCGTGTTTCTTCTGAATATTTATTACCATAATTTGGATTATTTTTACCAATATTATGTATGGTATTCCATTTACCTTGGCATTTTCTATTACAAAAAGACTTATTACTAGTTAATTTACTACAATATTTACAATTATTACTATCCATTTTCTGCCCTCGGCGAGAACCATACACCCTACGGGAATATACTATTATCTATATAGGTATAGTAATACAACTTCTCCTATATAAATGTTTCTATTAGTATATTTTATCCAGTAAATCGTGGTTCTTTATTATTTGATGTTCTTTTATTAACATCTATTACAAAATCTGTTTCTATTACCTTTTGTTTATCTTTTTTTGTAATATTAAATCCTTTATCAAGTTTTTTTGTTATTTTACTCATTTATTCACCATCCTACACTACCGATATAATTATTTTTATCAAAGTTTTGTGTAACTCTTCTCCTATTAACACCATAAATTGGGTCATAATTTTGTACTTGTGAACTTAATTGTACACCAATACTATGTGATAATAGTTTTTCTACTTCTGTGACCCTTGTATTTATTACTCCTAATTCTTTACTACTTGTACCACCAGAAGTCATATCAAGTTTTTCTAATAACCGTTGACATGTCCTATACAGAGATAACTTATGGAAAATACTAGGCACATAATGTATATCTATTTCACAAGTAGTTTCTAGAGTATACCCACTAGATGCATATGGTAAAACTTCTATCATACCATATTGATTATTTGTTTTATAATGGTCATCTAAAAAAAATTCAAATTTAGTTGTTGTGCCATAAAAAACTCTATCTACTCTATAGATATTTTCTTCTCCTACATAATACCTTTGCTGAACTGTATTATTTATTTTTCCTATTACAGAATATGATGCTTTTAATGGTGTTCCTGATTCTATATAAATAAGGTCATCCACTTCTGTAATTGCATTAAATACATCATCATCTGTCCATCTTCCTACAGTATCTAATATATTTTTAATATCGTCTACTGTACAAAGCCGTAAAAGTTCTTCTGATGCTGTTGGGTCTGAATAATCTGAATAATATGTTCCATCATAAAATCTTATTTTATACCAATGAGTTTTTGTCCCACTTGCATCTGTATATGTTGTTACCCAAGTATTTGCTGAAGTTTTTGCTTCACCATCACTTGTTGCGTTTATAGTATCTAATACCGTATAAGTTCCATAAATACTTGAACTTCTACTAATTTCTACGCTGGTAACTGTTGTTTCTCCTGGTGCTAACCACGAAATCTTTCTTGCCATATTTTTTCACCTCATAATTAGTAACTATCTGTTACATATGTTCGTTTTGTATATTCTGTTGATTTTACCGTTGGTTTGGTAATTCGTCCACTCTTTTCATCTATTATTGGTTTTGTTATCGTTCTGGTTACAGGATGTATTGATGGTCTTGTAATGGACATATCCTGTGTTTTAATGTCTGGTTGTGTTAATACTTTATCGGTTTTATTTATATTAGGTTTATTATATGCGTATGCTACATCTGTTATTTCTGGTGTTGAAGGCACTATATATCCAAGAGACAAAATTAAACTATCAGATGTAATATTTTTTGAATAATTTCTGAAAACCTTGGTGTCGCTTAACAGATTCTTACTATAAGCACTAAGTATTTGGGATATAGAACGTATTGAAACCTCAGATGTAATTAATTCTATTAAAGAATTACTTATTATGTTTTTGCTATATGTCTGTAATATATAAGAATCAGACACAAAACTATCACTTATTGATTGAATTAACCAAGAAGTTGATATAACATTCTTTTTTATATCAATAGTTTTAATATGCAAAACAGATTCAATGTTTTCAATTACAGTTCCTAATATATATGATTCTGAAACAATATTTTTAAATGTTCGTTCTAAAACAAATAAACTACTTAATATGTCTTTTTCATTAGATAGCTTTAATATGTAAGATTCTGATGTAAATTCTATTTTTGTAGCTAATCGTACTAGATAACTATTCGAAGATAAATTTTTACTAATACTACTCAATATATATGAATTACTAGATAAATTACTTTCCTCTTCTTTTGTTATCCAAGAATCACTTAGTATATTACTTTCATTAGATAATTTTATAATGTATGAAATACTTGTTATAGAGGTCTCATATTCAAGTTTTAAAATATAGGAATCAGATAAAATATTCTTTTCTATATCAGATTTAAGTGTCCACGAATCAGAAAGTATATTTATCTCATTTGCAAGTTTTAATACATATGACTGACTTATTATATTTTTTGAATTTAGTGCTAATATAAAAGAGTCACTAATTAAATTTTTACTTTCTCTTTTTAAAATCCATAAATCACTAAGTAGATTTTTTTCGTTTGCTAACTTTTTAATGTATGAAATAGATGTTATCGACCCTTCGTATCCAAGTTTTTTAATATACAGATTAGACAAAATGTTTTTAGAGTTAGTTGCTAATATAAAAGAATATGACTCTATATTTTGACTATAGGATGTAATAATAGTTGAATTACTTAAAATATTTTGTTCTACAGAAGGTGTTAATATATAACTATCAGAACTAATAGTTTGTTCAGTTCCTAATACTTTAATATATGAATCTGAAAGGGTACTATTACATAAACTACAAAAAATGGATAAGTTAGAAAATATATTTTTGCTTATAGTTGATAAAATATATGATTCACTTATAAGATTTTTTTCGTTCTCTGCTTTAAGGATGTAAGAGTTTGAAACTAATGAATTCTCATATCCAAGTTTTTTGATGTAAGAATCTGATAAAACATTCTTACTATATGAAGCAAGAACATATGAAGAGGATAAAAGATTCTTTTCAGTTTGTTTTAATATATGAAGTATACTTCCTATGATTTTTTCATTATCTACAATTAAGATATTAGAAACAGATATAATATTTTTATCATATGGTGCAGTTATATAACTAACAGAAACTAAATTTTTGTCAGTTAATTTCAATATTTGTAAATCTGACAGACTGTTTTTATCTACAATAGTATTAACCCATAAAATACTTGTTATATTAGAAAGATATCCTAATCTTTTAATATAAGATACACTTGATAAACTATTTTCGTATCCTAACTTTTTAATTATAGAATCCGAAATAATATTTTTACTATATGTAGATAAGATGTATGAGTCACTTGTAAGATTTTTATCAGTACTTTTTTCTATGAAAGACTCTGATAAAATGTTTTTCTCTACATCTAATTTTTTAATATAAGATACTGACAAGATGTTCTGTTCATAAGTCTGGTTTATATAGGAACTACTAATTAAATTTTTAGTTTGACCGGGCCACCCAATTTGTAAGTCAGAAAGCATATTCTTAGAGTATGTATATTGTTCTACAATTACTAATAAACTTGAAATATTCTGTTCATAGGCTAACTTTTTAATATAGTAATCAGATGAAATATTTTTACTTATACTTGCTAAAATAGTTAAATCAGATACTATATTTTTACTTTCTAATTTTAATATCCAAGAATTTGAGGTAATATTAATAGTATTAGATAATTTTTTAATATATAAACTACTTAAAATACTGTTCTCATATCCAAGTTTTTTAATAATCGACTCAGATATTATACTTTTAATATAACTTGTTAATCTATAAGAGTCTGATATAAGATTCTTTTCTTGTGTTTTAAGTATCCATAAATCAGATTCAATATCTTTTTCATTAGCAAATTTTAAAATGTATGAATTGGATAATATGTTCTTATCTGTAGCTAATTTTTTGATGTATAAAATAGATAAGATGTTCTTAGCAACAGCACCAAATATATAGGAATCAGATAAAAGATTCTTTTCAATAATCTTTAAGATAAAAGAATCACTTATTAAATTATTTTCTGTAGCTAAACTTTTTATATATGAATTAGAAAGTGAGGAACTTTCATATCCAAGTTTTTTAATTAAGGAATCGCTCACTAAATTTTTAACATAACTTGATAAAATATAGGAATCAGATAAAAGATTCTTACTTGTTGGTTTACTTATCCATAAAGTAGATAACATATTTGTTTCTATATTATCTTTCAAAATATAACTATCAGATGTTACATTTTTCTCTGTTGCAAGTTTTTTAATAAACGTATTAGATAAAAGGTTTTTATCAACAGTTCCTAGTATAAATGAATCCGATACTCTATTTTTTTGTACTTCTTTTAATACCCACAACTCACTAAGTAGATTCTTTTCGTTTGCTAATTTAAGGATAAAAGAATCTGAAAGTATAGACCCTTCATATCCTAATCGTAAAATATATGAACTGGAGGTAATATTTTTACTATAAGTAGCTTTAATTGATAAATTACTAAGTAAATTCTTATCTAGTGTTTTAAGAACCCAAGAATCTGACAATATATTGTTTTCTACAGAAGGTTTCAATATATATAAATTACTAGTTACATTCTTTTCTATTGCTAATTTTTTAATATAAGAATTTGATAAAATGTTTTTACTATAAAAAGATAATATGAAAGACGAACTTTCTATATTCTTTTCTATTGCGGCTGCTGAGGTTATCTCTAAATCTGAAGTAATGTTTTTTTCCGTTGCTAGTTTTTTAATGTTAGAAACGGAACTAATGTTTTTACTATATGATTGTAAAATGCTATAATCAGATATTATATTTTTTTCTGTAAGTTTTTCTATATATGATATGTTATTTAAATTCTTTTCTATAGCAGATTTTGATATATAAGAATTTGATATTAAAGACCCTTCATATCCAAGTTTTTTAATAAATAAAGTTGATAATATATTTTGACTTGAACTTGCTAATATAGATAAATTAGAATTAATGTTTTTACTAGTTGGTTTAAGTATCCGAGAATCCGAAAGAAGATTCTTTTCATTTGCAAGTTTTAATATGTAAGAATCGCTTGTAATATCTTTACTATCTGTAGCAAAAATAGATAAATCACTAATTATATTTTTATCTATTGTTTTACTAATAAAAGAATCACTATTTAAATTAACACTAATAGCTAACTTTTTAATAAAAGAATCAGAGAGAAGATTTTTTTCAGTAGCAAGTTTCTTTATATAACTAGAAGAATTTAGGTTCTGTTCCCTAATTACATAAAATACTCCCTTTCCTATAACTATTTTAATCCCTCATTGAATTGAGTCTCACCGTATTGTATTACGATTAAATTTAACTTACTACAAAAGCATTAATATCAAAATAACCACCAGATGTTGGACTTGTATAATCTACCCAACAAGATACATCTACACAAGAATCTGATGTTAATGTTCCGTGAAGTGTTTGATTGCTTGTAGTTAAAGTTGTTGCATCTACTACTGTATAATCATCATCACATTTTAAAGCAATATTCGTGATTGTTTCATTCATATTCATATAAATACTTGTCCCAGTACCTGTTCCATTATTACAAATTCTATAAATTGCTTGCGAACTACCAGCATTTTGGTCATCTGGTTCACAATCAGTTTGTGTTGGCGTACACCTAAATGTTAAATAGTTTGTGGTTACATCTCCCCAAATTGAGCCAGTCCAAATAGTAAAATTAGTATCTGGGTCACCTACCTCTGCATCTGTATTATTTGTAATATTAACAGAATCAAAAAATAAAGTAGTTCCAATACCATAATTTCCATACATTGAATAATAAACATATATTCTAAAAGTATCGTCAGTATATATTCCATCTGTAGCATTATATACCTCTCCATTTACCGAGTATGATATAACATCATTATCGTGAAGTTCAAAAGTTGCATTCCAACCAATAGTCGATACATTAGTTAATATATCTGGATGTTCAGGAAGAAGATAATAACAATCAATATCTCCTTCACCGGCGGGATGCGTATCACCATCATAATATGAATGGATGAGAAAATGGGAACCTGTTGTATTAATTGCATATACACTAAAATTTATTTTCCAACCACCAGGATTAGCTCCACAATTACTACCATATCCTGTTGCGTGTCCATGAACATGTTCCATTTCAACTTTTGTCCCATATTGTAATGTGGTAAAATTTGTAAGTCTTAAAACATCATCATTAAAAGCGTTATATGATTGTAGAAAAATATGGTCTTCGCATCCTGGTGCAACGGTGCAAGTTCCACTACCATTAATATATCCACCTTTTAAATTATAATCATCATAAGCATAAGCACTAAAATTGTCTGTTTGAACATAAGTTTCATTCCAGGCATGTGTATATAAATTAAATTCATCCTTCCAAACATCGGTTATTGTTTGTTCTACATCATTAACACCATAATATCTAACATCAGAACCTTTATAAGTTTCTTCTGTCTCATTACTCCAAGAATGCCACAAATAACGGTAAGGTCCCGCTTTTGAAAAAATATCACTAGCATTATACATCATAGCTGATAAATTGGAAGCTGTCTTGTTTGAATTGTTTATGTCTAATAACACCGTGCCATTGGTTATATTTACGGTCACATTAAAATAACCAGTCCCGCTTGTGGTTAAATTATAACTATCGTCCCAATAATCTGAATATTCTGGTTTTGGAGGTCCCTCGACTGTGGTTGTGGTAATATTTACTACGGAACACCTATCAAACGTTCCAGTTGCATCATCGCAAATATATCCATAAGCCGTTAATGTTCCTTCATCCGTTTCCAAAGTTTCATATGTACATCTTATTTGAAATCCATCATCTGAATAGGGACCCTTACAAAGTGTATCCGTATCTCCACCATCACAAACATCATCTTCACCAACTACAGAAGTAATACCTGCTGTTCTACATATTATTAAGGCAATAAGTTCGACGTTATCTTCATGTCCAAATGCTGAATAAGTTATATTTAATCCTGCTGTTTGTGGGTCTGGAGAATCTTCTAAATCTCCTGTCCAGGTTGGCGTGGATGGCGGGTCAACAATATAATCAAATTCTAAATAAGCATTATTATCATTATTTAAACTAACAACTTTAAGGTCAAAAGTATCATTAACACCGCTTAGATTAGTAAGATATTCTATATAAAGGGTTGGTTTGTAAATTATTGGAAAACTCATAATATAGGTTCCATTAGTTAAATATACTTCAACGATTGTCGTATTTCCACTTTGATTATTTCGGGGATAAATTGTTATATCTTGGGTAGAATTAAGTTCTTCCTCAAAAGTAACTCTTATATATTCATTATGATAAATAGGCTCCGTCCAGATATTATCTAATTCTGAGGTCTCATTATACACGTTCGAAATAAAACTTTTATTTTCGTCTAAATGTATCGCATCTGAAATAAATATTGGGTCGAACAATCTAACATTATAAACTTCATAATCGGAATTAATATCATACTGAGCTTTAAGGATACCACTTTTATAAATCCACGCCCATCTATAATCAGGATGTAATTCAACTTTCATATTCAATCCAAATTCTAAAGATATTTTATCAGAAAGTTTATATGTATCTCCTTCATACGTTAGGTCTCTAACTTCATATCGTAAAAAATATTCTGATGCATTAAATACTTCAATCATATGAGAAATAGGAAATACCTCTACATCATCGAGAGTTCCATCAAAAAGATATGTTTCTTTTATAACAGGTCCTCTTATATAAGGTGTTAATTTTGTAATGGTTATAGTTTTATTTTCTTCATCAATACTTGTATTTATTTCGATTCCAGATAGACGACGGTTCATTTTAGAATTCCCATCAAAAATAGAAACATATTCTCTACCCGCTACTACCCATCTATTATTATCATTTTTAACATAGAATGTAGCTTTATCTGTATCAATCTTAAGTTTAACATTATCCATAGAAATATAAATTATACCAGTAGCTAGTAAAAGAAGTATTAATGTTCCAATAATATAATTTTTAGTATCTGTCATTTTATCCTATTGTATTAGGTATTATTTTTACATTGTATTGTAAAAATCTTTTTATTTAGTATGAAGCCTAATCATACCATTTTTTTCACTAAACATAATTTTTTTATTTTGGTTATTTATAGTAATCTGAAAACCAACAAAACTTTCAATTGTTTTACCACTCGAATCATTTGAAGTTCCTATAGAAAAGGAAGTTCTTCTAAAGTAAATCAATCTATATTCTTCTGGTCTATAACTACTTTCAGGTATTTCAATTATTGTATTATTAATCATAAAAATACCTACTTTTAAATCAACAATAATATGTTTATCTCCGTTATCAATTCTGAAAGCTATTAACTTGTCTTGAACTATATCACCAAATAAATTTTCTTTATCGCCTTCAAATTGTTTTAATTCAATATCATCATCATATATAGCAGTCCACCTAAAAACCATTTAACTCACCTACTTATTTTTTCCAACTGTTTCTGTTAAATCTTCTTTCTCTTTTTTTTTTACATTATTAAATTCTATTTTTTTTGGTCTTGCTCCTAACCCTTTAAATATTTCTAATTTTTGTTCTTGTGTGCTTGTTTTAATACCTAAATGATGAACAACTCTTGGAACTAATGGTTCAATTACACCACCAACACTTTGTCTTACAAAATTTCGTCTAAAGTAAATAAGTTCTGGATTAGTTCCTGTTAAAGTATAACTAAATCCCGGTCCTTTTATTGTTTTATTAACCAAATTAACAGTATATCCTTCATCGAATTCAGTAGAGATAATACTAAATTCTGTTAATTCATTTTCTTTATCTAAAACTTCTTTAAATAATATTTCGTTTTTTTCATTATCATATTGAGCTATTATATCTCCATTATCGAAAACAGCCTGCCAATAATATCCAAGTGTTTCATTTATCATTTTTAACCTCTATTAATTATTCTTAAATTGTATAGTAACTATCGCTTCTTCAAAGCGTCTACCATCTTTTCTATATATTCTATTTGTTTTAATTTGTCTAATTGTATAATCACAATCAAATTCCCTAAGTAACACTTCAATATCATTTAAATGCCAAATTTTTAAATGTTCTTTCCAAGGGTCATCATTTATAGGAATAACTAAAACTAATGTTCCATCTTCTTTTAATATTCCTTGTGATTTTTTTATTAATTCTGTTGGGTTATTTATATGTTCTATCAAATGACTCATTAAAATCATATCAAAATAATTCTTTTGATATAATTTATCAAGTTCAGCGTGTTGATAATATGAAATATTATCGTTTTTTTGTTTACAATAATCTATAGCAGTCTGTGAAAAATCACAACCAAATACATCAGCATTAGGAAAATTATCTTTAATATATCTAGTGTCTGAACCTGTTCCACAACCAACATCTAAAAAGGCTCCGCCATTAAAACTTTTAGTAACCAAGTCTATTTCCTTACTATCGTTTCTATCTATTCCTGATTCTATTTCATTTTCATAAATTACATCCCAATATTCTGGAGTATTTATATTTTTAGGTGTTATAATCATACTATCTGAACATTCTATTTTTCTATTTGGAAAAAATTCAGTTATCCATTCTTTAGCTATACTACTCCAACTATAATCTTTTCCTAAACATGCTTTGTGCATCTTTTCCCATTTTTCTTTATTGGTAAGTAATTCAACAATAGAGTCTATAAATTTTTCCTTATATTCTTTACTATGAGGATTTCCATCTATTCTTATAGCAACATCATCAGGCGCTGTTTCTTTTAAAGCACCAAGATTTGAAATTACAATAGGAGTTCCTGCTGATTGTGCTTCAAATGCTGTTATACAACAAGTTTCTGGAAAAGTATTTGGATAAGCTAATATTTGGGCTTTCATATGTTCTTGTGCAAGTCTATCTTGTTTTATAGTTCCAAAATATTCTACTCCTTCCATATTTTTTAATCTATTGTATAATGGTTCAAATTGGTCATCATCATATTTTTCACCATATACTTTCATTGAACTAAAAACTCTTAAATGTGCATGTGGTACTCTTTTCCGTATTTCTGGAAATACGTCTGCTAATATTTCTAATCCTCTAAAAGGTGTAGATGAATAAATAAGTCTTCCAGGAATTTTTTCTATTTTATCTCTATTTTTAAAACGTTTTTTATTTATACCATTTCTAGCTATAAATATTTTATCATTTTTCATAAAAGGATAAAACTTTAACAATTCATCTTTATGAAATTCTGTCAATGCAAAAATTTTATCTACATTTTTATACGCTTCTTCTATTTTATTATAAACAGGGTCACCTGGCATATCATGTGTCCAAAGACAAACAGTTTTTGCATTAAATTCTTTCTTAAAGTCTACCATAGTCAATATGTCCGTATTTCTACTTAAAATAAGTAAGTCTGAATTTAAACTTTTTAATGTCTCACCACTTGTTATTAAATCGTGATAAATTACATTATCATAAACTCCTGGTCTTGGACATGTACAAAATACATGAACATTAAATTCGTGTTCATTTGCAAATACTTTAGCTAAGTTTATAATATCTCCCTCCGAACCCCCACATCCTCTTCTTTCAAGTTCATCTCCTGAAAAAGCATTATATGTATGATTTACAAATGTAATTGTTTTTTTATTTGGGTCTCTTCCTAAAGCTTTATCATATTCTTCAATAACATCTTCTCTTCCATCTTCCTGTAATTTTTTTCTACATAATTCTCTTACAGCTTCCTCAGATGGAAAGAATATTTTATTTTTAACATCATAATGGTCACAAAGTATTCCACTATCTGCCCATACTTTGAATCCTAATTTCTTAGCGTGATAAAAGAAATAATGGTCTTCTCCAATTGGACATTTAATCTTTCTTCCATCGTCCAATTCCATAGTCCAATTTTCTTTAAAATATGGTATATTTGCTTTATCAAATTTATCAAACACACTCATATTAATAAGACAACAACCAAGCCCACTTCCTGAAATTTCAAAAACTTTATCCAATGGAAAGTCATACATAGGGCCGCCACCTTCTTTTTCAAAGATTACTGGTGCTGAAGGTTCTGATTTAGTCCAATATATACCAGTTAAAATGTCTTTCTTTTTAGATAACATTATTCGCATTACATCTTTTGGAACAAACACATCATCATCTATAAATAATACCCATTCAAAATTTTCTTTTCTAACTTTTTTTACAGCCTCTATCCTATTCTTAGCCCAACCATCTTCTCCTTCTACAAATATATATTTCCAAAACATACCTATTGGATGAAACGATGCTAATTTATTCATATGTTGCATCCATTTTACACTAACCGTTCCTCTGGTTATTACACATATACCAACACCGGCTCTCCCTTGTTGTTTTTCATTATTCATTGTTCTCACCTATATTATAATTAAATATATCTTTAAGAAAATTGTAATATTGCTCCCAAGTAATATATTCCATTTCTTGTATTTTAAATGAATCTGTCCATTGTAATACATCATAAAAATGTTGTTTCTTTATTTCTTTTGGAATATGCTTAGTCCAATCTGTAATATTTACAATGCTCCATTTTGGAATAAAAGTTATTTTATTATCGTCAATCATACAAAGCCATCTATGATGACAAAATCCGGCATAACTTTCATTACCCTTCCAAGTATCAACACCCTTCGTACATTCTGTTAATATACTAGGGACGATTATTATACCCGCTTTACTAACACGCATCATTTCTTTACAGACAAAAAGTGGGTCTTTTATATCTTCTAATACATTACTACAATATGCTAAATCAAATTCCTTATCTTTAAAAGGCCATTTTTTACATATATTCTGTTGTGTATAATGTAATTTACAATCCTTTGGTTTCTCTATAATATCTATAATATGCGTAGCATCTTTTTTTGTATTAATTGCTCCTCCAACATCTAAAATTTTCATATTATTCTCACCTATATTCTAATATTTTTATTTTATAAGATATTCCATATATATCACCTTTTTTATTTATAGTAATATATATGTAATTTTCTTATTGAATGTTTTGGTTTGGTTTGACACCTGACGAACTAAACTTCATCGTACTGAAGCCGAAATTGTTTGGTCTGTGTTGCCCCCGCACTAGCCGCAGACGTTATACTTGCTTGTATAACAATAAAGTCACTATATCCTGTAGCTGTTAGACTAGCAGAAAGACTTCCTGTAAAGCCAAGATTAGCCGCTCCTGGGTCTGCTGTAGGCATTACTACACTGGCTTTAGCATCCAAATTAGTTGTTGGTGTTGTAAAAGTTGTTGTTCCACCATAAGTTGCTGTCGATGCTGAACATTTCAATGATTCTCCTGATACATAACCAGTTCCACTTGAACTCATCCAAAGTTGAAGATTTTCAATCCTTGTAAATGTTCCACTCCAATATCCTCTAAACCATTTACTATATGAGTATGTTCCTGCTGTTATAGGATATGTACTTGGTGCTAGATTTGCTGAGTTATTACTACCCAAATTTAAATTTCCGGCTGTTATATCAGTCGTATCGCCGGCTGTTGCATTATATTCAATAAATGCGAATGTTGCTGCCATTTTATTTCCCTCTATTTATTTTATTGTTGTTTATTGCATTAAACATAAGTATATACTATTATATGTAATTTCTCCTATATAAATCTTTTGGTTTTTAACCTAAAAAAAAGTAAAAAAATATTTTACTCTATATAACCACTAATAACGAATTTAACGCCTACTGCGTCTGCACTACTAACTATATGTCTAGTCTCTCCTGTAGAACCAGTCACAATCATTTTATAAGGTATTTCCCATGAAAAATCTAAACTTGATGATGACGCAATATGAAAATCTAATGCTTGAACTTCACCCGCTTCAGTATAATTATCTGGGTATATCTTAAAATTTGCAGCCACTCCACCACTTGTTACTTTTAAATCTGTAATATTAATTTTTCTTACATTTGTATTAGCACTTCCAATAGTAAAGATTGTTTCTGCAGTTGTTCCCATTGTAGATGCGAACTGAAACTGACTAACTTCGTGCCTTCCTATATTAACCATTTTTATTTCCTCCGTTTATTATCTATTAGCATTCCATTCAGTATAAGTTTCTGTTAACTCTATAGGAACCTTAATATAACCACAAGCTACTGTTATATTAGCATCTACTGTAGTTACTACTTCCAATCTTGCATTTTTCCAGCCTTGCCATTTACCTTGAAATGAAACAGAAAATACTACAGGAGCATCTGTAGCATCTGCATCTAAAATACTAATAGTTTCTGTATCGTCTGTAAATTGAATTGTTATAACATTCCCTGCTTTTTTTTCAGATGAAATTACTAAATCTGTCAAATAAAGACTCCCATCTGTAATTGGAGAAGTTATTATACTAGTTCCAGCAGTTGTTCTAGATACTGATTTAAAAGCCCCTTTTATATGACAAGGAGAACAAGTTACAAGTGTTTCTCCAATTAAAGTTTTTTCTACACAAAGTGCTTTATTATTTTTTAAATTAATTAAATGTGTTTTTACCATTATTTTTAACTTAACTATTTTCTTGAAAATAACCAAAAATATTTGCAGATACTGTTCCAGTAGCATTTATAGTAACAGCAAGTTCATCACCAGTATCTAATATTATAGCCCCATCTGTAGGAAATTTTTTTGGATTATGTGCAGGTGTATGAATACTATAAATAGTTTCTCCTGTTAAAGTACCTGTTACTGCAGCGTTTCCATAAGAAGTTACTAATGGTGTTTTACCAGAACCGAAATTTAGATTTCTTCCTGTAATAGTTGTTCCAGCGGCTGTTCCACTAGTTACTTTAAACAATGTCCATAAAGTATTTACAGTATTACTAAAACCAACTCTATAAATATGTAATGATTTTAAAGTATCTGTATTTTTGATATAAATAATTTCATCTCCAGCAGTAGCACCAAATGTACTTACCCAACCATATGCTTCTCCTTCTTCCGCCTCTGCTTGTATTTCATGTCGAACAGTTGCATGTGTTTTTAATCTATTTCTACTATCTACTCCAGCAATATTACTATTCCCTTCACCATCTTCAATTCTTAGACCCATTTTTCCACCTTTACTCTTGTTTATGATAATTAAATGATACATATAAATGTATATTTATCCCACCAGTTACTGCATAAAATGTAATGGTTCTATTTTTAGGTATTACTATTGATTGGTAAAATTCATATGTATGAGATGCACCATCTGCACTAACTGCTATTCTATCTAATGAATTTCCATCACTCAATCCAGTTATATCATTTCCTTGTTCAAAAGTACCATCTGCTTGATGTCCACTACCTAAATTAGTATTTTGTGGAGTAATAGCTGTTCCGCCAGAAGGTGTCCCAGAATCATTTTTCTGTATAATAATTATTTCATTACTTGCAACATATAATTTTATTCTAGATATTATCATATCTATTTCTGAATCATTTTTTATATAAGCAAAACAATCATCAGCACCAGTAGGAGTTACTGTAAAATATGCTTTATATCCTTGTCCTTCTTTATGTGAAATATAATGTTCTCTAGATTCTGTCATTGCACCAACATTTAACATTTTATCTGAATTTACTTTTGCTAAATTACCATTACCTGTTCCATCACGTATCATTTCTGGAATTTTAATCACCCCTTATTATATAATTTAAACATCTTCATTTCTAATATACTCTTCTGTAAGTAAGGATAAATGCAAATTAACTTTTTTAATTTCTTTATAAATTTTATTTAATAAATCTAAAATTTCTAAATTTTTTAATTCTGTTAAATCTAATTCAGTTTCACCATCGGTTTGTTTAATAAGTATAGAACCATCCTTTTCTACTCTTAATTGTTGAGATGGATTATAACGGTCCGATATCTGTTCTCCCATTATTTAACACCTTCTTCTTGAATATCGTTATTTTTAGTTTCATTATCTTGGTCATCTAATATCATAAGTGGTGTTTTTAAACTAGATTGTTCAGTTAATATACTTACTTTTGGTAGCGGTATATTAAAATCCAATTGAACCGCACCATAAAACATTTTATCAGAAAAAAATTGTTTGGTATTTTCTATTTCTTGTTTTAGTAATCCACTTTTAACTACTATACCATCTGCTAGAAAATGAAAATCATAAAAAGCCTCCCCCTCGTAAATATAAAGTCTACTATTTCTAGCAAGTTTTTTAAAATTTTCAAAACTTATAGATAATACTGTCATTTTAATTACTCCTTTTAAATAAGTAAATAATCTTTTTAAATAAATAATTAAATGAAAATTTATTTATTTCAATATCACTTACTATTTTTTCTAGTGTTTTTTTCTTTTTCATTTTTATCATTAAGTGATTCATCCAACGCTAATAGATATTTAAGTTTTGAATTAATATGATTATAGTATTCAACTTTTTCCAATGCTGTGTTTACTACTTTATCATAAAAATCTTTATCTGTCATTAACCTTTCTATTAAGCGTCTTCCGCCAACAACATCATATGGGTCTACACTTGTATAAGGATAACAAAGATTTATTGATTGTGTTCTATTACTACCAACAACGGCTACTCCCATTGCAGCACAATCAACTATTGCTCTATTATAACTATGAAATGTAAATGGGTCATAAATGATTTTACTTTCACGCATTTGGTCACAAAAATCAAAATAATTTGTTCCACTAACAACATAATCAAACATAGTAGTTGTTAACCAAACTCGTTTATCTAAATTTTTATCATATCCTATTAATTGTGTTGTTAAACCATTATTTCTAGTAACAAGATGTGGAATATATGAAAATCTATCATATCTTCTCCAAATTGTACTTATAACATCTTTCTTTGGTTTTTTTGGTAATGCTTTAAGTCTTTTAACGTCTGCTGGGTGAGGAATAATAAAACACTTTCTTCCTGTTAATTCAGAAAGAGCAGTTGTTTGATAATATTCCGTTCCAAAAAGCATATCTGCTTTTGAGATTTCCCTCTTTAAAGTATTTGGGTCAGTAAAAGTATTCCCCCAAGCTTCAGTTGTGTAATCATTATTTAGTATTATTTTTGTTTTACTATTTTTTCCAAGTTGTTCCCATATATTCGAAACAAGTGGAATATCTTGTAAAGACATATTAACTTGAACAATATCATAGTCATTATAATCTTTTACATCTCTTGGGTATTTTATTTCGCCATTAAATGTATTTATCCATTGATATAATCCTGTTCTAGTTATTTCTTCTTCAATTAATTGTTGATGTATATACCCAGTTACGAGTAAATACTTAACATCTTTTGATGGTTTTCCAAAAATCTTTTGGGATAACCGTTCTATTATCTCTTCTGGAGTTTCCTCACCTTTACTTTCTTCCATTAGTCTCACCTATAAATTAATTATTTTTTGCTTTTTCTTTTATACTTTACAACTTTCTTTTCTTTCCCAACTTCTTTTATGAGAACATCAGTTTCTTTTATAACTTTGGTTGCTTCTTTAAGTATTTCGTCAACCGGTGTTTTCTTTTCTTCCTTTATAAAGTTATTTTTATGATTTAATTTAGTATCACATGCCATATATATCCCCTCGATTTATTTTAAAAATAAAAAAAAATAAAAAATTTATTTAGGCCACATTCATATTGGTTGCACCAACTTGACCTGCAGATTTTTTACCTTGTGCTCTGGAATTCTTTCTTATTGTTTCTTCTTCTGCTTTTTTCCCTTCTATGTTGCTTTCAGTAACTTTACCAACATACATTTTAGAACCAGGCACTGTTTTAACTTTGTCTGTAACCATTCTTTACCTCATTCCTGTAAATATGTCAAATACAATACTGCAAGTGATTTACCTGCTGCCATAGCTGTCATTTCTACAGTGTTATATGTTTTATTTATTGTTACTCCTTGGTATTCTCCAGTTCCATAAGCTGAACCATAAGAATAAGACAAGATGTCTGCACTCTTTTCTATAGGATATGGTAGTCCGATAACTTTTCTCCATCCAACTCCAACAGATGTAGTCTTTACAACTTGATTTGTAGTCATAGCTGTAATAGCTGAATAAGCATAGCTTGTATAAGCACTACCTGCTGCGGCAGAAGTAATAGTAAGTGTGTCCGAAATTACATTACCCATTGCATCTATTCCATCAATAGTAAGTGTATCAGAATTATCTGCTGTTCCTGCTGCATTCCAATTGATAAGTATCTGTAAAGGATAAGGTGGTTGAACTAACAAATCAGCATTGCCATAAGCACTTGTTCCTTGAGCATTCATATCTTCTGCACTCATTATAGCGGCAGTTGATTCTGCTACTGTATCCGGAATACTATACTGCACCGGAATTTTTCCTTTAATTATAACTTTTTTTGCGTTTATTTTATTATCACGCCATCCATATTTAGTCATGTTTTTTCCTCCTCGCTTGTTTTATTATTTGTAATCGCCAACGAGCTTGTTAATAACAAGTAATTACAAATTTAAAAAAATAAAAAAAGATGCGTTTTTACGCATCTGTGAAACAGCCCATACATATTGCTTTTTCATTGATTCTTGTCATTTTATACCAAGCATCAAGCAATACTTTGTGTTTCCTTTCGTCATCCAATGTGATAACTTTAACTTTTGCTTTTTCTTTCCAAACAATACCAGCTGCTGCTGATGGGTCTATGATATAAGCAAAATGTCCTGCTGCTCCCCAATCGCCTCTTTGGTCGTTTGTAGCGTCTGTTGTAGTTACTCCTGCGGATACAAGTGTTGAAACTTCAATTATAACACCAACATATTCTTCGATAACCCCTTTCCTAACTACGGATGGTGCTCCAAATTCTGCTGCGTTAGTAAACTGTGAAGATTTCAATAGCTGTTTAAACTGTGTTGGGTGAATAAACAAAATAGCTTCTTCTGGTCTTTTTGCAAAGTCCATATTCTGCAATCTTATCTTCATATCTACAATCTTATCAACATCTATAACATCTCCTGTAACTAACAAATCTACATTAGCTGCAAAAGCAGAATTGTCTGCAACAGTTGTTCCACCATAAATAGAACCTGCTCCAGTTGTTGCATTTATTGTTGCTCCTTCTAGAGTAAGATATGCATCTGTTTCTAGTGTTTTAAGATATTGTCTTGTTAGTTGTTTATGAGCCATTTCAACAATGCTAACTCTTGTAGCACTTGCTGTTTCAAACGAAACTGAACATCCACCAAGTTTAACATCTGCTGATGTTAGACTAACTGTTAGGTTGTCTGCTGAATCGAATGTAGTCATAACCCTTTCAATACCTTCTTTATTTCCTGACCTGCCTCCCATTAGGTCAACATCTCCAATTTTTGGTATAACAATTGTTACGTCGTTATTTCCCATTAAATCGTTAAATTCGATAAAATACTTTGAAAGTACTCTATCAGGCTGAGCGTCGAAGATTATCTTCTCACTCCATGTACTACCCATTATACTTCCTATACCTGTGGTTTGAGAACCCCAGCTTGAAGTACCAATCATAGTAACTCCTGTAGCAAGTTGCTCAGGTTGTTTTATTTCTGACATTTTAATTATCCTCCTTAATAAATATATCTAATTACATAAATTTTACTCTATTATTCCCAGGTTTGTTTTGTTCTCTAACTAATTCATTACAAATCCCTGCGAAAAAAGCACCATTTGAAAGTTGTTCTTCCTTCTCCTCTGTCTTCACTTCAGGCTCTTCATCACTTTTTTCTTCTTGTTCTTCAGGCAGTTCTTCAGTTTGTTCTACTCCTGTAACGGCTGGTGCTTCTTTGGTATCTCCTGTTTTCTCCAATGCAGCATCAACAATTTTCTCGAATTCTCCGAGTGTTTCGTCGTCTTTATTTTCTAACTGTTCAACTGTTTTTTCTTGCCCAAGAAGGGTAAACTTCTTACTTAATTTTTCAAGCCTTTCACTTCTCATTTTAGCATATAGTTTTTCTTCTGCTTCTTTATATCTATTCAATTGAGTCCCTAAGGATTCAACTTTTTTATCCAACTTTTCATTTTCCTTCATTAGTTGCTCTTTTTGAGCTTCTAAATCACTGTAATTAGCATAAAGCGTAACAAGTTCTTCACGAACTTCTTTTACTACTGCAAGCTCTTCTTTAGTTTGCTCTATTTCTGCTTCTATTTCTTTTTTTTCTTCTGTTGTCTCTTTATCACGAGGAGTTTCTTCTTCCTTAGGTTTTTCCTCTGATGTTTCCTCTTCTGTTTTGGGTTCCTCTTTAGCGGGTGCTACCTCTTCAGCAACTTCCTCTTCAGTAGGAGTTTCCTTTTCTTCAACAGATTCTTCTTTAGTATCTGCATCAGTTTCTTTCTCAGATTCTTCTGAATTTGTCTCTTCTACAGGTTTTTCTTCTGTAGTCTCCTCAACTTTTTCTTCAGCGGAATCTTGAAGTTTTTCTTCTGTTTTTGTTTTCATTTATCTATCCTCCTCGTTAATCGAGTATAATTTTTTATTATCCGGTTAGATTGCCTAACCATGAATCAACCAAATGGTTGAAATAATCTGCTCTACTATTTTTTTCCATAGCATGTTTACCAGTAAATCTCTTTTTTAAAATGCTATTTGCGGCACGAAATGCCCTTTGCTCATTTCCTTTAGTACTTTTATAAACCGTATTGAATACTGCTCTCCATTGTCTTTGAATTTTTGAACTATATTTCTTTACATATGCGGGTAACGATTTTATATCAGCATATGGCATTTTAATTATCTACCATAATGCTATTATTTGGTTCTTGTCCTTGCATTACTAGACTAAGTTCTTTATAAGTTAAATCTTTTCCTACTAATCCAAGCAATTCATCATAATCAGCAATTGAATAAATTGTAGCACTTACTTCTTTAATACTTCCATCTAAGACATTTCTGGCAAAAGTGTCACTATTTATATGTCCCCACCATCTAATACCTTTAATACTATCATCGTATTCTATTTGAGTAACTTGACCAATTATTTTTCCAGCTTCCGTATCTTTATGGTCTAACATCAAGGGGAAACTATTATTCAATGGATTAACGACAGATTTTTCAAGTTCTTCTGATGTATAAAACTTAGCTAATGGTCTTCCTTCTGTTAAAAAAACACCTTTAACTTTTAAAGGTAATTTAAATGCTCCTTTTTTAAGTTGTTCTCCACATTCGACAATTGAAGATAGTTTTTCACTACCAATTTCATTCTTTTTACTATTATAATAATCATTTAAAATTTGAAGCCTACTAAGTTTTTCTAATTCTGTATACTTATATCTAATAAGTTTCAAATAATTATCTAATTTATATATAAGGTCACTTGTTTTTTCTTTCATTTTATTTTATCCAATCTATCAAAGTGTGTATGTTTTAATTTTGTTTTAATTTTATTATGTAATCGTTCTATATCTCTATATGATAATTCCTTCTTTTCTCTTTTTTGATAAAATCTATGTAATAATGCGTGTGTCAATATTAACTGGTCTTGTGTTAATATTTCAACATCCATTTCCTTTGTTATAATAAGGTCCCCCCCGGGGGAATTATCTCCCCCCGAAGGGAATTTAGGTGAGACAGACGCACCGGTTACGCCATTATGAAGTTGTGAATCTAATCTTGATAATAATTCTTTATATTTCCTTTGTTTCATTTTAAACCAGTTGTCGACATTCCACTTTGTTTTGCTTTCTTTTTAACGCCCTTTTGGCTACCAGCAGGACTTCCAGCCTCTGCTGGGTTCCATTCTTTAGCGTCTTCTTGTTTTATTTCTGTCTCTAAATTTTGAGTTGGTTTAAGAGTCTTTAAATCTGTCGGATATAGCCCAATCATTTTTCGTGCTTCATTTAAATCTATAATACCGGCAGCATAAAGCTCGATTGCAAATTCAGTATTAACAGCAACATCTTCTGCTACATCTTCAAATTGTAATTTAGGAGGTTTAAATCCTGCTAATTCCCCATATTCTTCAAATATTTTATTAAAAAAATCTTCCATATATCGTTGATTACTTCTAATAAGCGAATAAAAATGACGAGATAAGATAACTTGTTCTGCTCTATTAGAACCTCCTCCACCACTTCCACTTTCTCCAAGTAGAATTGCTTTTGGAACACCAAAAGTAGCAACAACAGCATTTAAAAAATAATCAGCATATTCATTAAAATTTTGTGAACCAGGCGATAAAGTATCTAAAGTCATATCCTCAGGGATAAAAACTTGTTCTCTACCACTTATATTACCAAGTATTGTTCCCCACATAGCAATTTGGTGTGGAGATTTAGTATTACATTTACCTACTATAATCGGATTAGCTATTTTAACCGCTGCTTCGGCGGCAGCATATTCCATATTCATAAGTCGTACTATAGTATCATAACCTGGTTGAATTGTACTTATACCAGTAAAATCGTCTCCAAGTGTATTAAATTTAAGATGTTCTATTATTTCTTTTGGAACATCTTTTTTAACTTCTATTCCTTTATCATCTAAATAAGATTGTTCATATCCAACAGGTTCTTTATTTTTATCTAAAAGTATTATATCACTTTCTTTTTTCTTTTTAAATCCTAGTGTTAATGGATGAACATGTTTAAGTCTTAAAATCTTCTTTTTGTTTGAACTATAAATTTTCTCTTGAAATCCATCTCCCGCAATATCAGTATTTACAGAAAGTTGCCAAAATAAATTAATTCCACCACTTTTATCTATAAGCTCTTCGCACTCTGTAACGCCTTTATCATCACCAACTATCTTATATCCCCTAGAAATAAGCGTATCCGCTCTAATATTTACTGCTCTAGCAACAAATTGATTAGTTAAATATAAAATAAAAAGCTCTCTAACATTTCTTTTTACTTTCGCTATCCCAATACCAGCTTCGTGTTTAGTAGTCGAAAGTGCAATAGCACTAGGATTACTTAGTGTTTTTAATTTCTCGGTTTCTTGCCTTTCAAGAATTTCTGCAGCAACAGCTTCTACTTCTTTGAATAACTGTTCTTTAGAAGGTTCTTTAAATTCTAATTGTTTTTGTTGTTCAACCATAATATTCATCTCACCTAACTAGTATACCATTAACTATACTATTATACTATACTACTTCTCCTATATAAATGTTTCGCTTTTGAAATAGAAACATTTATATACTAGAAGTTACATATAATTGTATTATATATAATATATTGTTAGGTGATACAGGATGGATGGATTTTTAATTACATATGATTCAAAAAATGATATTTCTAGAGTAAAATTTAATCACATATTATTTGGTAGGATACTTTATAGGACACGAAGAGGCAAACGATATGCTTATTATGTACCTGGTATGTTGGATAATACTCCTTTTTTTAGAATAATGAATTCTAGAATTTTTGTTCGAGATATAGATACTCTAAATATAGAGGTTTTAAAAGAATATGTTGAATTAAATATAGTAAAATGTATAAGGGAAATAACAGTGAATCATATGAAAACAGGAGAAAGATATTGGGAAGATTTTGCTAATGAAAAAGGGTTGAATCTTAAACGAGCTAAGAAGAGGACAATATAAATGGTATCCGAAAGAAAAGGTAAACAAGGAAACATTTTAAAAGTAATCGAATTGGGGTTACAAGATAAAGTTTATAATGCTATGAAAAAAACAGGATTCTCTGTTGATGGATTATGTAAAGAATTAAATGCTACCGGTGTACAGATTTCTTCTCAATCTATTAGTAAATTTATTAAACAAACAAAGAAAGCACAGCAACAGTTAATTAAAAAAGATATTAAAGCATCACAAGAGTTAATTAAATTATCTATGGATTATAATAAAGCATTGAAAGATATTTTGAATGAAGTAGAAGAAGTTAAAAACTCTGCAAAAGATGATAAAGATTATACAACTTATAATCAACTAATAGGTAGATTGTTACAAGGTATAGAACTATTTGCAAAATTAACAGGAGATATTAAACCAAAAGGAACTACCGATATTAAAATAATCTATAATGAAATAAATAACAATATAGAACAAGAAATGAAAGATGTAACAAATACTTTAGATACTACCATTAAAATAGATATAGATGAAGAAATAACAAAAGAAGATAAAGAAATGGAAAAAATTATAAGGTGAGACTTTATGAAAAAGAATATATTGATTATAGGGTTAGGAGAAGTTGGTAAGGCAATATACAACTTAGAAAAAAAAGCAAAAAATAACATATTTATCTCAGAGTTGAATATGGCACCTTCAAATAATATTAATATTGATGTTGCCCATGTTTGTATACCTTATGATAAGAGATTTATAAATACTATACTTAAATATTTAAATACTTATAACCCACATCTAACAATTATACATAGTACAGTTAAAGTTGGTTCAAGTAGATTAATTTATAAAAAATCAAAAAGATTAATTTCTCATTCTCCTATTATGGGAGTGCACCCACATTTAACGAAAAGTGTTCAGACTTTTAAAAAAATAATAGGTGGGACAAGTCTTAATGCATCTATAAAAACAAAAAGCCATTTAATTTCCCTAGGAATAAAAACAGAGACTTTTAATAATTCTGACGAATCAGAAGCGTGTAAGATATTTTCAACATCATATTATGGATTATGTATAGCATATATGAAAGAAATTCATAAATATTGTGAAGAAAATAATTTAGATTTTGGAAATGTCTATACTGAAATGAATAACGTTTATAATAAGGGATACGCCAAGATGGGTAAAAAGAATGTAATACGCCCAATATTGAAATATATGAAGGGACCTACGGGAGGACATTGTATTTTACCCAATTTAAAATTAATAAAAAAAGATATTAAATTAGCAAAAAAAATATTAGAGTTAGAAAATGAAAAGTAATAAAAAAATAATTTTAGGAGTTGGTAGTGGCAGATGTGGAACGCTTTCATTAGCTGTTTTATTAGACCTACAAAAAGATTCAAAATTTACACATGAACGCCCACCACTTATGCCATTTGAACCATGTACACATGCCTATGATGCTAAAAAAAAACAAATTTTAGAATTAGAGGATACTTATGTTGGAGATGTAGCGTCTTCACTTATTGGATATACTGAATGGTTTATTGAAGATTATCCTAATATAAAAATTGTATGCTTAAAACGAAATAAAAAAGAATGTATTGAAAGTTTTTTAAGAAAAACAAAAGGAAGAAATAATTTTCAATATGGGAAAGAAGAAAGAACTATTTTTTGTATAACAAGTCCTGACTATTCAGCAGATATTACAAAAAGAGAAGCTGTTGATGAATATTATAATGACTATTATCGAATAGCAGAATTTTTAGAAAAAGATTTTCCAAATAATTTTAAAATCTTCAACACAGAAGATTTGAATACTCACAAAGGAGTATCTGACATTTTAGAATTTTGTGAGTTTAAGGATAAAACAATATCTATAGGATTACAATTTAACGAGACAAAAAAATGATAATATCAATATCTTATGGAGAATTTAATGATAGTAACTTTCAAGAATTATTGGATTACTTAGTACACGTCAATAAAAAACATACCTTGCAGAAATTAATAGTTCATCCATCATACTTTGCAGAGAATATGTTAAAACAATTTAATGGTGTTTGGTATGATATAAGATTAAGTAGTTGTATAGAAAAAGGATTTAATAGATTAGAATATGGTAATTTACAACTTGAAGTAATAGTATGTTCAGTGATGAATGGCAAATGGTGCGTAATTTAAGGAGTAAAAAAAATGATAAAAGACTGGGTAATGGAGATAGTAAAGATGTATAGTTTTGTAGATGATATAAAGTATAAAAATCTTTATTATTATATACATTATAAAGTAAATGAAAAAGCAACATACAAAAGAATAAGTTTTCGGGCAACAAGACACCAATTAGAAAAATTAATTGAAAAAATAAAAAAAGAAATTAATTACCTTGAATTAAAAAAGAAAGTAGATAAAAAAATTAGAAACGAGCTTAATAACAAAGTTCCATTAATTAATATACGTGGGTGAGATTTATGGCAAAAGATACAAAACTAGTTCATATATCAATAGTAGACGCATCAGTAGAAGATATTGAAATGCTTAGAAAGGCAATAAGCCAAATAAAGGGAGATTTACCTTTCGAATTCTTAATAACAAATGATACTATTCAATTACACGATGTAAAATTCTTAATAGGTGAACTATATAAACTTTATAAAATGCAAGAAAAAAGGAAGAAAAAATGAAGAATAAAAAAAGAATTGGTTTCCTTAGTTTTTGGGGCTGGGGCAGGGGTATGTGCTATATTACTAAATGTTATGCTCAAATGATTCAAGACGAATATGATGTCTTCATTTTAAAACAAGGAACGAATAAAATAGAAGAAGAGTTTAAACAGATTAACGCCACACTAACAGAATATCCCGAATACATTGTTACAAAAGAATTTTTTACTAAGTGGGTTAAAGAAAACAAATTAGATGCTATAGTCTTTAACGAATATAAACAATGGAACAGTGATACGAATGAATTAGTAAAAGCAACTAAAGAATTAGGGGTTAAAACATATGGGTATTTAGTTATGGAAAAATTTAAACCAGAACAAGCGACTGAATACGATAGGATTATAGCACCAACCGTAACGTTTGAACGCTTTATGAGAATATGCCAGGTTAGACATTTTACTTATATACCATTCTCTTTAGATTTAAATGAATTTCCTGATTTTGAAAGAGATAAAAATAAAAAATTTACATTCTTTCATCCTGGTGGTTGGGGCGGAGTATTTAATAGGAAGAATACTGATTTAGTAATAGATGCATTTAATAAATTAAATGATGATAATACTAAACTTATAATAACTTCACAAAAACCATTGAATAAAAAAATTGATAATAAAAATATAGAAATTATAGATAAAAATTTAACAAGAAAAGAAATATTAGATTTATATCAACAAGCAGATGTGGTAGTATTACCAAGTAAATGGGAAACAATTGGAATACCAATCTTAGAAGCACTTGCATCCAAAACACCTGTGATTACTTCTGATAACCCACCTATGAATGAATTTATTATTGAAGGATTAAATGGTAGTATTTGTAAATCAGACTTAAAATTAATAAACGATATTTCAATTCCAATAGCAGAGATAGACGAAGATGAATTATCTAAAAAAATGAAATTGATAATGTCCCCTATGTATGAAATATTATTAAAAAATTCGAGAAAAGTTATAGAAGAAATCTATAATATAGATAAAAACAAGAACTACTTTTTAGAATTTTTGGAGAAAAATTTAAAATGAAAATTTTAGGCTTAACACCAAAGAATCCAAATACAGGAGAAACGCCAGAAGAAATGTATCTTAGGAAATTGAGAGATTTAGGTCATGACGTAATTATTACAGATAATTGTACTGGGATAACTACAGATATAGATATTATCGTATCTATGTCAGAAGTAACTTGTGAACAAGGATATGTATTATCAAAATTTTATAATAAACCATTTTATGCTCATATGGAATGGCTACCAAAATGGCGTATTGGTATAGAAAATGCAAGAACCTGGGGGGAATCTAGAAATTATACTTTCAAAGAAAAAATGCATTTCATACGTCAGTATTTAGAATATGCAACCTTTTGGCATTTAGCAGATGTAAAAACATTAGCATCCCCTGTTTTTTATAAAGATATGAAAAACTTTCTTGGTGTACAAGATTTAGAAATAGAGAGTAAAAAACTTGGAGTAGATATGGATAAAATTAATAAATATTTAAATGAAACTGAAACAAGACCTAAAAAAGAAAATGAAATTACTTGTGTAGCACGTTTTGTTCCACATAAACGAATTCATCATATAATAGAAGCTTTAAAATTAATTAAATTTGATGGAACTTTTAACCTTGTTGGTTATGGCTCTGAACAACAAAAATATGAAGCTATTAAAGGAAATATGCAGATTAAATATTTTCCTAGTTCAGATAAATTTAAATGTATGGATAGGTCTAAGGTTACAATAGCACTTTGGAGTGGTTTAGTCCCAGCAGAATCTATATATCTTGGAACACCTGTAGTTACTTATGATAGCGAATATATGAAAGATTTATTTAGTAAGACCCTTTTTTATGCTAAAAATAATAATGTAACTACATTAGCAAAAATGATAAAGAAAGTATTTAATTTTACAGATGATATGAGAAAGAACATATGTAATAATGGTATAAAAAAGATAGAAGAAGGACAGATAAACACAGTTACCCAAGATGAGTCCGTTAAACAATTAGAAGCATTAATACAAAAAGCATATAATAAAAAACATAAAGGTGAAAAATAATGGGAATGAAACTTGCATTGATTATGGGAACACGACCAGAAATAATTAAGATGATGCCTATAATAAAAGAACTTGAAAAAAGAAAAATAGACCATAAAGTTTATTTTACATCCCAACATTTTACTGGTATAGCAGGCACAAAACTTTTCAATGATTTCAAAATAAATAACATTATAGAATATGGTAAAAAATTCGACTTTGGGAAAATAAAAGAGTGGGCAACAAACGAATTAAAAGAATATAATCCAGATGTGGTTTTAGTTCAAGGAGATACTGATTCAGCATTGATAGGTGGTCTTGCCGCCATTAAAGCAAAAATACCTATTGGGCACATCGAGGCTGGATTAAGAAGCTTTAACTTTCAAGAGCCATACCCAGAAGAGTATAACAGGACTATGTTAGACTCTATCTCAACATATTTGTTTTGCCCGACAATGAATAATTTAGTTAATGTTCAAATAACAGGTAATAGGAAAGCTTTTATTGTTGGTAATACTATAATTGACGTTATTAAAGATTATAAAAAAGTAAAGAATGGCAAACAAGTCCTTATAACTCTTCATAGAAGAGAAAATTGGGCTAAAATTCCAAAGTTATGTAAAGCTCTTGCATCCTTAGCAGATGCATTTTCAGAATATGAATTCGTATTTGTTAAACATGTAAATAAAAAATTAGCTAAAATAATAGATATTGAATTAAAAGAAAGTAAAATTAAACTGTTACCACCACAATCATACGCAGACTTTATAAAATTAATGCAAAAATCGAAACTAATAATTTCAGATTCAGGCGGCGTATTGGAAGAAGCATCTTATTTAAATATTCCAGTTATATCCGTTCGTAATGTTACTGAACGAAAGGAAAGTATAATACTTAAAAAAGCTATTTTAGTAGGAACAGAACCAGAATCATTAAAACAATATGTTTCTGATTTTTTGCTTAATAATGACTATTATAAAGATATTAAATTGACACCGTGTCCATTTGGTGATGGTGATAGTGCAAAAAGAATAGTAGATATTTTAGAAAAGGTGGTAAAATGAACATTCTTTGTACTGGTGGGGCAGGATTCATTGGTAGCCATGTTGTTGATGAATTAATAGATAGAGGACATAACGTTTTAATTTTAGATGATTTCTCAGTAGGAGAAATGAAAAATATAAATCCTAAAGCTAATTTTGTAATAGGGTCTATAACAGATGAACGATTAGTAAAAGTTTTAATGAAAGGTATAGATGCAGTATTTCACTTTGCATATGACGCAACAGAATGTAAAAGTATCTTTAGTCCAGTATTAGATACAGAAACAAACTTATTGGGCAGTATGATTGTTTTGAAAGAAGCAATAAACGCAGGAGTAGAGAAATTTGTTTTTCCTAGTTCTGTTCTTGTATATGGTAAACCAAAAGAATTACCAATGAAAGAAACTCATACTAGAATTCCAGATGACCCATATAGCGTTTCTAAATTAGCATTTGAAGAATACTTAAGAGTTTACTATGAACTTGGTAAAATTAAACCATATATATTAAGATTTAATAATACTTACGGACCTAGACTTCGGTTAGATAATCCCTATAAAGGAGCAACACAAATATTTATATCTAGATGTTTAAAAGGTCAACCACCAATAATCTTTGGAGATGGTTCTCAGACAAGGGCGTGGACATATGTAGGAGATATTAAAAAACCTATAGTAGATATTATAGAACATGATGAATTAATCAATAATCCAATTAATATTGGGTCTGATTGTATACACAGTGTTTCAAAAATTGCTAATTTCATAAAAGATGAAATAAATAAAAATCTTAAGATAGAATATTTACCTAAGAGACAAAAAGATATTCCTCACGCATATTGTGATGTTACAAAAATGCAAGAAATATTTGATTATAAATGTATGGTTGATTTTAAAGAAGGTTTAAGAAAGACTATAGCGTGGGCTAAAAAAGAACCAGACATTAAATTTAAATATAATTGGGTAGTGGAAATACCAAGTTTACTTGATAATGCTTATAAAAAGAAAAAAATATAGGGTGTAAATATGGGTAAAAAAGAAATAATTGATGATTTTCATATTTTATATTATGATTCAAAAAAACACGAACAACTCAACTGGTTAGGTATACAAGTATTGAAAACACCTATGGACTTAATGATAATACAAGAAATCATATGTGAAATAAAACCAGATGTTATTATCGAAACAGGAACATATAAAGGAGGGTCAGCATATTTTATGGCATCTATACTTGATTTAATCAATAAAGGAAAAATAATTACTATAGACAATCAAGTATCATATAAAGGAGAATATCCAAAACATAAAAGAATAAAATATTTAACAGGAAATTCTTGTGAAGAAAGTATTTTAAAATCCATTAAAAATCAAATTAAAAAAAACGATATTGTTTTAGTCTTATTAGATAGTGCTCATACAGGAAATCATGTACTTAGTGAATTAAATATTTATAGTAAGTTTGTAACAAAAGGAAGTTATTTAATATGTGAAGACACAAATTTGAATTCAAATCCTATTAGGACGCCAGAACCAGATGGAGGACCTATGAAAGCAGTAATAACTTTTTTAAAGGAAAACGATAATTTTATAATAGATAAAACAAAAGAAAAACTATTACTAACATATTTTCCAAATGGTTGGTTAAAGAGGATAAAATGAAAGAAGTACTAATAGTAATTGCAAGCTTTGCAGATGGATACTTAGATGACTTGTTGAAATCAATAAAAGAAAACACTACTGATGTAACCTATTCTATCCAAGTTGTAGATAATCACAGAGATAAAAAAAAACTCGAAGAATGTGTAATTCCAATTTGTAAAAAACATAAAGTCGAGCTTTATTTAGATACTAAGATTACTGGATATGGGGATGCACTTAATACCGGTGTAAATATATCAGATATAGAATCTAAATATATACTTTATATGGATTCAGATACCTTAGTTAGTAAAGGATGGCTTAGAGAATTAATTGATTGTTTTAAACGGCATAAAAAAGAAGACTGTATGATGGTAGGACCCTTAGTCAAAGATTTTAACAATAATTACTTACCGGGAGTAAATGAATTGTATGGTAAACCAGACGATATAAAAGAAAAAGATATTTTACTAAAAGATGATTCTTATTTAATAGGTGTGTGTGTATTAAGAGAACGAGAAACTTTACCATTATTTCAATGGGATAAAAATTATATACGAGCTTATTATGAAGATAATGATTTAACAAAACAAGTTAATTTTTTAAATGGTAAAATATATGTAGCTGGAAAGTCTCTTATGTTTCATAAAGTAAATTCTAGTCACGAAACAATGAAAACTGAAAATATTAACCCTTCAAGCATTGGAGCGTTTAATAGATATTATTTTACAGAAAAATGGAAAACGATTTATGAAAATATATATATAGAGGATATACATAAATTAACATTAGGATATGCGTTTAAACGAGAAATACCCGAGGATTTTAAATGATTACTTTATTTATACCAGCATACAATGAAGAAACTATAATAAGAAAAAACGTGACGTTTGTATTTGAATATATAAAGAAAAACAAACTACCTATACAACTTATTATTTTAAATGATGGCTCTACTGATAATACAAAGAAAATATTAAATACATTAAAAAAGAAAATAGATATTACTGTTATTAATGATAACGGTCCTAGTAGACGAGAAAATTTAATAAAACAAATGATAAATGTTAAAACCAATTATGTTGGCTTTATGGATTGTGATTTAGCTACTGATTTATCAGATTTAAAAAATCTTGTAATTAACATTAAAAATTATGATATAGTTTCAGGAAGTAGATACTTATCATCTTCAACAATAAAACGAAGTAATACTAGAAAAGTTATTAGTTTTTTGTTTAATAATAGTATCAAATTATTATTTAGAAGTAAGATTCGTGACCATGAATGTGGTTTTAAATTATTTAATACTAAAGCAATTAAAAAAATAATTACATATACAGGATATGGAGAACACAAAAAAAATAGAAAAATGTTTTGGGATACTGAAATGTGGATATATGCACAAAACTTAAATATGAAAATCTTGGAAATTCCTATAATTTGGCACGAAGGAGATAAATCTGCTCTAAGATTTAAAACAGAAATTATAATGATACCTTATATAATAAATTTTTGGGTGAAAAGAGAGTGGATGAAAAAGAACTTAAAATAATCGGTAATGACCCTACCTATTGGTGGTTCAAAGCTAAGAATGAAATTATAGAGACTTATATAGATACTACTAAAGAAATATTAAATGTTGGTGCAGGAACTACTAATTTTTATTATGCAACAAATTATAACGGTTTTGCTGATTGTATGCCTTTTGCAGATAACGAATTTCATTATGTTATATTAGCAGATGTTTTAGAACATATACCAGATGGTTTTAGGATAAACACCTTAAAAGAAATAAGGCGAGTATTAAAAAGAAAAGGAAAACTAATTATAACTGTTCCAGCATATGGGTTTTTGTATAACGCACATGATAGATTTTTACATCACTTTTTACGTTATTCAAAAAAAGAATTACTATCTGAATTAAAACAAGCTGGATTTAAAATAAAAAAAGTTAGATACTGGAATTCAATCCTTTGTCCAATTATTATGATTATGAAATTATATAATAAAAAATACGAGTCTCAATCAGATTTAAAAAAAATACCACGATGTATCAATTGGTTGTTATATAAAATATTAAAAACAGACGAAAGGATTGAATTGCCTTTTGGAATAACACTTTTAGGAGTATTTGAAAAATGATAAGAAAAAGATTAGGACAACTTAGATATGTAAAAAACCCATTACAAATATGGAGATTATTATTTAGTAGAGTAAAATCTATAGAAATAGCTGTTAATTATGTATGTAATAAAAAATGCCCTGGTTGTTATGCAAGAAACCTTAGGGCAGACCAAGAAAAAATGTTTTTAACACCAAAAGATATTAAAGAAATATGTGAAAAATATAAACCTGCTCATATTAATATTACTGGCGGAGAACCAATGTTAAATCCAAAGCTTTTTGAAATTATTCAAACTATACCAAAATCTATAATAGTTAGTATGGTTACTAATGGTGATTTATTTAAAAACCCACCAGATGTTATAGATTTTGAAACAGAAATTGATTATATCAAATTATGGAATTTAAAATCAAGTGGTTTAAATACTATTCAAATAAGTTATGGTTCTAATTATAATTGTATTTGGAATAAAGAATTAGCAAAATATTCTAAAAGAGAAGGATTAAATGTTTGTTTAAGCGTTACAAATGTTTATAAAGAAAGAAAACATATTTTACAAGCTATTAGAATAGCAGAAGAAAATGGATACCATGTATTATTTAATACTCCTGGTGTTGGAATGGAAGACCAGTTTGATTATCAAACATATTTTACATATAGGAGTCATCCTTTAGTAAGAGAAGATAATATGTTCTGGAATGGAGCAGATGTCTGTCCAGCAGGACTTAAAAAATTTTATATTTCTGCGGATAAGAGTATTTATCCATGTGATAGATTACATGATGAGAAATATTCATCCTATAAAGAAATGAGAAAACAATATAAAGGATTAAAGAAAGTATATTGTAGAAGATATTGTAAGATGGTGGAAAATGATTAATGTAAATTATATTGGTTATGATGGTTTTCAAAACTATGGTGATGATGTAAATAAAGAAATAGTTATGAAACTTGGCTTTCAACACGATGAAAACTCTGATATTGTATTTATAGGTCCTGGAACAGGATTTCCAATTCCTAAAAGTAAACAACAATTAATTAAAGAAAATACTAAAGAAGTAATAGTGTTCGGAACTGGTTGTCATACTAAAAAATTTTATAAAGATGAAAACTCATTTGAAGAAGATATGAAATTTACAAAAGAATTATTGAAAAAAGCCAAATATATAGGAGTCAGAGATAGTTATACGCAAAAGACTATAGGTTGTGGAAAGGTTATTGGTGACCCTTTCTTTTTGTTATCAATACCAAAAAAAGAAGAGATACCAGAAAAATATGTAATACTTATTATTGGTCGTGCAGGATTTAATTGTTGGGGAGAAGTTGATGGAGAATTTAATTCTTTGAAAAATACTATAAAATTTACTAAAAACTTCATAATGAAAAAATTAGGTTTCAAAGTTAAAATATTTTATCTTTTTAACAATGATGCCCCCTTATCTTATGAAATATCTTCATATTTAAATGAGTCGGTATTTAAACGAATTGAAATGTATGAAAACTTTTTAACTGAATATAGGAATGCAGAATTTATTATATCGTATAAATTACATGGAATGATTACTGCACTATTAACTAATACTCCCATTATACCAATAGAATACGTCCCAAAAATAACCAATGTAGCTAGTGATTTTAAAATTGACAATCTAGTATTAAAATCTAATGAGGTAACAGAAAAACAATTAGAAAATAAATATAATTTATTAAAAAACTGGGATTATACCTTTATTAAAAATAAAAGACAAAAATATATTAATTTACAATATAAATTTATAGAACAGATTAAAAAAATATATGGTGAAAACAATGAAAATAATATTAATGGGTAGTTTTACAGATATGCAAACAGGTGTTTATATAGGAGATACTTTTACAAGTATGAAACATGATATTTATGGTATAGATATAAGGAGAATCTATAAAACTGTCGGTGCTGAAAAAACGCAAGAAACTGTAATAAAAGAATTAATAAAATTAAATCTTAAACCAGACCTAATTTTAATACTAAAAGGTTTAGAATTATCCCCAAAAACTATACGAGCTATTAAAGATATGTATCCTAAAGCTATTTATGCTAATTGGTTCTTTGATAAATTTCTACAAGAAGAACCAATATGGAAAACGGAATCATATTTAAAAATAATTAAAGAATTTGATTATTTCTTTTGTAGTTTAAAAGGAGTAGCTGATAAACTAAATGATTTAGGATATAAGAATGTGAAATACTTAGATGAAGGATGTGAGCCAAAACGACACAGTGAAATATATTTAAATAATTTTCAAAAAAAAAAATATGCAAGTGACGTATCTTTTATTGGGAATATAGGATATCTATTACAACATCATTTGCGATTACCAATGTTAAAGATTATTGCAGAAGAAGGATTTCGATTACAAATCTTCGGTTCGTTATGTTGTGATATAAAACACGTACCTACAAAAGTAAGACCGTGTTTGACACAAATACCTGTTATTAATGAAGACCATAGTAAAGTTGTTCAATCATCTTTAATTAATTTAGGAATAGACCAAGACTTAGGTATTGATATGGGGCATAGTGCGAGAGTTTATAGAGTCCTTTGTGCCGGTGGTTGTTATCTAACTACTAATACTAAAGGATTAGATAAAATGTTTAAAACCAATAAAAAAGACGATGACTTAACAGGAGAAGAAGAAATAGTAATTTTTGATAACAAAGAGGATTTAATTAAAAAACTAGACTTTCTTTTAGAGCACGATGACATAAGAGAACAAATAGGAAAAAATGGTCAAAAGAAAGTATTAAAATATCACACATTTAAACATAGGTGTGAAGAAATGTTAAAAATAATAAAAGGTGAAAAAAATGAAAGAGGTGATAAAAGATGGACAAAAAAATAACTAAATTTAATTTTGATACAATAAACGAACCGCATCTTATTTTTACAAAGGACTGGTTAAAGAACAAGGCAAAAGAAAATAAAGACATTTATTTCTATTTCCCTTCTAATATTGATATTAATACACAATTTCCATTAAAATTTGAGGTAAAAAAATGAAGATAATAGATTGGGACGAAAAACTGTTTGAAACACTTGCTTGTGGTAATTATACAGCAAAAGACCACACAGTTTTAAGAAAATTAGCAAAATGGATAGGTGATGTGTCTGGAAATGTAAACGTAACTATGCGATTATACCATATAGCAGACAAAATGAAAAACGAATATCATAAGAAACAATGGGAAGATACGTATCACGGCTATAAAGAATAAGAGGTAAATAAAATGAAAGAAGATGAATTAACAAAGAAATTTATAGAATACGAAACAACAATAAAAAAACACGCAGAAGTTGTTAATACTTTAAATATAAACCAACAGCTTTTAATAAAAAAAATAGGAGAGATGGAAAAGAATTTAGAACCAAAGCCAAAAGAAGAAGAAAAAAAAGAGGAGAAAAAAGATGGTGAGACTAAATAAATGTGGTCATCCAGACCATTGGGTTTTTAGATTAACAGGTGCGGGAAAGAAATTTTCATATTGTTTAGGATGTTTAATAGAAAAAACAGAGATAGATAATTTCGAAACATATAAAAATCCCTTCCTTAAATCTTCGAAGAAAATAAAACCAATAACAAAAGAGAAGAAATAATATGCGAACGTTTAAACATATCTATATAGATTATTGTACTTGGATAGTTGAAAAAACTGGAAATAGAGACTACTCTTATGAGGCTTTAGTAGAAAAATATGGGGAACAAAATATAGACGTTGTTTTATATAAAGACCTATTAAAAAAATTCTACGATAAAAATTTTGGTTTCTTTTATTTTTCTAAATTTTTAATTGGAGATTTACAAGAAGTAGGCTATCCAAAACCCTTTAGATATAATACTCTGCTTAGGAAATGGCATAAACTTATACAAACACATAAATATTTAGCTATTCTTTGTGCACGAGGTCATGGAAAAAGTGTTTACTTTTCTCAAGTAAATAATATATATGATATGTTTTTATATAAATTTAAGAGGATTATAATAATTTCTGCAAGTCAGGAACAAGCAAACGAACACATAGACAATATAAAGATACTTGTAGATAATAATGAATGGCTTTCCGAAAAGAAAGATAATAAACGGTGGGCTGTTGAACGAATCAGCTATAATAGTGGTTTTATTATGGCCGCTGGTATAGGAAGTGAAATATTAGGACATCACGTTGATAGAATAGTTATAGATGATATACTTAGAAGTGATAATAGATTGTCAGACCAAGAAGTAGAAGATTATATAGATATGAACTTATCACCGATGTTATTAAACAGACAAGGACAAATGATATTAGTAGGAACACCCAAATCAGAATCAGATATTTTTTCAACTCTTAAAAAGAGAATAAAGGAAGAATCAAAATGCCCTTGGGTAATAAAAGAATATAAAGCTGTTTTAGATTATGATAAAAAAATATTACAATGCCCAGATAGATTTACTTGGGAGCAAATTATGGAGAAAAGACTTACTATGGGAAGTCTTAAATTCTCTAGAGAATATCAACTTGAATTCTTTAGTAGAGACAAATCTCTTTTCCCAGATATACTTATTAAATTAGCCAAAGATAAAGGAAAAGATATGCGATTACTTTATAAATTCGATAAAAGAGGTCCTGAATGGATATTCGTCATAGGAGTAGATGTAGCCAGAAGTGGTAGTGCGTCAGCAGATTATACTGTAGCTATTGTATTGGCATATAATTCAGTTACACAAGCAAAACAAATAGTTCATATGTGGAGAGAGAAAGGACTAAAAATAACAAAACAGGCAGAACATATAGCCAAGATTGCAAGAAGTTTTAATAATGCTACTGTTTTAGTAGAACAAAACAATATGGGACAAGATATGATAGATGAATTAGCAGATACTTGGAATGTAGGTGTAGAATCTTTTGTTACTGGTGGTAAAGGACAAAAGAAAGATGAATTGATTAGGTTTTTAATAACTTCATTTGAACACGAACAATTAATAATACCTCAAGGTGATGACCAATCTATTACAGATATGAATGCATTATGTGATGAATTATCTAAATTTTGTGTAACTCACACACCTGCTGGTAATGAAAAATTTGAAGGTGCTGGAAGTCACGATGATTGTGTTATTTCCCTTGCTTTAGCTAATAAAGCAACTCAAATATTAGGAGCCCCCTTTGCTTTAACTAATTTTAGTAATGACCGTAATGTTAAAGATTCAAATGTTTATGAAGCTTTTTTATCTCGTAATACAGGAGAAAGTGACCTTGTAAAATTAATTAGGATGGGAGTAATACGCTAATGAAAAAAAGTAATGCCAGAAAACACAACAAGGTGTTATAAAATAATGAAATGTAAATATTGTAATAGTATTCAATTTAGGATGACTGCTAATGAGAACGAAGTTGAATGCGTGTATTGTATAAGATGCGGAACTGAATATAAGTTTAAAAAAGGTGAGAAAAATGGTAGAACATAGTGAATTAGGAATAAGAATAACCTCTGAAGATATAGAACATTACCTCTCAAATATGGGTATAATGTTAGTAAATAAAACACATTCTTTTATAGAGGCTGGTACAAAAGAAAGTTTAGACATCGTTGTTTATTATAAAGGTAAAAAAGTTACAAATGTAGTAGCCATTGAATTATCTAGTTCAACTATGGAATTTGGAGAAAAAAAGGATGAGGTATTAAATTGGAGAAAAGAGATAGAAGGATAGTAAATTTTTTAGAAGATAATAAAAAATATACCGGTCTAAGTGAATATAAAATACTTTTATCCTTAAAACCATCTGTTCGAGATGATGCTTATGCCGAATTAGATGTGAATATCTTAGAAAAAACCCTAAAAATTCAATTAAGTAAAGAATTCTACTTAAAAAACCCTATAGACCAACGTAACATCCTATTTCACGAACTAGTACACGCTAGAGTAGAAGTTATGAAAAAACTTACAGAACAATTTTCAGAACACCTTGAAGAAGACTTTGTGAATGATTTAGTTAGAGGATTTGAAAGATTTTACGGTAAAAAAGAATGGAAAATTAAATAGGTGAAACAAAATGGAAGATAAACAAAAGGAATTAATAGGAAACTTAGATGCAAAATTTTGGGCAGAAGAGTTTATTAAAAGAGCGAAAGAAGACCCATCGTTTGCGATTGATGAAGGAAATATGATTGGTTGGTTTGCTAATGCAATTATGACTGGGTATGATAATATGGGTGGGGTGAAGATTGATTCCCTTAAAAACTATAGATGTATGTTAGACGTGAATGATAGGCCAATTATGGTAGAAGTAGAACAAGATGATGTATATGATAACTTTGAACCATTTGTATTGTTATCAGAATTAAAGAAACTAATAAAATGAGAGACGAATGGGATAACCCAGATATAAAACATAGGATTATTTCTATAGAACCTAGTTTAATAAAAAAATGGATAAAAAAGAATATAATGAGGTAAAAACAAAATGGAAAAACAAAAACAAGAACAAACAACAGACATAACTCAAGAACAGATAAATAAAGAATGTATTAAAGATTGGGAAAGTAAAAAAAAAGAATTGGATGAAAAAGCTGAACACGCAAAAGACTATTGGGGATTTTCATCATTAAGAAACTCTACTAATTTGGCAAATGATATTGGAAAAGAAGTATATTATGCATTAGGAAAAGACGTTTATAAAGGTAAGATATTATCAGTAAACTGTTATGGAATGTGCTGTATATTACTTGAAGATGGTGGGAGTATATATCGAAGTATGCAAAAAGTATTTGGTAATGTTAATTATGCATTACAAAATGCTAAATATAATGAAGAAATGAAAAAACAATAGAGGTAAAAATATTTAGATTTAGTATTATACCAGTCTTAGGATGTAATCCTATGTGCCATAGGTGCTTCCTAAGCAACTATTTCTCGAAAAGAGTAGTTTACTACTCTTAATAATATGAATGTCTTAAATGGCTTGTATGAGCGTTGTTATTTATAACACAAGTAAATAGTGAAATAATTAGGTAATTCCCGGAGGTGTAGAGGTAACCACTTTACCTATCCTTTTGAAACTATTCCTAGTCATACTAGACCATACACCTCATTCTGTTGTCACCCTGTAGTAGTAACAGGGTCTGATTAACGCCGCCTCTTAGTAGTAGTGACACGGGCCTGAATGACGCCGCCTCTATACGGTGGTGACACCCTGGGCGTATGTGTTGTCCCTGCCTAGGGACAACGCCTTACCGAGGGTGTCGCCTCTTACCGGTGACATATACTACCCTTAGGTGGTTGTTGTCACGGGTGAGTAGTTATCACTACTTCTTAGTTGTGTCACGGTGTTATATTTTATAGTAGTTACAAAATTACTGTATTTAAAGCTATCGAAATGTTTATATAGTACCTGCATATTCTATACTCTAGTTGAGTATGAACAAAGATTTATACCAACTGGAGATATAAACAAAAATGGCAAAAGCAAAAAAAGAATATGTGAGTATGAATGGAAAGAAAGTATTGTTAGACTTAAACGACCAGAAAGAAAACGATAGACCACATAAGTACTTTTGTGTAGACGCAGATTTTGGCAGTGATGTCGCAGAGAAGCTTAATCTAGCAGATACAACAATAAACCATGTATTCAATGAAGTAATGACACGTGGTTTAAAGTCGTTTGGTTTAGAGCCAGAAGCATATAACTTCACACGCAGTATGCAGCCATCCATACGTAATGTTGGTAAACATCCACAGCAAGTTGCAGCGTATGGACTATTGATGAATCCACCAACACCAACGCCAGTAATCGCAGCAGATATTACACCAGCAACGACTAGTATATCACCACTGGCTCAAAAGTGGATAAATGGCTTAATTGCGACTATCAACCAAAAGATAGCAGAAAACCAGCCAATCAATGCACAGCAACTACGTAATGCAGTGGATGAAAAAGTGCCAGAAACTATCAGAGAAGTGGTATTTAGTGAATCGCTAAAAGCCATACCAACCATTGCAGAAGCAAAAACGCCAGTAGACTTCAGTTTTTAATAAACTGATATTTTTCTTTTTTTTTTACCAATCTTAAAAAATAAATGGAGTTGATATAAATGATAGAAAAATTAAAACAACAAATAAAAGAATTTAATAAATTAGAAGAGACTGCACCAACAACAGAATTACACAATAAAATTATTGATGTTACTTGTAGTATAGCGTCACTTATTGCAGAATTAGAAGAAGAACAAACAAAAGCCAATAAAATATTAAAATGGAGGTGATGCAAATGATTAAATGGATTGAAAACTTATTCAAACCAACATATTTGGACTGGATTGAATATGAAGCACGTATAAATATGCTGGATGATTTCCATTTCCAGCAGAAAGTCAGAAACAAAAACATAAAAAGACTTTAATTTTTTTTTCTTCTTCTTGTCACGGGTAGGGAGTGACAATTTTTTTTTGCGACAGAGTGACGCCGCTTTATTGCCCTTATTGATGTTATTGATAGTTCCGGGACTTCTGATGGTTTTGTTACTTAATAGTAGTAAATTCGGCTACTGACTGACGCCGGTTAGGTTGGGCTTATTGGCTTTTATTGATGTTTCTGGGAGTTTGACCGCTCCGGGGCAATATTGACCGCACCGCTCCTCAACTGTCGTCAGGGCGTCCTAAGCCTAACCGCACCGCACCTATGCCCATCCTATGACTACTCCTTAGTGACAATAGAAAGCTTTATATAGTGATACTATATATATACTATTATGTAGTAAAATCACTGCATGGAGGCAAAAATGACATACAGCATAAGACACGGAGAGTATAATGGGCATAAAACTATGTCTATTGATAAAGTGGAAGTAGGAAAGCGACCATTTAGCTTTACTTTTGGTAGGGCAAAGGCAGAGGCAGTAATAGCCAATATAGGAGCTATAAAGGCATTTATGGCGGAAACGGCTCCAATAGCAACACCACCAGAAAAGGTGGATATTTAATGCCAATATGGGCAGACCTTGAGGGGCTAGAACCTACCGACAAAGAGGTAGAAGAAGCAACAGAACGCAGCACAGGCATACCCGTGACTATAAAGTGGAAAGATGGTCATATATCAGAGGTGAGATACTAATGAGATGCCTATGGTGTGGAGAAGAGGGAATAATAGGATATTGTGACAAAAACTGTGAACGGAGTCACAAAGTCCTTATAGTGTTAAGCGGGAAGGTAGGAATATCTTATCCTGAATCAATAGAGGCATCGGAATGATGCCTTATTTTTCTTTTTCTTTATCCGGCAGACAAACTACTTCTATATATATACATAATACGCTTAATATGACTACTGAAAGGTTCTGGGTAACTACAAGTCAGTAGTATAGGTAATAGTGATATGGTGGGTAGGGACTACTATATAGCACTATATCATATGTATTATTACCTTGTTATACCTATTGTATTATATATATGTAGGTATAATCATTGTCACGGATTCCTCTATATAGCACTATATCCTATATTAATATATATGCTCTTATTAAGGTTGTATTGTTATAGTGTTTATAATTATTGTCACGCCTTACTATATGTTCTTATTATATACTCTATTGGGGGTATATACTGTCACGGAATTCCCTAACCTTTCCTATACCTATCCTATACTCTCTCCTTATATAACTACTACTACCTTAGGGGTATATATTGTCCCGTTATTTTGTGGTCTAATTCTTAAAAATTAATACCCTTAGTATACCTATAGTGATATACTAAGGAGAAAGCGGAATAGAAAGCTTTATAAAGCTTTCGCATATTCATATAGTAGATTGAAATATATATATATTCAGACAATTTTGAGGTCTGAATGAGTTTAATGAATTAGAGAGTTCCCTATGTGGAACTTAGTTTTGAGGATGGAGGGAATCCAGTTCCATCCTCATTATATTCATTTGGAGGTGAAACCAATGGTAGAAATATATAAACACAGCATAAAAGGAATAACACTAGGAAAGATTAACCAACTTGAACAAACAGGTACATATACCAGGGATATAGTAATAAAAGGAGAAGATAACTCTGAACTTAGGATAAGATTGTTCAGTAAAACAGAAGCAGGCATCTTACCAATTATGAAATAAGTAGAATTAAATTAATGTAAAGAGGTGAATAAGATGGAAAAATGTCATAAGTGCGGATATAAGGAAACAACATTAGATAATATGAAAGAGTGGGAAAAAAACAGCGTTGAAATCTTTGAACCCGGTGCGAACATATTAAAGAAAGCAATATTTGAATTGGATGAAAGGCTTGAAAAACTAGAAAAGAAAAGGAAATAAGAGGTTAAAAATGCCAACCATTACATTTAAAGTAGGAGATAGAGTTAAACGAGTAGAGAGCGACCATATGGGTATGTATAAAGGAGATACTGCTACGGTTATAGAACTTTATAGTGATTGCGGTTTTAAATTAGATAACTATGAGGGTATTCACTCTAAAGAAAATTTTAAAAAGATTTCGGTATCAAATTGGAAAAAAGAAATAGGAGGCTAAAATGGGAAGTGTAAATAAAAAAGATATAGTATTATTAAAAGCATTTGTTAAGAGGGAAGCAGAAGACTTTACTCAAGGTAAAAACAATACATATATTAGGGTTTATCTTGATTTACTCTTAAAAAAGGTTCAAAAATTAAAGGATGTAAACTTTGTAACTTTTAACTGCTATGCTAGGGTAGGTAGTCGTATCAGGTCTTTGATGTTAGATTGCAGAACAGACTTCTCAGGAAAAAGAAAATTATACAATTATAGTATTACATTATGTCCTTGTGGAAATATAGCCCATACTGGTTTTGTAACAAAGGAGGTAAAAAATGGAATACGAAGAAAAGGAAAGCATTAGTCTTTATACGGCTATACAAGATAAAGATGAAGAAAAAATAGATGAATTAATGGAAAAAGCCGAGAAAGGAGAAGTAATAAAAATAATGTAAAGGAGGTACTAATATGAAAAACAAAACAGATAATATGACAATAGAGGAATTACTTGATGAATCTGAAAGGTGTTTAATGATGGAGTGTGAAATGACGGTTAAAAAAGCAAAACTAAAAACAAATGATTTAGCCGAACAAACACTATCAGAACAAAATTGTGAGGTAATTTAGATGATGTATGATTGTGTTGAAACAAAAAACTCCTTTTTTTGTAAAGGATGTGGACAAACTATAAGAAGTAAAATCTATCCTACTTGTGGAACAATAAAAAATAATAATAAGGAGGCAAAAAATGAATAAGGTAGACATTGTAATTAGTATGATGATGTTTTGTTTCATAACATTTTTAGTTGTAATCCTCTATGACCAACTTGTTTTAAACCCCATTGTTGATGAGGACGCAAACCAAATATGTATGGCAACAGGATATAATTTTTTTGAAAGTTATAGCCGTATTCCATTAACAAGGGATGTAAAAGGCTTGAAATGCAAATATGTTGAACAGTATCGGCAAATTGATTTAAATATAAAGTAAATTAATAGGAGGCAAAACAAAATGGAACCGGATGAAACAATGCTACTATTATGTAGCCTAAAAAGTGTATGGGATGGAGAAACATACCTCTGTCTTGATGATGTAGGAATACCAGTATTGAGTGGATGGTATGAAGAAAACGAAGGGGATAAAAGAGTTCATAAAGAATGGAAGTATCTTAAAGACAAGTGGGTAGAGCAGACTGACGCCGCTTCGGAGGAATAAAATGGCAGGAATAATAGATAATGTAAAAGTAAGGGTAAGAACGCATAACCCATCTAATGTTAAAAGTGGGGAATTTAGAAACATAGATGAAGCAATAGCCTTTTTAAATATATTAAGATAGGAGGTAAAAAATGAACTTAAAACATCCTGACCAATTATTAAAAAAATTAGAAAACTTTAAAGAAACACCGTGGAATTTTTATGCACGGATACTAATAGATGAAAATGATGTTCCTGTTTTAGATGGGTGGGTAGAATTAGCTAAAGGAACCCGATATTATCCTGTCTATAAGTATATAGACAACAAATGGGTAAACCAAGAGGGTGTGAAAGAGGAAGAAGAACTAAACTTTAATATATGAGGTGAAAAAAATGAGTAGTTCCGAAGAAAAAAATAATGAACTTGCTTTTGAAGAAGGAGTAGCTATTAAATGCCCTCATTGTGGAGAGGTAATATATAAAGAGGAATTTGACAATGATTAAACCTATATACGCAGAAGTAAGTAAAATACCTTTAAAGTATCTTGAATATATCTTTCCTGATATAGATGGATTTAAGACCTCAGTAAAAACAGGTAAAGTTTATGCTAAAATAGGAGAAAAAGAGGCATAAAGGAGAACGAAACATTTATAAAGAACACTTCATTTATAGACTATAGCCAAATAAAATTATTTCGGAGGTGAAATAAATGGCAAAGGAAAAAAAATTAAGTAAGATAGAAATAACCAATGTAGAAACTGGTCAGGTATTACCATATATGGTTAGAGGGAACCCAAATAAAACAACAGTAGGAAATACTGTATTCGGTCCCTTGAACTCTATAGGGTTTGCAGAACTACAAGCACTGGGACACCAAGTATATGATGAAAAGGATTGGTGTAAATTAATCAGAGAGAAACTCGGACTCTCAGAGGCAGCAGTTGGTAAAAGGGGTAGCGATTGGTCTACAATAGAATCAAGAGAAAAACTAAAGGTAACTGTTGATGGACTAAGTTTTAATCCACCTCTTAAATCAAGTGGAGAAGTTCCTGTAGAAAGTGATATAATGCCAACACCGGCATCTATACCTAGTGTAATGGCAAATGTTGCACCTGTAAAGAAAGCAACTGTTATCTCACCAAAAGCTAAAGATGCACCGATTAAAAATGAACAGGAAGTAATTAGCCAAATACACGCTTATCTCGAAAAAGGAGTAAGTGAAGATAAAATAATCGGCGCACTAACAGGACAAGTTGGTCAGAAAAGAGCAGATGTTTTATTTAAGATGGCAACTGCCCCAGTAGTAGCACAACCACCAACAGAAGCACCTTTGGACTTTACCTTTTAATTTTTTTTATTTTTTATAGGTGAAAAATGATTAAGGGATTTAAATCAGGAAGATACTATGTATTACATAAAGACGGGTTTGATAAGATTAGGTGGAATTCGAAAGGGAGAATGGACTTTTTAAAAGATGGACAGCCCCACCAATGTAATGACGGGTCAGAATCTTTTGCTAGTTTTTTTGATTCCCCAGAACCAAAAAAAATATGGGTATTTTCAACATCCTTAGATTATTTTTATGAAGTCCTACCTAAAATTACCAACTGGAAAAAAGAAATGGAGGTAAGATAAAATGAGTAGAATAAAAACATTAATAGAAGCCTATGAACGTGCAGGAGATATTGATTTAATTGTAACAGAAAATAGAAAGGTGGCTACATATTTCTCCTATAAAGATGTTATGGAACTCTTACGGACTGATAGAGACCTTAGGAATATAATAGCTTTAAGACTTCTTTTTAAAAAACAAGAACAGAAGGAGAAATCATTAATACATCTACACAAGGAACAAAAAGAAGAAATAGAGAAATACAACAGATTTATAGAATACTTAAAAAAGGAGGTATAAAAATGAATGATGAAGAAGATATAACCTTTGATATGATATTTGAAAAAGAAGAGGTAGTCGAGCAGACTGACGCCGGTTCCAGGACATCTGAGACACACCCTTTACCTAAGGGTTGTGATGGTTGTCCACAAAAGGAAACAGACGAAGAGGGAAACTCTTGGTGTGCTGACCATACTGGGGAAACTATTTGCGACTACTCCATAACTGCAACAATAGAAGAAGAGGATAGCGTAGAATCTATTGACCTAGATTTAAACTTTGAAATTATGTGAAGGGATAAAAATGGCAGCCCATATTTGTAGATGTTGCGGATTTGGAAGGTGTGCCTTTCTTTGTGAATTGTGGGGTATTTGCCTATTTTGTCACATTAAACATTTTTTGAGAATACCTATTAAAAAGAACCCAGGTAACAAATTCATAAATTACACATACGAATAAAAGGTGACTACTATGAGTGAGATAAATATAGGAATAATAATAGGAATGGTTAGTGTTGTTATAGGATACGGCATATCTTTTTTAATGGATAAAAAAAGAGGTAAAAAATGATAAATAAAGAAACCGTAAGTAACCTTTTTTATTTTTTGGTAATAATCCTTGTAATATTTTGTTTTTTATCCTTAATTATTACAACGGATAGTTATACAAATATCGTAAGAACAACCTGTATTGAAAACAATTATACTGAATACGATACTAAACTAGGTATATATCCTTTTACCGACTTAACATCTGTAACCTGTTGGAATTGGGTATTTGTTTATGCAGGGGGTAGAAATAATTTATTAAAAGGAGAATATATAAGATTCCAAATTAATAAAGAAGGTGATAAAAAATGAGTAAAATAAGAAGAGGAGAAGCAACTTGCCCACAATGCGGTAGAGATATTATAAGAGTAAAATCAGGACAACGACTGAAAGCAAAAGGCTATCAAAGAGAAAGATGCCTTGTTTGCGGATATTACCTAAAAAAGAATTGAGGGAAAAAATGGGAACAATAAAAAAAGAAAAAAAAATAGTACAGGGAGAACTATTATTATCATCATGTAATCCTATTATTATAGAAACGGATTATGATGGAACAATCTATATTTATAAAGGAGTTTATAAATAAGAATGAAACATTTTGTAGCACGGCACCTTGAAAGCCTTAAAATATTAGATTTATATTTTAAGTCTAAAAGAGAGGCTAAACAAAAAAACCCTACTCTAGTAGAGTGGGAAGAGGTGAGATAAATGGCAAAAAAAGAATACGGTTATTATCTAATAATAGGATTTGGAACCTTTAAAAATGCAAAAGAGACATTAAGTAAAAGCCATTATGTAGGGGATGTTGTTAAAATGACCAACAAACAAGCGGCAAAATTAGTAAAAAACGCAGTATATGAAAAACCTAAGGTGTTTAAATGATGAATAACATATTATGTCCTATACAATTTGGAGATTGTCCTGATTGTGAACACTACAAGGAAGGAGAATGTCAATACGAAGAAGAAAATAACCAAAACACCACTGCGAGGATGCATCCTAACGCACGTAAGCACTGATTTAAGCAGACTTTTTCACTTTAGAGTAGTTTAGTATCTCTAAAAAGTAGAGTCGCTTAAATCGACTCCCTGTGCGTTTGAGAGCATTGATAATATGGAGGAAAAAATGGAAAGTGAATATATAACCATTGAGTATGATGATAAATATGAATTTTTATCATCCTTAGTAGAAAGACGAATAGGAAAAGATAAAGATATAAAGGCGATTATAGTCTTATATGAGGAATAAAAATGATAATACAACACATTAAATATGGATTCAAGGCAAAGTCAGTATCTATCTATCAGGGAACAGTAGTATTTGATACTTATGGATATGGTAGAGGATGTTGTAGATTGGAGGATTTTAAAATAATAAAAGAAGGAGGGTAATAAACATGAAATTTAAAAAAGGAGATTTAGTAAGGGAAATAGAACAAGAAAGGTTAATTAAAAGGATATTTAAATGTTGTGAAGATATAGGAAAAAGATATAACAGTATCGAAGTAGCAACTGGGCATTATACTACTATAAAAGAGGGACTTCCTATACTTTCCATAGGAGAAGAAGACATCTACGAAATAGAGATTAAGTATTGTCCGTTTTGTGGTAAAAAGATTAAGATTGTATCAGGTTACACAGATGAAGAATGGAGGAAGAAATAAAAATGAAAAAACGAAAGGTAACAATCGACGATATAAAATATATAGAAAAATATGATGGAGGTATACCCTTATTTAATAATGTTAATTATAAGATTCATTTAAAAAACGGGGAAACCCAGAATGTTTATGACTTAGAAAAAAACCCAGATATTTGGTATAAAAAAGGGTATTTTGAATCACTTTATAGTATATCAGCAGGAGAATTCATACTTATTAGAATGGAAAGCGGAAGACGGGGATTATATAGGTTAATTAATGATGGATTTAATGGAGGGTCTGTTTCAAGACCATCATCACATTCAGGATATAAAATTTGTTATATGATTGACTTAAAAGCACAAGGAAAAGTAAAATAAGAACGAGGTAAAAATGACACCACATAACCTTGAACAAAAATGCGACCATTTCTATATGGCACGGATACAAAAACATTCAGAAGAAACATTAGGAATACTTGCTCCTAAAACTACTGGATATGATGATAATGGGTGTTATTTATGTGATGGGTATAATAAAGAGTGCCCATTGTATTTACGGTTAGCAGATTATAATTTTATTTTACAAGAATATCAAAACCTTGAATTTGATAATCTTCAAAAAAATCAAAGAGGTGAATAAAATGGGAAATATAGGAAGAACAGTATGGGTAGTTATTGGGTGTATTCTTTTTGTTTTGTTTTCTATGGAGGCAATTGTTTTAAGACCTCATAGTGCCCCACAACAAACTGTCCAGCAATTAATGTATATAAAAGGATTTTTATTATGTGGATTGTGTTTCCTTTTAGCACTGGTTTATAATAAGTCCGAATAAACAAACGAAACATTTATAAAGCTATCTGTTTTAATAGCTTTATAAGTTATTGCATTATGCAAAACTGGGAAGAAGAGGTTGATTAATTGGAGTAAAGATAATATAGGTAACTTTAAATGTTGCCATATTATCTTTTTATTTAATTAAAAAGGAGGTAAATAAAATGTCACTACAACAGGAAATAACATTTAATATAGTTAAGTCAATACCAGTAGAACAAAGGACAGACGCTAAAATGAGTGAGGTAAAATATAAAGTATCAGATATACTTTTAACAAAATTAAAAGGGAGAGTTATCCCTACTTCTAAAATGTTACCAACACCAAGACTAGAAGGATTAAGATTAATGAGGGAAAATACCTTTCATACTTATCCTAGAAAATTAAAAACAGATAAACAAAAATTCTTCCACCTTAAAAACTTATTTCAAACCAATAGTATTTCGAAAGAGATATTTATAGACTTACTTTCCGTTTTAAAGATTAAACAGGGACTGATTGACGCCGCTTTATGCCCTATTGAGGTGGTATTTTAATGATAGAATTAAGAATAGGAGACCGGTTCATAGATTTACAAGGTAAATGGTGTGAAGTCCTTTCTACTTATAGTTCTGATAAGTTTTTCCCATATCTTGTTGTTTATGGGATGACAGAACGCCTTTTAAATTTACATAAAGCCTGTTTTGAAAAAAATAAAATACCAATTACCAATGTATTTAAATACTCAAGGCAGACTATTGATAAACAATATCGTAGAGGAGTACTTAAACTAATACCTAAAAAAGTAAAAAATTGGAGAGAGGAAATAAAATGTTAAAACTAAAAATAGGAGACCGATTTAAAGATGTGGTCGGGGATTATTGCGAAGTCATAAGTATTAAACGTTCTTGGGATGATAATAAAATGTTTCTTTATAGTTTGGCGTTTGCTGATAATGAGACAAAATTAAATGCCCTTATGAAACTATATAAAGAAGATAAAGGGCTGGTAAGTGGCGAGTTTATAGGACAATATGACCAAGATACTATTGATGCCCAACATGACAAAGGCAACTTAACTTTATTAAATCAAAAGGTAACTAACTGGAGAAAGGAATTAAAATGAACATCTTACAAATAGGAGACAAATTTATAAATAATGAGGGAGATTATTGTGAAATTATAAGTATAGATAATAGTGGGTCAATTGAAATATATTATAATATAAAATATGCGGATACGGAAGAGGAATTGGCTACAACATTAGATGAAGATGAATATACTCACGACGCCTTAGAACTATTAGACAAGAAGGGGTCTTTTACACTTATACCTAAAAAAGTTACTAACTGGAGAAAAGAGGTGGAACAAGAAAATGTTAAGACAAGCCCTTAGTATTTCAATAAACAAATTAAGGAAAATAGCGGATGAATTAGAAAAGGAAAACAATGAAAGTAAATTTCCTGTTGATAACGATAAAAAATGGTCACTACCTATAATAAACAAACAACCTAAATGCTCAGATACTTGGGAATTTGAATAAAATGGAAAAACCACAAGGATTATTTCATCAAACTAGGGATTTTGCAGTCCTTAAAATAGAACATTTTATAATACTAGAACATCAAAAAGCATTCCCTGAATTAGCAAAGCAAATGAGAAACAACCCACAAAATGCAACTAATATTTATTCGGCATTTTTAACAATGACATTACTAAACGCTAAAGGAACATTAACAGATGATATAAAAAGGAAAATCTTAACTACTTATAAGGTGATAAAATGACAATTAATCCCCCAAACCCATACAATCTTAAAATAGGAGATAAAGTAAAACAAATAAGAAATATAAATTATGACGAAAATCCTATATGTATTATAGATAGTATAACTCGGTATGGTGATATATCTCCATATTTAAGGGTAGGACATATACATATAGGTAAAAAAACTATTATGTATGATATTATATCTTCTTTTGTTCCTTATAAAAAAAAGGTTACTAACTGGAGAAAGGAGGTTGAAGAATGAAAATAACAATAGAAATGATAGAGGTTGGTGATATACTTTGTTCAGCCGACTCTAAATATCTAGTATTACAGGTTCAACAATCAAGTACCGTAAATCTTAGACGGCTTGATAATGGTGAAACATTCAATGATGTAGGTATATATCATTTTTCAAATATAATTAAGGGAAAAATCACTAATTGGAGAAAAGAAATAGAAAAATGATAATAGAACCGCATATGATAGAACTTGGCGATACCCTTCTTTGCGGGGGGAACGAGTATATGATAACACGAATAAACGGTTTATATGTAGATGTAATAAACATATCCAACAGAAATACTTATAACGGCCAATCACTTAAAGTATTTACCGGTATTAAAAAGATGAGAGTAACGAACTGGAAAAAGGAAATGGGAGGCTAAAAATGAAAGAACATATATATAAAATTTGGGACAAAAAGAAAAAGAAAATGTTTTCATCCTATGATAATTACCTAAAATTAGACGGGGAGTGTTGGAGTTTGTGGAGATTAAATAGTGAAGGAGAACTAAAATTATTATCTAATCATATAACAGGTATCTTACTGCTATATTCAGGAATAAAAGATATATTCGGTAACCGATTATATGACGGCGATAGAATCCAATGGGTAACTGATACAGTGTATAATAATACTAAAGGAGTAATTACTCATTCAAATAGTAGGTGGAGTATAGACCATCTTTATACCTTATACAATCATCAATATCAAATAAAATTCATAGGAAATAAATATGAAACTTAACAAAAAAAAATAGGAGGCAAAAAAATGTATAAAATACTAGATATAAAAGCAAAAATATTAGGTGCATTAGAAGATTTAAAACTTCTAACCTACAACAAAAAGAAGGTTGAAATAGGAGGAAATAGAATAAAAAAGTATCACATAGGAGGTAAACTAAAATCTCCGAAGGAATCTAGGAACTATTGTGACACCTGCAA